AACTAAGCTGAAAGACCAGAAATTGGTATTCCCATCTGGTGCATCTATCAGCTTCTCCCACTATGAAAACGACTCTGCCGGTGACCTTTATCAAGGTCTTGAATTGTCCTCTGTCTTCTACGACGAAGGTACACACGCAGATGAATCGCATATCTGGTGGTTGTTCTCTCGACTCCGTTCTGAAGCAAATATGGCACCGGCTGAACCATGTATGTGGATTAGTTGTAACCCTGATCCTGACTCGTTCCTTTATGAGTGGGTGAAGTGGTGGCTGTATCCAGAAGGTCATGAGAAGTTTGGTCTACCTGATCCTGAGAAGAACGGTGTAACACGCTGGCTTCTGCGAGTTGAAGGTGAACTAGTTTGGGGAGATACTTTCGAAGAGATTTACGAAAAGTATCATAAACCAGAATATCCAAGGGGTCACGAAGAACAGATTCAACCAATCTCCTTTCAGGTATTGCTTGGAACTATCTACGATAACCCAACGCTGATGAAATCCAACCCCGGTTATAAAGCTGCTCTTGAGGCACTGCCGGACGTAGAGCGTCGTCGTCTATTGCTAGGTGACTGGAACGCACGTGAAGTTGGATCTACATACTTCCAGCGTGAATGGTGTCAAGAAGTATTGGAAGAGCCTCCTGCGTCTGACATTGTTAAGACGGTACGGGCTTATGACTTTGCTGGTACTCTGAAATCTTCAGGTAACCCAAGTCCTGACTATACAGCATGTGCCAAGATTAGCAAGCTCAAAGATGGTAGTTATTTCGTACATGATGTGCGACGTACTCGTATCCTCTTCGGTGAATGGGAATCGTTCATTATCGAGAATGCTAAACAAGATGGTACATCGTGTGACATTGTAATCCCACTCGATCCGGGAGCACAAGCAAAGGTTGCTACTGGCATCCTTACTCGTAGCCTCAGTGAAAAAGGATACAGGGTTCGCACAGTCAAGACAAGTCAATCCAAGCTTGATCGGTTTAGACCTTTCTCTTCTCTTGCTCACAATGGTCATGTCAAGTTCCTTAAAGGTGCAGGTACTGATCTTGAGAACAACATTCATTGCAATAACAACTTTGTGTACAAAGAGCTTGAGGCATTCACTGGTAAACGTCGTAGTGGTGAAACAGGTCACGATGACTGCGTTGACGCCATCTCTGATGCTACCACAATCCTTGCTCAACGTGTTCACATTCCTAAGATGGCAGCAGCCTTGGGTTCTGTCAACTTATCAAATTAACCTTCACTCAGGAGTTGCCTAATGGCTGCAAAACAGAAGGAAAAGACAGCCTCCTTAGAGAAGGGGACGAACAAGATTCCCGCTATGGCATACGGTGAAACAGGCTTTACCGGTTTGGTCACGCTAGGCGGTCAAGTGTTCGATGACTGTCAAAAGGATCTACGTTGGCCTAGAGCCTACAAGACGTTCCGTCAGATGTCCACAGACGTTACTATTGCACCAGCCCTTGAGTTTGTAGAGGGTAAGGTAGCAGAAGCCATGTGGAAGGTCAAGATCCCTAAAGATGCTCCAAAGGATCGACTACCAAAGCTTCAAGCTCAACAGAAGTTTCTGTCTGAAGTTATGGATGACATGGATCACAGTTGGGTATCCGGTATCAAGAATGCCGCTACTTTCAACCGTTATGGATTCTCTGTTCTGGAAATGGTCTTTCGCTATCGTAACACTAAATACGGTAGTCGATTCAATGATGGTCGTGTAGGTATTGGTTCGCTATCCCCACGCTCTCAAGGAACTATCCAGCGTTGGTATTGGAATGACAAAGGTCGTGAGATTGCAGGTTTTGACCAACGAGTTATTTATCCTGTAGATAATGGTTCAGCAGTTGCTGTTCACGATGGTTGGAACGTTGTTCGTCTTGATGCTGAACAAGCAGTTGCGACTAAGTATATTCCTCTAAAGAAATGCTTGCTGTTCCGACACAATCCTCAGAACGATAGTCCAACAGGTACATCCCCGCTGGTTTCGGCATGGGAACCTTGGAAGCTTAAGAAAGCTTATGAGAACTCTGAGGCTATTGGTGTTGCTCAGGATAACAACGCATTTAAGATTTTGTTTCTTCCACCAGAATATCTTGTAGAAGATGCTGATGAAGATCGCAAAGCATCGTTCGAAATGTATAAGCGAATGATGGAACGTGCACATCAGGCTAAGCAAAGCGGATTCATTCTGCCGATGCTTACTGACCAAGATGGTAAGCGCATGTTCGATTTTGAGATTAAGAACATCTCTGGTACGAAGAGTTATGATGTAAACGCTATTATCAACCGATATACACGTGAGATTCAAGTGGCATTGTTCGCTGACGTTCTCTCGCTCGGTGGTGGTAGTGGTGGTAGCTACTCTCTCGCTGAATCTAAAGTAAGCATTATTGAAATGGCGGTCAAGAGCCGCTTGAACGAAATCAAAGACCAGCTTAATCACAAGCTAGTCAAGACCCTGTTCGAACAGAATGGTTGGGATACTGATATCGTTCCTTACTTTGATTTTGATTTGCCGAATAGTGAGACACTTGATAACAAGGGTAAATACTGGCAGCGTGTTAAAGCGGTTGGCCTTATCCCTATTGTCCCTCAAGTTATTAACCAAGTTCTTTCGGACGCTGGTGTTGATTACCAAGTTCCAGACGATATGTCCACTGAAGACCTTATGAAGCTATTGTCGCCAGTCGGTGAGCAAATGCAAAGTGAGAGTGGTGGTGGTATGAAATCTGGTCTGTCTAACAGCAATGGTAGCGGTACTGGTGGTAATGGAGACAATTCGGTTTCCAATAACGAAAACACTTAACGGGAGACAATGATGGCTCATAGTTTGGTACGAATTAAACGGGATATGGTTAACAAGCCACACCTGATTGAACAAGAAAGCTTTGCAAGTATTATGGACTATGTAAATGGTCGGATTGCAGCAAGCAACTTCGAAGTAGATCCAAAAGTTAAGGCTGAAGTAGATAATGGCCCCGGTCGTTATGTACCAGACACTAAAACTGGTGTTATGCATGTCCAAGGCCCACTAACTTACCGTACAACCGGTTGGGAAGCACTTTGCGGTGGTACATCGTATGAGATGCTTAAGAGTCAAATGGAATACTTTGTATCCAAGGGTGCAAAGACTGTTGCAATGCTGGTTGACTCTGGCGGTGGTGAAGCACATGGAATGATGGACAGTGCTAACTACATCCGCAAACTTGCTGATGAGAATGACATTAAGATCGTTGGTTTTGTAGACGGTATGGCTGCTTCGGCAGGTTACGGTATGCTGACCATTGCTGATGAAATCGTAATGACTGCTGACAGTCAAGTCGGTTCTATCGGCGTTCTCATTCAGCTTATGAACAACAGTGAGCAACTGAAGATGAATGGTATTGAACGTACTTTCATCACGGCTGGTAAGGACAAAGTTCCTTTCGCTGAAGACGGTAGCTTTACTGATGAGTTCAAACAGCGACTGCAAGAGCAGGTTGATACCCTTTACGAAGGTTTCACTGGTCATGTTGCTAAACACCGCTCTATGGACATTCAGGCCGTTAAAGACACTGAGGCGAATGTGTTCATGTCTAATGAGGCACTGACACTTGGTCTTGCTGACAAGGTTATGACTGCTGAAGAGTTTTATGAATATCTGGCGGATACTGCTCAGAACAACTTAGAGGGACAAGATATGGGTACGCTATCTGATGTACTTAAATTTGGTAAACTTAATGAGGATGAGGCTGAAATGGCACAACTTGAAGAACTGCAATCGCAACTGAGTACAAGTAAGACTGAACTTACTTCTGCTCTTACCGAACTGGCAGAACAACGTGGTCTGGTAGCTAGTCTGACTGGTCAACTGGAACAATTTAAAGAAATGCAAGCTGCCGCAGAGAAAGCTGCTGCTGAAGCTAAGCTGGCATCCCGTAAAGCCTCTCTGGCTGAGGTTATGCCGGTAGATCAAGTCGATACCAAGCTGGCTGCTTATGCTGCTCTGGATGACGATACGTTTGCCTTTATGGTAGGTGAACTGGCATCGGCTAAGGAAGCCCGTGCTGAGAGTTTCAAACCTGTAGGTCAAGAAGGTGTTGAGCAAGAAGTAGCTGAACCAACTGACCAAGAGAAACTGTTGGCCGCAGGTGTAGCCGCTGCTAAAGCACGCCGTTAATCACAATTTAATAGAGGATACACAACATGGCTTTTAAAGAAATTACTCTTACCAAATACGCTTCTGATCTGGTTATTGCTCACAAGAGCTTCCACTTCAGCAACGACAACGCAAATATTACCCCACTGGCTACTCCGCTGCCACTTGGTACTGTAGTTACCCGTCCGGTTAACTCGGCTCCACGTGATGCTTGGAAAGTTATTGCCGCTGATGCTGACGTAGTTGACGGTGATGAACTGGCTGTTGTCTTTGGTGACCACTACGCATTCAAATATGACTTCATTCCACGTGCAATTGCTGCCGGTAAGTGGAACGCTGTTGTAGTTCGTCGTGATGCTGCTTTCAAAGAGTTCTACATCAAAGCGAATCTGAAAGCTACTCTGACCGCTGCTAAGTACGATCAACTGATTCAGAATATGGCAAACCAAGGCTTGCTGGTTCTGGAAGACGTTTCTGACTTTAAAGTCGCCTAATCAACTTTAAACAATTACAGGGGACGGAGAGTCCCCTTCACCTACCATAAGGAACTATCAAATGACTCAATTGATTCTGGACAAAAATATTGATCGCCTGTCGCAGGGTAAATATGTTGAACTGACCGACATCCTGCTTGAACTGCCGCGTAATATTTCCATCATCGACCAACTTGGCCTGTTTGAAGAAGTATTTGTAACTCAGAAGAAAATCGAGATTCAACGTACTCAGTACAGCAACCAACTGATCAAAGACAAGAACTGGGAAGCGAAAGCTGACACTCTGGTTAACAAACCTAAGCGTGGCTTCATCCAACTGTCGATCCCTAACTTCGAACTGCAAGACGCAATCAAGCCACAGGACGTTGACGGTGTTGCACAAGTTAGTTCGATTCAGGAAGCTGCTCTGCTCGAAACCGTGATGAACGTTCGTCTGGAGAAGCTGGCTAACCTGAACAACGCATTCGACCTGACCAAGGATGTGGCTAACATGCAGCTCCTGACCAAAGGTACTGTATATGCTCCGTCGGGTGCACTGGCTACCGCTTATGGCGATACCATTGACTACTACCAAGAGATGGGCGTTACCCGTCAGACTCACGACCTGAAACTGGTTGGTGCTGCTGACCCACGTAAGTCGGTTGCTGATCTGGTACGTGCAATGCGTGAAGCTCTGCGTCATGCCAACGGTGGTAACTACACCAACCTGCTGATTCTGTGCGGTACTGATCTGTTTGACGCGGTTTACATGAACCCATTCGTCACCGAAGCGATCAAATACTTCCAACAGGATCTGAACAAGCTGTTGCTGAAGACTCCTGACCAAGCTCCGGGTCTGAACGCTAACTTCCGTACCGTTTCCCTGTGGGGCGTTGTGTTCATCGACGCTGGTACCGGTGGTTACGAAGACGCTGATGGCGTGTTCCAGCCTTGGATCGAAGCTAACAAAGGTGTGGCTCTGCCTACCGGCGTTCGTGGTATGTTCAAGCGCTACTACGCTCCAGCTAACACCTTCAGTGCTGTTAACAAGACTGCACAGGGCATGTACTACTTCGAACGTCTGAACGACGAAGATGACCTGATCCAAATGAAGGTTGGTTCGAACTTCATGAACGGTCTGCTGTATCCGGGTGCTGTTATGGACATCACCTTTAGCTAAGATGTGCCAAAGGGCTGGCTTCGGCTGGCCCTTTCTTGTTTCAAGGAGATGAGAAATGACCGATGATGAAAAGATTGCGCTCATTGCTCTTATGCTCAGTGACATTGAAGGTGGCCCATACTACCCGATGTTTACACCTGAGCAGTATAAGCAATTTCTAGTTCTAGGTCGAGGTGATGTTAACCGTGCGGCTGTCTACGCTGCAATCTCTGCTGGTTACTATGTATCCGGTGAGAGTTCACGGGAAGTTATTGGTGAGTTGTCTGTATCTAGTTCTACTAGCAGCAACTATTTGAAACTGCTTGATTACCTTATCGGTAACTCTGGCAGGGTTCCACCACCTAACTTGATGCCGTGGTTTGCAGGTGCTGACAAATGTGACACTAACAAGCTTCTCGATTTTGAACGTTGTGATAAAGACGGATGGTATCGAACAGGTAATCCGTGTGGAGGTACTTGCTGATGGCTGGCATGCATGACAGGTTGAGAGCGATGGTTATCCGTCAGCTTTCTACGAAGAAACAGGGAGTTCCCATCACATTTCAACAAATTATTCCGGGTATTTTTGATCCAGTGACAGGTGGGGTTAGCCCAGCAGTTACTAACACCTACAACGGAAGTGGTGTACGGGTCAACTATTCGGAGTATGCCTACAAGAACACTTCAATTGAGGCTGGTGATTTTCAAATTTATCTATCCCCTGTTCAGGTTGACGGTAACGAAATGCCCCGACCTACAGTGGGTGATGAGTTTATGTTCATCGACAAGATTGTTCGTGTAATCAACGTTCAACCATTTAATGATAACGCTGCCAATTGCGGTTGGAAGTTGCAGGTGCGTTATGGCTAATTTCATGGATGTAATTAATCAGTGGGTTGAAGAAACCGAAGTTAAAATGGATGACATTCTCCAGACAATCGTATTGAAGATTGGTGAGAATGTTGTAAGGCTTTCTCCTGTTGACACTGGACGATTCAGGGGTAACTGGCAATTGTCGATTGATTCGACAACATCATCTTCGCTTACACGTCAAGATTTGACTGGTGATAACACACTTAGTGAAATCGCAGCAATTGTAAGGAACTTCACTGCTGGTCAAATTGCTTACTTGCAAAACCATGTTCTCTACGGTCATGATATTGAGTACGGTACTTACAATGGCCCTACTCCTAAAGTTACTGAAGAGGGCTTTAGCCGACAAGCTCCTGCCGGTGTGGTTCGTATTACCGAAGAACGATTCTTACGAATTGTAAACGAAGCAGTTGCTTTAAACAAATAAGGAGATGACATGAGCCACGCAAGAGTTCGCAAGCTCTTTTCGGCTGCTCTTGCTGAATGGGCTGCTGATAAGAACATCCCTGTTTCATACGACAACGTTGTGAATACATTCGACATGAATCAAAACCATGTTCAATCGCACATTATTCCTTCTGACTCGTACAGTGACACACTTGGTGGGGATATCCTGACTTACACGGGTATCTTTCAACTGAAGGTGATTACAAAATATGGTGTGGGTATGCTTGATTCTGAAGAGTACATTCGTGAGTTGCAGGAAGTGTTCAAGTTGAATAAACGATTTGAAGACGGTAATGGATTCGCAGTACAAGTTGTATCCCCAATCTTTACCCCCGAGGGTAAACAAGTAGGTGCGCAGTTGGTAGTTCCTAGCTACTTCACGTACCGTGCTGACACAATCAATTAACTCACAAGAGGATTTAAACATGGCTTTTCGTTTGCCTAACGGTTCTACCTTTGACTTCGCTGCAACCTACACTGCACCAGTTGTTGTAACTGCTATCAGCAATGCTAGTCCTGCTGTTGCTACCGCTGCTGGTCACAACTTTGTAGAAGGCGATATCGTTCACCTCACTTCTGGTTGGGTAAAGCTGACCGGTCGTGCTTTTAAAGTTGGTGAAGTAACTGCTGACACTTTTGAACTGCTTGGTGTTGATACCACTTCGCTGCAACGTTATCCGCTGGGTACTTCGGCTGGTACTGTTAAGAAAGTTGCTACTTGGGTTAACATCCCGCAAATCACTGAAGTAGCTTCGTCCGGTGGTGAGCAACAGTTCTACCAGTTCGGTTTCCTTGAAGAAGACGAAGACCGTCAGATTCCAACTACCAAGTCGCCGTCTACCCTGACCCTGACTGTAGCTGATGACCCTGACCAACCTTTCGTACCAGTAGTTGAAGCTGCTGACGAACTGAAAGAAGAGCGTATTCAGCGTCTGAATCTGGTTAACGGTGACATCGTACTGTACAACTCGATTGCATCGATTTCCAACACCCCTTCGCTGACTCGTAACCAACTGATGGTTCGTACTATTACTCTGGCACAACAGGGTCGTATTACTCGCTACAAAGGTGCTTAATCACCGACTGACTATTGCTTAATCGCAAATAGTTTGGTAAAATACTTGAAGACCCTCTCCACGTGAGGGGGTCTTTTTGTTTATAAACTAATTAATAGGAGATACAAAATGGCTAAGTCGTTTAAACTTGAAAAGAACCCAACCTTCAAATCCACTGTGAGCATCCCACGAATTGGTGGTGACCCTCTTTCCGTATCGTTCACGTTCAAGGCATTTGATCGTCGTGGTCTGGCTAAGGTATTTGACTCTTGGAAGAAAGAGCATATCGAACTGCACGAAGCTTCTACCAAGCGTGATGCTGAGGGTAATCCATTTACTCTTGAAGAATGGGCTGACCTTGAAATTGCTCTGCAAGCTAAACAGGTTAAGGACATCGTTGTTGGTTGGGGCTTCTCTGATGAATTCAACGATGAGAACATTGAAGAGTTGGTTGCAAGTTCCGTATCTGTGACTGGTGCTATTCTTGATCAATACAACGAAGGTTACGTTCGGGCACGCTCGGGAAACTAATCTGCATCGCTCATGCAATGTACGATCAAGGTGCCACTAAGCACTCTGCTGGATTGTTCGGATTGTCCCTTGAAGAATTACCGGATGAGATAATTCCGATATGGGACATGAACTACAATACCTTCCGAATGTTTGATGCACTTCGTACACAATGGCGAGTGGGCATGGGCGGTGCTATCGGTATTGATTATGGAGTAATCCGAGATGTTGGTAAGATGCTCGGCCTCAAGAATAAGGAAATAAATGAAATGTTCCCTGACCTACAAGTGATGGAGAACGAAGCACTCATCACTATGCGGGAGAATGAAAAAGATGCCAACGATAGCTGAGTTACAAATCAATGTTGACTCCAGACCTCTTTCGGAAGCAACACGTGAGTTAGGTTCTTTTGCTGATGCTGCAAACAAAGCAAGTACAGCAGCTTCTAACAAACAAAAAGCGGATACCGCACTTGCAAACGCAACAAAGACCGTTGCATCAGGTGCGGATGATTCCGCAAAAGCAGCAGCAAACCAGTCCCGTGAATTTGAAAAGCTTCTTGCTAAAATCGATCCAGTAACCAAGAAACTGAATGATCTTGCAAAACAAGAAGCTTTGCTGTTCGCCAATAAGGATAGTTTGTCAACTGCTGCATTTGATTCATACAATGCAAAACTTCAAGAATCTCTTGATAAGATTATCGGTGTTAGTAGCGCCCAGCGTCAACTGGCACAATCCACTGAAGGTGTTCCTGAGCGCCTTAAGGCTATCGCAAACGCAAGTGTTGAACAAGCACTAGCACAACAGAACCTGACAAGTGCAATTAAAGGTGCAAGTGAGGCTGAACAAGGTCTCGTAAGCTCCGGTGCTGTAGCTGCATCCAATGCAAGAGCTAAAGCTGCACTGGAAGAGTTTAACGCTCGTCGTGAAGCTACAAAAGCAACACAGGAAGCTGTATCGGCTAACGCTGCTCAAGCTCGTTCTGTTGATGACCTGACTGCTGCAATCAACCCTGCAATTCGTCGTATCCGTGAACTTGAAGCACTTCAACGTGAGTTGAACCAAGCACAGAAAGATGGTCGAATTGACCCAACCCAATACCAGACACTCAACCGTGTACTTGAGACTAACATTGCTCAACAGAAGCGGTACAGTGAAGGTCTGCAAAACACAGGTAAGTCTGCTAAGGAATTGGCATTTGCAACCCGTGGTCTTCCTGCTCAGTTTACTGACATCGTTGTATCTTTGCAAGGTGGTCAAGCACCGCTGACTGTACTGCTGCAACAAGGTGGTCAGATTAAAGACCAATTTGGTGGTGTAGGTGCAGCACTTAAAGCAATGGCTACTTATATCGCTGGTCTGATTACTCCTGTAACTGTTCTCGGCACTGTGCTTGCTGGTGTTGCATTCGGTGCATATCAAGGTGGTCAAGAGCTTAGTGAGTTCAATAAAGCGCTTGTCAGCACAAATGGTGCTGCTGGTGTGTCAGCTTCTCAGTTCTCCCAATTCAGGGATACTCTTGATAACACGGTTGGTACTGCTGCCAAAGCTGCTCAAGCACTTACCGCACTTGAAGCTAGTGGTCAAGTTGCAGGTGATCAATTCCTTAAGATTGCTGAATCTGCTATCCTGTTTGAGAAAGCAACGGGGCAGGCAATTGAAAAGACAGTTGAAGACTTTGCTGCCATTGGTAAAGATCCAGTAAATGCTGCTGTACGTCTGGATGAGAAATATCGATTCCTTACTGCAACTGTATTGTCCCAAGCTGATGCATTGGTTAGACAGGGTAATGAGCAAGAAGCTGTACGATTGCTTCAAGATCAACTTGCTGATTCTGCTGCAACTGCCGCAACCGCAATGCTGGAAAGTGCTGGTACTATTGAGCGAGCATGGCGTGGTGTACGAGATGTAGTTAAAGAAGCTGTTGACGCAGTATTGAGTATTGGTCGTACTGATACTAGTGCTGACCGTATCAATGAACTTCTTAGACAGCGTAAGAACCTTCAAGACAGTATTGACACAAACGCTTCCCTTGGATTGCGTGGTCTAGGTCAAGATGGTAATAAAACCCGTGTAGCTGAGATTGATAGAGAAATTGCAGCGATCAAGGAACGTATCAATTACGAAAACCTCGGTGCTGAGAATGCGGCTAAGACAGAACGCGCACGTCGTGAATCTGTTTCTGCAACAGCATCTGCTGAACGTCGTCGAGTTTCTGGTCTTAAGGATGTGGCTAAGGCCGAGGAAGAGTTGCGCCAAGTTCGTCTTGAGAATGCTAAAATCCTTGCTGCACCAGAAGGTGTTAGTGATGCTAACCGAAAGCTTGCTCTTGAGAACGAAGCCCGTGCTGTAAAGAATCTGGCTGAGGAAAGAGAGAAGGCTGCTAAGAAAGCGAACAAGCCTGAAGCACTCAATACAACGAGTGTGCAAGAGGTTAGATCCGATCTTAAAGTGATTGAGGCTGAGTATGATGGTTACTACAAGCGCGTGACAGCTCTTGGGGACGCCAATCTTGTTTCGGCTGAGGCTACATATGCATCTCAACGTGCAATCCTTCAAGCGCAAGCTGACGCTGTTTCACAGTCGTATGATGCACAGATTAATGCCATCAAGAACCTCCGAGACAATAAGAAGAACACCAATGCTCAAAACATTGCACTCGACAATCAACTCACCAAGGCTCAGGCTGACCGTGTAGTTGCTGAAGAGAAGGTTCAAGCTAAGTTGGATTCTCTGGAAGCTAAAGAGAAGGGGCGTATCGATAGACGTACTGCTAACATCAGTGCGTATGCTGCTGCTCTTGAGGCTCAAAGACAGAACCTTGAGGATGATGGTGCAAGACGTGCGGAAGGTGTAGGTCGTGGTTCCAGACAAGCAGCTTTGAACAACGCCCTTGGTGATAATGATCGTAGCTTTGCAAAACAACAACGTGATCTAGCTGCTGCATTGGGTGCAAGTCAAATTGACCCAACTGAGTATGCTGAGAAGTTGAAATTGCTTGGTGATGCTCATACTGAGATGAAAGATCAAATCCTCAAGAATGATGCTCAGATTCAAGCAGCTAACGAAGACTGGACTAACGGTTTCACAGCAGCAGTTGAGGAAGCACGTGATGTTGGTGTTAACTTTGCTGGCTCTGTGAATAGTGCACTTACTGGTGCATTCCGTAGTGCTGGTGATGCTCTTGCTGAGTTCGTTACCACTGGTAAATTGAACTTCAGAAGCTTCACAGTTAGCATCCTTGCTGACTTTGCTCGTATCGCTAGCCAACAAGCTGCATCTGGTGCATTGTCTGGTATTCTTGGTATTGCAGGTTCTGCCGCATCTAGTTACTTCGGTGGCGGTGCGAATGGATTCTCGTCTGGTAGTGCAGCCGCTACATCTAGCTCGCTTGGTGCAAGTCAGGCTGGTTACAGTTCGCAGTATTTCAAGAATGGTGGTGGTTTTGAAGGTGGTGTTCAACGCTTTGCAAAAGGTGGTGACTTCACTAACTCTATCGTATCCACACCTACCCGGTTCCGTTTTGGTGACCAACTTGGTGAGATGGGTGAAGCTGGCCCTGAAGCAATTCTTCCACTTCAACGTGCAGCAGATGGATCATTAGGTGTACGTGCTGTTGGTGGTAGTGGTGATTCTTTGTCAGGTGGCACTCAACGAACTGGTGGTGTACAGGTCAATGTCTATGTGACTAACGATGGAACGACATCAACAACAACTGGCGGTAATGGTGCATACGATTCATTCGGTTCTGAGATTGGTGCATTTGTAGATCAACGTGTTTACAAGATCATTAACAAAGAGAGTCGATCTGGCGGTAGCTTGGCTAGGTAACTATTGACAAAATAACATCCTAGATGATAGAATGCTTTAACTAAAGGGGACTTGATTGTCCCCATTTCTTTTGGAGAAAAATATGGCTGAGACATTTACTTGGAGAGTTGAAAGGGATCTTGACCCAACAATTGATTACCGTGTAATCACTGCACAGTTCGGTGATGGTTATAAACAAACATCTGCGGATGGGATCAATAACAAGGATGAACAATACGCGATTAAGGTACATGCGTATGAATCAGAAGCAAAACTAATTAAGGATTTCTTCGATAGACACCAAGGTTGGAAGAGTTTCTTTTGGACTCCACCGCTTGGAACAATCGGATTGTACACATGTACAGACGCGAAACCAAAAGATCAAGGTGGTGGTCTTTATGTTTTCACTGCAACATTTGTTAAAAGTTATGCATCATTGGCATCATAAGGAGTAATAATGGCTACCACAAGTTTTAAACAGACAATCCAAAAGCTGGAACCGGGAGCAAAGGTTAAACTAATTGAGGTTGACTGTACTGCTTTTGGTGGTGATATTCTTCGCTTCCACAATTATAATGTTGATTACACTGAAGAGGAATTGAAAACCTTTCAGGAATCAGGTGCTGATATCCCACCTAAGCCTATCATCTGGCAAGGTGAATCATATGTAGGTTGGCCTTATGAAATGACAGGTGTTGAGTTGGACGGTACTGGTAAAAGTCCACAGCCTACACTTCAGGTTGCAAACATTGACGGAAGCATTAGTGCCTTGTGCCTGATTCTTCGTAACCTGTATGGTGCAAAAGTTACTGAGCATACAACATTCAGGCAGTATCTACCTGACGGTGATGATCCTGATGATAGCATGGAAATGCTTCAACAGTGGTTTGTAACACGTAAAAGTGGTGAGAACCAAACATCTGTAACATTCGAACTAAGCTCCCCGGCTGACTTCACAGGTCAACAGTTACCACGCCGTCAAATCTATGCACTTTGTCATTGGGCAATGAATGGTCAATACCGTGGCCCTGATTGTGGTTATACTGGTACAAATTATTTCACTGAAAAGGGTATTCCAACAGATGACCCTTCGAAAGACCAGTGTGGGGGACTTTGCTTGGATTGTCAACTACGATTTGGTAAAGAGAACCCATTGCCATTCGGTGGATTCATTGCTAGTAGCTTAATTGCGAGAGGTTGATATGATCCCTAAGAAACTGAAAGCAAAGACAATCAAAGACATCATGAAACATGCTGAAGACGGCTACCCTAAAGAGATTTGTGGTGTTGTCGTATTGAATGGTAAAACAGAGAAGTATGTGAGGTGTTTGAACATTAGCAATGATCCGACTGAAGAGTTCAAGATGTGCCCTGACTCATTTGCTGATGCCGAGGATATTGGAACTGTTATAGGTATTGTTCATAGTCATCCAGACGCAACCACTCGACCTAGCGCTTATGACATAGCTGTTATGCAGAAGCACCGTGAGGTTGAGTTGGTTGTAGACCCTGAGTCTAAGGCTATCCCTTGGCACATCGTATCGTGGCCTGAAGGCGATTACAGGCAGGTTGTACCGCAAGATGAAATCACCTTACTTGGAAGACCATTCGTTCATGGTTATTGGGATTGCTGGTCAACATGTGAAGCATACTACAACAAATACCACGGTCTGTCATTCCCTAAATACACAAGAGAAGACAAGTGGTGGGAAAATAAAGAAGCAAAATCACTATATGAAGACTTCTACAAAGAAGCTGGATTCTATCAGGTTGACACACCTGAGAAGGGTGACATGATTATCATGCAAATTGGTAGGAGCTATCATCCTAACCATGCTGGTATTTACCTTGGTGATGTTTCTGAATTTGAAGGTAGAAGTTTGTTTGGTAAAACGCTGATGCTTCATCACATGTACGATAAGGAAAGTGATGTAATCGTTTACGGTGGTCAGTGGCAACAAAGAACTAGAATGATTCTTAGACATAAGGAGATTGAAAATGTCTGATACATGGATCGAGGTTCAACCGGGTGGTTATCTTAAGAAATATGGTAACCACAAATTCTTCGTGAGTTCACCGGCTGAAGCAATTAAAGCAATGATGATGCAAGTTCCTGAGTTTGATAAAGCATTCAGGGCTGCTGCCAAACGTGGTGCTCTATTCAGTGTAAGAACAGATAAGCGTCAAATTACAGATATAGAGCATCTAAAAATGGGTAAACCAAAAGTAGTAAGACTGGTTCCTAAATATGGTGGTGCTAAGAACTCAGGTCTTGGGTTCCTAGCGGCTGCTGTAATTATTCTTGCAACAGTTTATACAGGTGGTGTAGGTGCTGCATTTGCTGCTCCCGCAACATCTATTGCTGTGAGTTTGGCTGTTGGTGGTATTGTACAACTTCTCACACCTGCCCCACCGGGATTATCAACAACTACAGATGTTGAGAACAAAGCATCTTATGCATTTGGTGGCCCTGTGAATACCGCAGCACAAGGTGTACCTGTTCCTGTTTTCTATGGTGAGCGTGAAGTTGGTGGTGCTGTAGTATCGGCAAGTATCACAGCAGAAGATCAACAATGATATAAATATGGAGATATAAATGATCGAGTATGAAATTGAAGGTGGTAAAGGTGGTTCAGAAAAACCACATACCCCTGTAGAAACGCCAAACAACCTTTTGTCTGTAGCTTATGCTAAGGTATTGGTCGCTGTTGCTGAAGGTGAGCTTGCTGGTGTTCCTACCGATCAAGATATCTTCTTAGACGGCACACCACTGGCTAACGCTGATGGTAGTAAGAACTTCGGTGGTGTTACTTGGGACTGGCGATCTGGTACTGTAGACCAGACTTACATTCAAGGTCTTCCTGAGATTGCCACCGAATATAACGTAAACGTCGAACTAAAAAGTAACACACCTTGGACTAGGGCTGTAACAAAGTCTGAGCTTGACGCTGTACGTGTCACAGTTCAATGGCCTGCACTGTACGAACAGAAACAGAATGGTGATACCGTTGGTTATACGATCAACTATCGAATCCAACTGTCAACTGCTGGTGGCCCTTTTGTTGACTATTCAACCTATCAGGTTTCTGGTAAAACAAACTCTGGTTATGAGCGTACACACCGTGTAAACCTTCCTAAAAGTTCAACTGGTTGGACTATCCGGGTAATCAAGGATACACAAGATAGCACCGCTGCTGCAATTCAAGACACAATGAACATTAAAAGTTATTCTGAAGTTGCAGACTTCAAACAGAGATACCCAAATACTGCTTTGTTGTTTGTTCAGTTCGACAGCAGGTTGTTTGGTGGTAGTGCAATCCCAAGAATCTCTGTAAAGACGAAAGGTCGAATCGTAAGAGTTCCATCGAACTACGACCCTGAGACAAGAACATATTCGGGTATTTGGGCTGGTGATTTTAAGTTTGCTTGGACTGATAACCCTGCTTGGGTTTACTTTGACATCCTAACTCAAGATAGATTCGGTCTAGGTAACAAAGTAACACCTAACATGGTTGACAAGTTTGCACTGTACGAGATTGCTCAATACTGTGACGTGATGGTTGATGATGGTACTGGCACTGGTAAAATGCAACCACGTCATACCTGTAATATCTATGTTCAAGAGAAAGCCGATGCGTGGAAGGTGTTGCGAGACTTTGCAAGTATCTTCAACGGTATGACTTACTGGAATGGTACTCAGTTTAAAGCAGTAGCTGACAAACAAGAGCCTATCACAAACATTCCAATATTCAGCAGATCGAACGTAATCAATGGTAAGTTTGAATATGACTCTGCTGACGATAAGAGTATCTACACATCTGCCCTGATTAGTTTTGATGATCCAGAAGATCATTATAACACAAAGGTTGAAGCGACATTTGAAACAAGTGAAATTCTTCGCTTTGGTTCTGACCGTCAGGTTGAGATTAGTGCAATTGGTTGTACAAACCGTGGTGAAGCTCAGCGTCGTGGTAAATATACACTGATTACAAACCTGTATGACCGAAAGGTTACATTCAGCACTGGTCTTCAGGGTATGAACGATGATGTTTTCCCCGGTAAGATCATCCATGTTACTGACCCGTTGATTGGTGGTAAACCTTTTACAGGTAGACTCGTAATATCGACAGGAAGGGTTCTGACACTCGACAGAAGCGTCGATGCTGCTCCGGGTGATATTCTGTATGTCACAAGGTCTAACGGTATCACAGAGGGGCGTACAGTAACTCAGGCAACTGGTAACATTATCACTGTTAGTGTTCCTTTCACTGAGCAACCTTTACCAAATGCTGTTTGGTATCTTGAATCTGCTTTGTTGAAGAGTCAACTGTATCGTGTAATTAAGGTTTCTGAACCTAGTACAGGTATCTTTGAAATCCAAGGTATCGAGTATAACGAAAGTAAATACCCTGCGATTGACAATGGTGCACGACTTGAACCGAGACCTGTTAGTGTTACACCACCAAAAGCACAAGCAGCACCTAATGCTGTAAATGTCACTAGTTCCACATTCGTTGAACAGACCATGGCAATTACAACAATGACAGCAAGTTGGGATCAAGTTCCAAATGCTGTTAGCTACGAAGTTCAATGGCGTAGAGGTAATGCTGATTGGGTTAATCTTGGTATCATTGGTGCGAATGAGATTGACGTTAAGGGTATCTACGCTGGTGACTACATTGTACGAGTTAGAGCAATCAATGCATTAGGCATCAAGTCTGTATGGCGTTCAAGTATGCTGACAACTCTTGTTGGTAAGCAAGGAAACCCACCTGCTGTAACAGATCTGATTGCTAGTCCTCTGCTTTTTGGTATTCGTCTCGACTGGTACTTACCAGAAGGTGCTGAAGATACACTTCGTACAGAGATTATGTACAGTGAGAATCAGAACTTTGAGCAAGCCATCAAGCTTGGTGATTTCGCATACCCTCAGACATCCCATGAACTTCATGGTTTGAGTGCTGGTAAGCGATTCTGGTTCTGGTGTCGTTTGGTAGACCGTACCGGTAATATCGGCCCATGGTTCCCTAATGAGTCTATGACCGGTGTACAGGGTAGCTCTGCAATTAACGACAATGGTCAGTACAATGATTACTTTGCTGGTCTTATTTCTGAAACAGCTCTTGACAAACAGCTATATGATCGTATAGACTTGATTGATGGAAACGGCCCCGGTAGTGTTAACGAAAGGCTGGAAAATGCAGTTTCAGATTTGCAGGAACAGATAGATAATGTTTATGATTCTTTCGTATATGATCCAACTAGAGAATATGCAGTAGGTGAGACTGTTCGTCAGGGTAACCGATTGTATCAAGCAATTGCTCCTGTACCACTTGATACAGCACCTCCTAATGATTTGTACTGGAAAGACATCGGTACTATTTTGGAAGAGGCTAATGCACTCGCTGGTCAAGTTGAGCTTAACACAACCAACATTGAAATAATCGACGGTCGTTTAGAAGCTACAGCCTCATCGCTTGACAGCCTTGTTGCTGGATTCAGAGATGACGATGGTGTTGGGGATCAGAATGACGCAATCGCTGGTTGGAACTCCCGTGCTCAGATTATTGAAGAACGTACGGTTCGTGCAACCGCTGATGAAGCTTTCACTCAAAGATTGTTTGTTCAAGAGTCCAAGCTAGGTGATACCAATGCCAAGTTGACAGAGCTTACAACAACTGTAGCGAACAACGATGAAGCTGTGACAACACGTCTCAATGCACTCGATGCAAAGATCAATGATGACATTACAGCAGCCATCAGAGAAGAGGCGACTGCACGTGCGACGGCTGACGAATCATTGGCTCGCAGTGTAACAACTCTTGAGGCTCAATTCAACCAAGTTATCGACGAAGAGTTGGTAACTGTTAAAGGACTTATCCAGTCCGAGAGTGAAGCACGGGCTAACGCTGATGGTGCTTTAAGTCAACGTATCGATACAGTATCGGCTCAGTCTGGTCAGAATAGTGCAACCATTCAGCAGCAGGCTACAACAATTGCTGGTATCAACGGCAAGGTAAGTGCTGCATATACTCTGAAGATTGAAGCTCAACAGAACGGTCAATATGTCGCCGCTGGTATTGGATTGGGTATTGAGAACGGCCCTGCTGGTCTACAAAGTCAATTCCTTGTAAGAGCAGACAGATTTGCTGTTGTTGATGGTAGTACAACCACAAAAACTGCACCATTTGTTGTACAAGGTGGTCAAGTGTTTATTAGTCAGGCACTAATTGGTACTGGTTGGATTACCAACGCAATGATCGGTAACGTGATTCAGTCTAACAACTTTGTCTCGGGCTATTCTGGTTGGTATATTGGCAAAGATGGTTACTTCGAAATGAACGGCGTCAATGGGAACGGTAGAATGAACCTCACCAACTCCTATTTGCGATTCTTCCATCCTAACGGCGTATTGGGGATTGATTTAAGCTTATGACAGGTTTAGTTATTCGTGATGCAGCAGGTCGAGTAACTTTGGACATGACGTCAAATATCAGCCAGCTTCAAGGTTGGGTTGATACCGGTGGCGGGAATGGCAACATCGCCATTCCCGGCGTTCCGGGTGGTAAAACACCATTTTATATTGTCGTTCCAATTGTTGACTTGCAAGCAGAAAAAGGTAAGAGGCCGGGCGTTAGTATTGTTAACGGTGGGTTATCTTGGAGTTATTCGTTTTCAACAAATGGTTGGGGATATTTCGCAGCTAATTGTAGGATATTTTATGGGTATTATTAATGGCACAATTAAGAGCATATAAACCAGATGGTACACTATTGTTCGATACAAACTATATTTCGTATGGTTTGGTTAAAAGTGGGTATTTGCAATATTCACAATCTTGGACACGTCGTGAAATAAGATCAGAAAACTTAGACCCTAACAATGGTGCTAACTATTCACCGAGTTTAATCTTGAGCGACCCAAGCTATACAGACGGATTATGGTCATTCACATTATACAACCAAATATCACCAATTGTTTTCATAACAGGTACTGGTACTTTAAATGGTACATCTGTTTCCGGAAATTCAATCACGTTTTATTATTCAAATGCCGGCACTGCGACGAAGTATTATTGTTTTGATCTTATGGCAAATAATGTTGCTGGTTCACCATATCTTAAAACATACAACACAGATGGTCGAATCACATTCAATTCACTTCAACCACCAATAAATATCATAGGTGCAATTCAAGCACCGGGGCCGGGGGCACTTGATAGGTTTGGTAGATACACAACGACGTACAGTGGTGGTTATAATGCAAAACAAGCAGAGCTAGGCCCGGCTTCTCCATACCGAAGACCAAGGGCTTATTCAATAGTTGATATACAGCTAAGTCAAATCGAGTATGCTGTTAACTTACCGTTTAGTAGATCATGTACAATCAATGATTTGTTCACATTTAATGGTATTGATAGCTCGACTCAATATAGTATGCAAGAAGGTGCATATGGTCGATTCGGTGGTATATCATTTATGTTTGGGCCTTCGGCTGGTACAAGTCATAGTAGGTTATTTACAGCAGGACAAGCATTACCTTGTTCATTTATTAATATTCCGACAGATAGATATCCAATTGCATTATTAATTAACACAGCTAGTTACCCATTCCCGTATAATTAATAGGAGATATAAATGGCATGGTATAAAGTAGGATTGGTTACCGTAACTAACGGTGCCACTTCAGTATCTGCTAAAGGTACAAAGTTTGCAACAAATGCACGTGTAGGCGATGGCTTCCGTGCACCTGATGGTTTGTGGTATGAGATTACAAACATCGCTTCCGAATTCGTACTTGGTATTTATCCAGCATATCAAGGTGCAACTGAGGCTGATTCCGCTGATTGGGTAATCGCACCACTTCAAGGTTATAACAAAGAGACAGCAGACCGTCTTCGTTACATCACTGACAACATTCGTGACTTCTCTGAAGATGTAACTGCCGCACGCGAATCTGCTGAAGCTGCTAAAGTTGCCGAAATTGCTGCTGAGGCATCTGCTGTAAAGGCAAAAGCAAGTGAGGATACAGTACACGCAGATTCGCTTGCGGCTCAAGCTGCTGCACAAGGTGCTGCTCAAAGTGAAAGTAATGCAAGTCAAGCTCAGCAGGCAGCATCCCTTTCTGAGATTAATGCAAAGAAGAGTGAAACTAACGCTGCACTTTCAGAAACTAACTCTGCTGATTCTCAAGCTGCTGCGGGTGACTCTGCTGAAGCTGCTCGACTATCCGCACTTGCTGCTGCTCAATCTGAACTCAACGCTGCGACCTCTGAGAGCAAAGCTAAGCAATCTGAAACAAATGCCAAGGTATCTGAGACAAGTGCAGCCGAAGACGCCTCTACTGCGAACACAGACGCTGCTACATCCACTCAGGCACGTCTTGATGCACTAGAAGCTCTTCGACTTGCTGAAAAGGCTAGAGACGATGCCCAAGCTGCTGCAAATGCAAACACTGGTCAAGTTCAAGACTTAGGTCTTGTTGATTTGTCTTCCGGCGTTTATCCTGCACGACCTGTTGTATCTTCGTTCTGGTATGTCAGTGTAGGTGGTACAGTAACGGCTGATGGTGAAACAATTGAGTATGGTGCCGGTGACGTTCTCCGTTTCTCCAAACCACTTGAAAAGTTCTACAAGATTGATAACACAGAGTCGGTCACATCTGTAGCCGGTAAAACTGGTGTTGTCCAACTTGATAAGAGTGATGTCGGTCTTGGTCGTGTTGATAACACTAACGACCTTGAGAAGCCTATTAGTACAGCGGTACAGGCTGAGTTGGACATTCGTAAACCAATCGCTAACAAAACTGATACAACAGCAGGTCGTGTTGTGACAGTTGGTGGTTTCGGTGAGAATGGTGGTAATCCAATTCTTAAGGCATCAACTGATGATGCAAACCTGATCAATGTTCAAGGTACTTATGTATTCACAAATGGTGGTTTGAACCTACCTACTTCAGGTAGCTACTATGTGAAGCATACAACCAATCAAGCTGCAGGATATGCCAAACAAGTTGCATATAGTGTTACTGAGAATACTATGCCGTTCATCCGTACACAGTCGGCTGGAACATGGGCGTCGTGGCGTACATTCACAGACATCGTTGATGGTCTAGATAGCAACCGTGCAGATGCGGCATTGTCTGCAAATGCAGGTAGACTTCTTCAAGAACAACTTCAGGCTAACAACGCTACCATTGTTCAATATACATATAGTCTCAATCCGGGTCAGTTGATTATCAGTGGTGCGGATTTGTCTGGTAAGAACTTAAGCTATGTTCCGGGTGCGGCGATAATTGTATCCTTGAACGGTTTTTCTTTGCTTAAAGATACAGACTTCACAGCCACAACAGGTGAGTCTATCAGCTTGGCTAAGGCGATTGAGGAAAAATCAGATGTATTGGTTACTGTGTTTGGTGCATTTGCTGTTGCAGACCACTACACAAAAGCAGAAGCCGATGTTCTACTTCAACGAGTTGCAGCACAATCTGCTGAAGCAGTTCTTACTGTCAAGTGGGTTCCTTCTCGCGACATGATTCCCCAAGGTGCTGTACCAATGGACGGTGGTTTGTATAGTCGGACAACTTATCCTGATGCTTGGGCATTGATCCGTGATGGTAAAGTTCCAAAAGTGACTGATGCTGTGTGGAATAGCGACTTAACAGCTCGTGGATCGTTTACCGAAGGGGATGGCAGTACAACCTTCCGCGTTCCTGACTATAACGGTAAATCTTCGGGTAGCTACCAAGCTGTATTTATTCGGGGTGATGGCTATTACGCAGGTGCAGCGGGGACTATTCAACGGGATACACTCCAAGGCCACCAACACGCCATTAATATTAAAGCAAGTACGGGTTCTACAGCGTATGGTAATGCTGCCTATGGTTCAGGTGCAAGTTCGCAGTACGGCACCGAAGGCCCTTTAACGGGAACTGGCGTTCGTGAATCTCTAGAAACACGTCCAATTAACGTAGCTGGTGTTTGGACTCTTCGTCTGTTCGGTAGTGTATCCAATGTTGGTAATGTGGATGTTGCGCAGATTGCTTCGCAGTTGAATACCCTTGATAACGCAGCTTATAAGCGTAGTAATGCTGTAGGTGTTGTATCACAAACAGGTGGTGTACCGACAGGTGCTATTATCGAAAGAGGTAGCAACTCGCAAGGTAGCTATGTTCGTTATGCTGACGGTACTCAGATTTGTTGGCTTACTGTTTCAACAAATGCAGCATTGAATAACTCACATGCTAACGGTGTTCTTTATGGAAGTCCAGCAATTTATCCACTAGCTTATCCGGCTACTTTTAGTTCTGTACCTACAGTAACGGCATCAGCTTCGTTGTTTGGTTCAGCTACAGGTATTGTATGGGCTGTTGGATATGAACAACCAATTCTAAATCAATGGGGTGGTTGGTTGGCCTTGACTACAGTGGCAACAGGTGCATATGCAAATATTCGCTTAATGGCTATTGGTCGTTGGTATTAACATAAGTGCCCTTCGGGGCACATTTTAAGGAGGATTCAAATGAGTATTGCAAGAGACTTGGCAAAACTACGGACACCTGTTCAAGTTGAAAATGGTGGTACAGGTAATAATGGAACATTATCAACATTGGCATCAGATGTAAATTGGGACACATTGATAAAATCAGGTGTATTCTTTATTCCAACAGCATCTGGTGCCAGTAGACCTGTGACTACAGGTACAACAATTAATTATGTTGTCGAAGTAGTAAATACACCAAATGGATTAAAACAGACCGCCACATTATACGGAACACCTCAGTCCTTTAGTCGGTCTGTTAGTGCAGGTTCATGGCAACCATGGTATAAGACATATGATAACAACGCTCTTGTCGGAGTCGTTACTCAGACTAATGGATTGCCGACAGGTGCTGTTATCGAACGTGGTACAAATGGTGGTTTAGGATCTTATACTAAATATGCAGACGGCACGATGATTTGCACTAATCGATATTCAGGTAATCTGAGCATAAACATTCCATATGGTTCTCTTTTTTACGGTGATTTCCCGACTCTTACTTTTCCACAAACCTTTGTTGGTGCAATACCAAGCGTAGTTATGCAATCGTCAGTTGCCGGTGGTGGTGTATGGCATGGTAAACAAGTCAACCCTTCTCTTACTACAACAGGAAGCACTATCATTATGTCACCTATCAGTCGTGGGGCCACTGACGTCACAATGGAATACATTGCTTTCGGTAGATGGTTTTAATTAGGGAGTTATTTATGAAATTACAAATCACAAAAAGCCTTAAAGGACGAATCTTTGCTGCGCTAATCGCTGCTGGTGTAACTGGGCCTTCTGCTTATGTAGCAACTCAACTTACTGTGCCGAGTGAGGGTGTTATGACACACCTTCACCTCGACCCTGTTGGTAAACCTACTACATGCATTGGTCACTTGGTTAAGAAGAATGAAGTTGCCAAACAGAACTATACTATTGATGAGTGTATTGCTCAGTTTGCAAAGGATTGGAAAGAAGCAGAAGATGCAGTTGACCGGTATGTGAAAGTCCCATTTCGTTCTGAATGGATGAAGGGTGCGCTAACTGATTTCACATTCAATAAAGGTGCTGGTAACTTTGCTTCCAGTACAATGTTGAAAGACCTTAATAATGGTAACTATGACCGAACATGTCGTCGCCTTACTGATTGGGTATACGGTACTGTTAATGGTAAAAAGGTCAAACTGAAGGGGTTGGAAGTAAGGGCATCTAAGCAGTATAAGTATTGCATGGGTGAGATTCCAGCGGGTTATAAACAAACAATGGAAGAATGGAGCAAATAATGGGTGAAAGGTTTTACAGTCACATTTGTAAGCATTACCATCTGTATTCGTTCATTGCCAACATGTTGAATGCACTTTCAATGGCTGGTTTGGCACTACTTGGTATACTAACAGATACAATGACGGTCGCATGGTTGATTGGATGGGGTATTATGTTCGCAGCCATGTTTTTTATCGGTAAACTGCTTAATCAGGAAATCGATGACATGAGCAAAGTAAAGGAGCATTCCTGTGAACATAATCACGTACATAAAGGGTAAACTAACTACAATTATAATTGTTTCTCTTGTGGTACTCCTGAGCGTTAGTTACGTCTCAGGTAAAATGGATCGAACAACTTTAGTGAAAGTAAGTAATGAGCTTCTAACACAAACTCAATTGAATCAACGATTGATTTCTGAGAATACTAAATTACTTGATGAGATTAAGACAATGCCTGAAAAGCAAATTGAAATTGTCAAGCAAGTTGACAAGGAGATATGTAATGGTGTTGTAAAAGTTGAATCGATAAAGAATCTACCAACTAAGAGGGTTGATAACGATGAGGCGCATACTGCTGACATTGATGATCGTCTCCCTGATGACCTTATCAGGTTGCTCAAGTAACCAAAAGGTTGTTACCGAAACTGTTTATCAAAAGCAATACATTCCAGTGGGTGTGCTTAAAGTAGACTGCACTGAGCTTGAGGCTGGTGAGACCGTACGCTCACTTGCTACAAGTTGGACAAACAACACAAGCTGTCTTAGAGCTTACAAGAGGCTCATTGATGGACTTATCATGAACTACACAGAAAAGGATGTCAAATGAGTAATAATAATGATGGGGGTAAATTACAAGAGCTTATTGAGAAGTTTGGTGGCTGGGCCGCATTAGCCCTTATAACGCTTGTTGGGGCCATGTATCAGCAAGACCGAGCAAATACACAAGCTGAGCTTTCAAACGTCAACAAGAGCATTGCAGCCAACCAGAGAGCCATCAGCAGGTTGCAGGAAGGCAAGGTTAGTCGTGAAGAGTTCAAATCCGTGCAAGAGCAGTGGATTCGTGAAACTGCCGGAATGCGTAGTGATATCCGTGATTTGGTTAACGCCCTTCGCATTGACGTAAAGGGATCGTATCAAGATCGTGCTAAATAACGAATAAGCCCCCGTCACCATAACAGTGCGGGGGCATTTTTGTGCTTACAATTTGGTGCCGGATACTTCTTGTTTCACTTCAGGCTCATCTTTGAGCAGGTCATCAATCTTTTTATTCAGAAGCTGAATCCCTTTACTACCAAGTTCCTTGGCTGGTTCACTTGTGACAACATTATAAGTAACACCACCTGCTGCAATCATCGCCATTTCTTTTTTACTCGGGATGACGGTTGAAATGAGAGAACCCGTGATGCAGATAGCAATCAACCATTTTGGTGTTCTACTGAGTTTACCATGATCCGATAAATTACCGATAGACCAAATAATAGCACCCAATCCTGTGATAAAGGACACTATGATCAACCAACCTTGGATGTTCGGTAGTACCATCAACAACCACAATACGAAAAAGCTCATGCACACACCTCATCAATCATTTCTTGGGTTACGACGAATTCAACGTCTTCAACTTGTTTAACTGTAAAGCAATCAACCGACAGATGTTGATCCGCCCATGATGCCACTAGTTGATTAAGCTCTTGTCTAGCTTCATCTGAGCAGATTGTAATACCATCTGACCACTCACCCATCTCGTCATCAGCAGAAGCTTCAATCTGATTCAGGATGTCCCAAGCGATATCTTTGCAGAAGTCGCTAGGCTTTGGATCATACCGAACACCTTTGCTGTATGTCAACTGATCACCGGCTTTGAAACTATGATCCCACGATAAGGCGTAGTCGATACACTCACGCTTGATTTCATCCTCACAATCAGTTGTGAAGCTTTCACCACCTACACTATACCAGATATTGTCACTCATTTCTTTTTACCTTTAATTAATACATGAGGTTCAGCCTTTATGAAGTAGTACCAAACACCAACTACAGCAATTACAGGCCCTGTTATTGAGAATATAATCATCAGAATTAGATCAGCCAGAGTGAAATCCTGACCTTGCTTAAGTTCAAGCCACGTCGGCAAGATGCAACCGGCAACCCCAATAAGATACCAAATTGTAGCGTAGAAGTAAAACATTACAGAAGCTTCTCCAACATGATTTGTTTAGCCATGTTAGCATCAACAACTTCACGAAGGATGTCTTTGATATTTGCACGGATGTGACTGTGAACCAATTGCTGAACTCGGTCTGTGACAATATCCTCGACCACTTGTTTCACACGCTCACCAGCGTATTCGTTAACAAGACCATTGACAGCACGCTTGAAGTTTTCGTCACGAATCTCATGACGTTTATTATTCCACGGGCCTACAGTTTGTGTCAACCCTTTTACTGCAAGTTCAATTGCTTGAGATACTTTGGCTTCAGTGATGTCTTTACGAATGTTGTTCAACACCTCACGCCCGATTTCAACTTCAAGTTCAGGGTTATCAGCGATAAGTGCACGCAGACCAGCGGTATCAAGACGCAGTTTCATTAAAGTTTCCCTCCTAGTTTTTCAAAAAGATGGTGCTCAGGTGTAATACCATCCATTGCTAAGCGTTTATTGATTCGGAATTGGATAAGGTCATCAGCGTTTCGGTCACCCATTTGGGATCGAACCTTATCTTGACAATCCCAATGACACTTTAGCAGACCATTGAAGATTTGTCCATCAATCATTGGAAGATTGCAACCGGGGCAATTCATTTCTTCTCTCCTTCCGGGTGACGGCTGCATACACAACCAGTCAGATAATGAGTTAGCAGAGTATGTGCACCAACATCCATCAACACTGGAAGTTTCCCATCGATAATGCACAGACATCCTTCTTCGAAGTATTCGATGCCACCGAACACATCCGAGATGTTCCAGTTTTTCAAATCTTCAACAGTTGATTCACGTAAACTTTTCATATCGTCTTCTTATGCTCATGTTCAAAAGTACCAACAGGATACTGACGTTTAGGTTCCATGTCAATAAGTTTCTTAACTGGTTTTGCAAAAACTTGAGCCACAGATTTAGATGTCGATCTGATTACAGGTTCAACTGTGTCAAATGTTACAACGATCAAACCGATACCCATCAACACACCAAGCAACGCTGACAAAACAATCTTAAAGTTCATCCAGATAACCCTGTACCATATAAGTGACCGTATTGTTGCAGTCTTTACGATAGTAGTCAAGCTGTTGTTCATCAAGTTGGATCGTAATACCATTATGTGTAAAAGACCCCGCCACAATATCAAATGACGTTTCGCGATAGCCGAAGAACTCGATATCACAAGCCGCATTTGGATCATATGTACCTTTGATATGATAGTCGTCAACATTCTCAATCGTCAGAATGGAGCCAAGGTATTTGATGTCAAATCTTTCCACGTGTGTTTCTCCTTAATTCGTTTACGCATATCCCACGCTGCTGCATATGTCGTGAATGTTAACCGATGATAGCCGGAGTCTGTCAAGATCCACATTTCACAATTTTCACCGACGACCTCTTTGCCAGTATTCTCGGGTTCCACGAACACCACCTCCTTTCACAATAACGTCAGGCACAACAACTTCAGGACATAGAGATACAAACTTTTCGACAATCTCATCATTCAACCGCTTGCACTCATCCATGAAAATGTAATCAAAGTCCATACCGTTGAAGCCAACGTCTTCAGCAACGTGTGTGACGATGTATCCCTTTTCAGCCAGCGCTTCACACATGACATTCAACCTTGGGTTTCTATCAATGTCACCAACAACCATCACACGTTTACCAGTCATTTGTCAATCCTCTAAGCATTTACGTACGTCATTGTTAAGCTGACGCACCTGATTCCTGACATGTTCATCGAAAAGATATTCAATGTCAAGATCATCTTCGTATTGGGTTGAAGCGGAACTGCGTTTAAGCAGCTCCACAACAGTCTCGTTATAACCAAGCATGACTTTAACACGGGTTGCAGCCACGTACAACAGGTTTCGCTCACCATCTGGCAGACCAACCCAAACACCATCCTTGTCAAAGCAGGACGGGAAGTCAGAAGCAAGGATGACGTAATCCCACTCACGACCTTTCGACTTGTGAGCCGTGGTCAGAGTCATCTCAGGGTTCGAACAGTTGCGATGAGTACGAAGCACTTCAAGTACACGGTAGACCGCACCGGACTCAACCAACTTCAGTACACGAATCAACTCACCCTGTACAACTTCAGCTTCGATCTTGTACTCGTTCCAGTTCTCAAACTGCACAAGCTTCTCATGCTTAACCTTAGCCATGTTGCCGTTAAACAGCTCAATAGCCGATTCCAGCAGCTTTGTGAAGTCAGACACGTCAATCTCTAGGTTTACACGCCGTCCTTCTGCAAGGAGCCTTACAGCCTCTTGAATCAATGCTCCGTTGGTACGGAACAACATCGTGTACGTATTCTCAAAGAAGCTGTCAGGCAAGTCAAATGAATTCATGCACTTGGTGTTCAGCTTCTCGAAACCCTTGACCGAAGTCTGAATACGACCGTCATCAGCCAGAATCACATCAGCAAGGTCGCCAACTTCTTGACCGAAACGGAAAGACTTAGACAGACTAGCTTCAATCCAATCCAAAGCCAACATGCCATTCTTAGCACCACGCCAGCCATAAATGTTCTGATACTGGTCACCAACGGCGTACAGACGCATGCGATCCATCTGCTGAAGAAAGATATCGAGAACAACATCGTTCACATCTTGCACTTCGTCGAGATAAAGGATCTGGCAAGGCTGACCACCTTTTACACGATGCTGACTAAGGTCAGGATTGCTTAGTTGGAACAGCTTCAGGTATGTATCGTGTGTTGCAAGTACAGGACTACGCAGGTCAGTACGGAGTTCCCATAGCTTCTGTGCGTGTTCAAGAACGACATACTTGAACTTACGCATTGCAGCCTTGTCACGAAGCAAGTGAGTGTCACACGGACTAGTAGACACGTGGTCGTAAGTCATCGAACGTTCAGCAGACTGTTCAAAGCGTGCAACAGTTTCCTTGATTGCAACACCAACGCCACCTGCTTTCATACGACGGGTTTCGCGCTCACCTGTCAGCATGTAAACGAAGTCACCAGTCTTGAAGAACTTGGCAATCTCGGAACCGGTACCTGCTACGTTTTTGTACGCACCTTGTGGTCGTTTCAGTTTGTGCTGAAGTGGAGCACCGAATGATGCATAAGCCAAGCTGTGAGTAGTACGACACTCAACATGCTCAGGAAAGCGTGCCACAGCCTCATCAGCCAACGATTTGTTGAAAGTCAGCATAAGGCTAGGGACAGGGTTAGCATCCGCCACCATCACCAATGTAGAGGTTTTGGCAGCGCCTGCATAAGCACTGATTTTCAGGTGTTTGTGAAGCTGAGACAGTTCAATGACTTTGTTCTGCTCATCTGTAGGTACAATTTTAAACATTGCTCTCTCTCAATTTGTTTGGAAGATGGTCATTTTACAGGAACAGGTCATTCCGTCAACCATTTTTTCAATCGTTGCAAGAATGTCAGGTGAAGGTTGTCTGGAAGCGTCTTTACCTTACTCTTGATTGGTGCGTTGTAGTGACGGATGTCAGCAGTGTATGCATGACCTGCACCATTCTTAATCGTCTTGCTTCTATCGGTCTTCATTGTTCTTCCCCTTACTAACCCATGGCCCTGCTTCCGGGAACAGCTTCTTAATTTCACGATGACAGTATTCGCGAGCAGCTTGTTTCATCCAACGATCATTTTGTGGGAGTTGACCCATCAACACCATCATTACGTGTACAGGAATTGATACGTTCATTTTAATAATCCTCGGGGTCTTTGTTGACCCATGCAATACAGTTAGAGTTGAACATCTGAATAGCTTCAGCACGGCTGATTCGTTTAACACTGTGAACACCACGGATATCAGTGTAGCCATACGCCCCGCTTGCACGATGTTCAGCATACCAGCGTGCTTCTTTCATACTGGATTCCTCAAGAAGAACATCGTCTTCGTCGATTGGCTTGCCTGTGCTGTCGGTAAACTGTACTCTGTAATACATTTCAAAGCACCTTTGGTTGGATTAGAATTCCGTCGTTACCAGCCATGTACAAGGAATGCTTGCAGGCTTCAGCTTCTTTCTTCACGGTGAAGACGTCGATGAATCGACCTTGAACGGTTACAATGTAGAGTGTCATGTGTTAGTCTCTCGTTCGTTGATTTGATGTCGATCAGTTTACACGACTGACGTAAGGTGTCAACCCTTGACAGAAAAGATTTATTTCTGTAGAATGGGCGATTCGAACTGAGAGAGATATGTCCAAGTCACTCACCGGCTCAGTTTTAAAGGCAAGAAGATAGCAGGCCAACATGACGTGGAAGTGGACGTTAAGAGCGTTCTGGTGCAGCGTCGCGGGTGTCGTCAACGGCATTTGTGCACCACGGGAGAAAGGTGTTGACATCCTTATCCTATCTCGCATACTATGTATGTGCCTCATGAATGAGGGTGCTAGCTACGGTGAGCATGAAGATGACTCCTTTGGGATTTGACGATCCCTTAAGGGGAAGTCTATCTGTACTCCAACAATGAGCATGATTAAAGAGCAGTGTAAGTCAATAGGAGAGAGTAGTGAGTAAGAAGAGTGATGGTGTCCATGACATGCTTGTCTGGATCAAGCAACGGTGTAAACAGTTGAAGAAACAGATTGACGAAGAAAAGAAACAGATGTCATCATTTTGGGACACAAACGATTACCTGAATTACCTACAAGCTCAGTTGCATGAGGCTGTACGAATCAAGGTAGCCACCGAGAAATACATGAAAAAGCTGAGGCATCAAGGTGAATAAGCAAACTGATTACATGAAAGGCTTGACAGCCGCTGAGAAAGAGTATCAAATCTACACAGATGTCGAAACACTACTACCTAATCCGCATATGACAGGTGACAAGCTTCACGCTTTTGCAATCGCACACATGAAAATGGATCTTGACACCGATGTGAGTATTGGTTTAAAGTCTCAGGAGTATTTAGACGGTGTGTCTGATTATATTTGGAACGTGAACTACAGGAGAAATAACTGATGTTCCTTTATGTTTTGGCAGGAATTGCTATCATGATGCTTTGTTTAAATCGCAGTGATGTGGTTTATACAAACGAAGAAAAACTGTGGGTTGTTTTGCTGATGGGTGTGTTCTGGCCTGTAGGTGTATGCATAGCAATTGCACTTTCGATCTACAATATTTTAGTAGAGGATTGACAAGTGGTTTCACTTGGTGTTTTAATGTCTGTCTTGATGCTGTCGTGCCTCTTGTTCTCAGCGGTAATGCTGGTCTACAAGATTTACACTGGCAAGATTCTTGGAATCATCTGGTTTGCAATCGGCACATACACGTCGTTTAGTATGCTTGGTGTATTCACAACAGCAACGATTGAATTTGCAATGAAGGGGATTTAAAATGGCTTACAGACCGCTTGTAAAAGGTGACAAGGTAAAGGTTAAAGCATTGCCGTTCAACCACGCATATCACTGTTATCGTAATATGTTTGGTGAGGTTGTTTATGTGTCAGGTTCACATGTGTCTGTCGCAATCGGCTCAAATGCTTTGGCCTTCCGCGAAAATGAATTGATGGTTGCACATGACGACCTTTCTGGTAGCATTTACCGATATCGTCAATCGTTCGATGACTTCGAAAAAGAAGAATGTCCTTACGATGACTGGTCTAAGACAGACCTGATTGATAAAATCAACCAACTTGAGCGTCAAATTGAAGAGCTGGAGAGCTGAAATGAAAGAAAATTTGATTAAGGTATTGACACTGTTTGCAGGATTCACTATTCTGTTTGCAGTTGGGTTGCTACTTGCTGACATCGGCGTATCATTGGCAACAGGTTTAGTTTACATTGTAACTCGACCAGAACTACTGCTTGCAATCACACTGTTCGTTGGTGCATGGTTGTTCGCTCGCAACATCGGCCCAAGCTTCGACAGACTTTTTGAAAAATAATTGTTGACAGGGTAAACAAACTGATGTATAATGCGACATATCAAGACAAGGTGATGGAATTGGTAGACAACGCTCCTAATACGGGCAGCCTGAGAACGGCGTGTGGGTTCGAATCCCACTCTTGACTTGACACTTTAATCATTAGGAGAGATAAATGAAAGTTCGTAACATGATGAAATTCGCAGCAATCGCTCTGGCTGGTGCACTGATGGTTGGTTGTGGTGAGAAGGTTGAAGTTCCACCGGGTCACGTTGGTAAGCTTATGACCAAAGACGGTTATCAAGAAACCCTGATCCCAACTTCGAAGTTCCGACTGCCTTTCTGCAACGCTTACTGTGACAAGTTGGTTGTTCTGGATACCACCGACAACCGTTACAGCGAGCCGCTGAAGATTTACATCCCGGCTGACAAGTTGAATATTGACCTGAACATTGAAGCAACTCTGCGTATCGATCCGAAGAAAGCAAACTCGTTGTTTGCACAGCTTCCACAGACTCCGGGTGATAGCTCTCAACAATCGCTGATTACCAGCCGCTCAGTGTACAACACCTACGGCAAAACGATTCTGGAAGCTGAGGTTCGTGCTTACCTGACTCAGTTGACAATCGGCGAGATTGCTTCGAATATTGACAAGGTTAACCAAGACCTGACTACTATTCTGCAAAAGGTTATGGCTGATCGCACCCCATTCCAAGTTATTTATGCTGGTGTGAGTAACGTAATCCTGCCACCGATCATTACAACTGCACAAGAGAAAGCAGCAGAGCGTCGTGAGCAGATTGAGCGTGAAGAAGCTGAGATGAAAATCTCCACTGTGCGTCAGCAGCGTGAGTTGAAAGAAGCACAACTGCAACGTCAGATTGAGAAAGAGAAAGCTGAGACCAAGGCAATCGAACAACGTGCTGTAGCTGAATCGCTGACTCCACAATATCTGCGTATGCGTGAGCTGGAAATCGAACAGATCAAAGCTGAGAAGTGGAACGGTACCGTACCTCAAACTGTGATGGGTGCAAACGCACCGGGTATGTTGCTCAACATCAAGTAATGTAAAAGCCCCGTTGACTATATGCGGCGGGGCATCTCACTGGAGATTCAAATGGTTTTTCTGTACAATGCACTGCCTTATCTGATCGTGATTGTATTCGGTTTGACTATCCGATATCTTGTACCTTCGAAAGTTGGTAAGATCATCATTGGTGTAATTGGTGTTCTAGCACTGTTGGTTTACTTCCAAGTTCAACCGAGCTACATGCCGAAAGGTGAAGTGCGTAAGAATGATGTGGTGTTTGACTACGCTGTAAAAGAACTACGCGAATCAAGATTGCGTAAACCTGTAGATGTCGAAGTTTGGGATGCGAAAATGGAAGAAGCTCGCACTAAGATTGAAGAAGCTCACAAAAATGCTCAAATTAGATTAGGTGAAGTTCGTCAACAAATCAAAGAAATCAAAGATAAGGAGTAAGACATGGCTGGTAAAGCAAAAGTTCACTACGAGAAAGCAAGCAACCACCGTAGGTAACGGTATTCGTCAAGCGGCAGGTCACACTGCAACCAAAGAACAGATGCCGAAATCGCGTGCAGCAGCGTTGGGTAAACCACTCTTCGCAAAAGGCGCTCAGTAACATCAGAAGCCCCGCCATCGTGCGGGGTTTTCTTTTGTCTACGAAAAAGCTTGACATATCTAAATCTGAGATGTACAATGGGCGCTCAATCACTAGGAGAACGAAATGAAATTACTGTTAGCGGCAACCCTTGGCCTTCTGGCTCTTTCTGTTCATGCTTCAGAAAACACTGTACATGTCAATTTCAAACAGGAATACTGTGCTGTACAGGCTGACATTGCCTACGACACCATGCGATTCCGTCAAAACGGTGGTGATAAGAAGACCATCCAGTCAGTTGTGAGTTCTCAGGAAAGCTTGGCTATCATTGACATGGCTTATGAGCGAGCACTGACAACCAACAAACGACATGCCATGCAGAGCTTCAAGGAACATGTGTCAAAAATCTGTCTGAGCAACAAATAATAGGTTGACAGACTCAAACAGCAGGTCTATAATCGTGACATAACCGACAGGAGAGTGTCATGGAAAAGTTCGAAGCGTGGTACAACAAGAAATACGAATGGGAGTGTGGTCGCCAACGCGGTAAGATTGGTAAGCACCTTCAAAAGCACAATGGTGAGTACATTTCAGATCATGCCCGGCAATCGTGGGAAGCATGGCAAGCAGCTTTGGAGAGCAAATAATGGAACTTGTTGTTAATGCATGTCCTTTCTGTAAATCTGACGATACTGAAGTTTGTTACGGTTGGCAGTGCTATTACGTCCAATGTCAAGACTGTAATGCCGAAGGATCAGCGGGTGATTCACGTGAGCAAGCTGCTGAGAATTGGAACAATGCGATTCTCGATGTAAGCAACGACCGCTTGGATGCAGCACGATATCGCAAGCTTCGTGGTTGGATGTCGAGTAATGTGAAAGATGGTTGGTCTGAGGTTGAGAAGCTTTCAGCTATCGCTTGCTACTTGTCTTGGGATGACTTTGATGCTAGTCTTGATGGCTTACCTGAATGCAACGTAGGTCTTATGGAGAAACGAGTATGAGTGCTATTTTTGATGTACCACCGACACGTGAACAGTTGATCGAAGCTGACAACCAGAATAAAGCATGGGTGACTAATAGTTATCTTTGCATGAACGGTATTCAAGGATTGTTAACCGCCGAGTGTCGTAAATCTTATAATTGGTTCAATGATGTAATCAAATTGAAAGGTGAGATGATCAAAGAGGGTTATATTTTCAAAGTTGATTTGCTTTACTAAGGAGGATGATTTGAGTTTGATTCAAAAGATTGTAAAGCATTACCATAAAGATTATGACGGTAGCGAAAAAATCGCATGTCCGTTCCACAAAGAACGAAGTGCTTCAAACAACATCTATGCAGAACAGAATACGTTTTACTGCTTTGGATGTGGTGCTGGTAGTTCAATCATTGATTGGGTTGGGCATGAGAAGGGTTACAACCCTAATGATTGGGAGCCGGGTCAATTCGTAGAATGCCGCGATGAAGCGTGTTCCATTCTCGGTATGACATATGAAGAGTTCAAAGTGGAGAAAGAGAAAGTGAGTGAAGTACAAGTAGTATCGTCTGATTGCCTACCAGAAATGCCACGTGAAGAAGTTGTAGCATTCGTAGGTAGTGCAAATAAAGTAATTAACGGTAATAAGGTTGCGTGGTATCAAGGTTTAGGTTACCGAGGTATCAAAGATGAGTATCTGAAGAAGTTCGGTCACATTACTAAAAAGGACGATCAAGGTAACGTCATTAGTCGTCACTACCCTGAGACGAACAGTAAAGGTAAGCTGGCTGGTTATAAGTGTCGCAATCACCCGAAAGACTTCAGTTATGGGAATGTCGGTAAGACTGGTGGGAAGAACCAACTGTCTGGTCAGGCCGTATATAGCGGTTACAGCAAATATCTGTTGATCGTTGGTGGTGAAGAGGACAAGGTTGCAGCTTATCAGATGCTTGAAGATAACCGTAAAGGTAAACCTCAAGTAGCTGAAGTACATGTTGTTAGTCCGACTTGTGGTGAAAACAGTGCAGTGAAACAGATTGCAGCTAACTACTCTTTCTGTGACATGTATGAACAGATCATCATCGGCATGGACAACGACGAAGCAGGACGAAAAGCAGCAGAAGCGATTGCAGCCGTTCTCCCAAAAGAGAAAGTTAAGATTGCTTTGTGGACGAACAAAGACCCTAACAAAATGCTTGAAGATAATCAGGCAAGTCAGTTCACACGCGACTTTTACAATGCCAAACCACTGATTGCATCTGGTATTGCTGAGTCCACGGGTTTGATGGATGCAGTACGTGAGGAATTGACACGTCCACGTATTCCACTCCCACCAGAATGGAAACCTGTTCAAGATGCGATGAAAGGTGGTATCCGTCAGGGTTCTATCGTAAACATCATCGGTGATACGTCTGTTGGTAAATCGACAATTGTTAACCGACTGAACTACTTCTGGATGTTCAACGCACCTGAGAAAGTTGGTATCGCATCTCTTGAGGCAACTGCTGGTCAATATACACTTGACCAACTCAGCTTACACCTTGAGAAGAACTTGCTATGGTTGGGTGAGGGTAGTAATATCCTTGAATACCTTGATCGACCAAAAGTAAAAGAGCTGTACGATGATTTGCTCACTGACGAAACTGGTCAACCTCGATTCTCGATTCTCGATGAGCGGGATGGTGATATCAAGATGCTTGAGAAGCAGATTGAGAAACTGATTCACCAACATGGTTGCCGTATCATTGTAATTGACGTATTGACTGACATCCTGCGTGGCACTAGTGGCGATCTTCAAGAAGACCACATGAAATGGCAGAAGCAAATTGTTAAGTCCGGTGTTACAATCATCAACGTATTGCACACACGTAAACCAGTTAATTCTGACGGATCGTGGCGTAAAGCATCTGAGTATGATGCGTTCGGTAGCTCTACTTTCGTACAGTCTGCCGCATACAACATCGTAATCAGCCGTGACAAGATGAACAGTGACCCAATCATCAAGAACACTACTCACGTTGACATGCCTAAGTGTCGTGGTGGTGAGACCGGTGAAATCATGCAACTGATCTACGACGTAGAAACTCGTAAGCAGATGAACATGGACGACTGGATTGCAAAACAGACCGGATACGTCCAACAACCTGTTGAACCGGCACCTAAGCGCGTAGATGTACGTACACCAGCACCAGAGGATTATCCACTTGGATTTGTTTCTGCAACCGCTGCTGCACGGGATAAGATGCCAGCACACATGTTGGAAGAGGCACCACCGGTTGAACAATCAAATATTCAATTTGAAGAGGATGCACCAGTGGTGCAGCAAGCTGTAGTTGTAGAGCCTGTTGTTGGCCCATATGATGATGACGTACCGTTCTAAACCTTAAAGGGCCTTCGTGGCCCTTTTTTATTGACTAAATAAAAGGATTCGTGTATAATAGCGGATCATTTGCAAGGAGAGAAGTATGGAACTTGGTTATCTACAAGATGGAAAAACGAAGTATGGTAAGAAAGATATCATTTACGACTTAGAGGTTTACCCAAATATTTTCACATTGGGTGCAATCTTTGCGAATGGTCAGGGTGAACGTGTTTACGAAATCTCTGATCGACGTAACGACCTCACTGAGATGCTTGATTTCCTACGTAATGTAGCACGTGGTGGTTACCGAATGGTTGGATTCAACAACGTGGGATTTGACTATCCGTTGCTGCACTACGTCCTTGGGTTGGCTAAGAAGGCTAAAGAATCTAAAGGCCCGCTCATTATTAGTCCAGCCATGATCTTTAAAAAGATGCAGGACAACTTTGAACTGATTAAGACAAGTCCGTTCGGTGTTAACGTACCTTCGAATCAGGTTATGCTCCCACAGGTTGACTTGTTCAAGATTCATCACTTCGACAACAAGGCACGTGCTACTAGCTTGAAGATCCTTGAGTTCAACATGCGGTCGAAGAACATTGAAGACTTGCCTTTCCCTGTTGGTAAGAAGCTGAGTGACCCTGAGAAAGACGTTCTGATCACTTACAACAAGCATGACATTCGTGAGACGTTGAAGTTCTATTATCACTCGATGTCAGCTATTGAAATGCGTAGTCAACTGACTGAGAAGTTTGGATTTGACTGCACAAACTACAATGACACCAAGATCGGTAAAGAGCTATTTACACAGCGTCTTGAGGAAGCTCGTCCGGGGATTTGCTACAAGCAAGTTAAGCAGGGTAATCGGATGGTCAAGAAGATGCAGCAGACCAAACGCGATAAGATCCATCTACGTGAGTGTGTCTTGCCGTACATTAAGTTTCAACGACCCGAGTTTAAGGCTGTACACAAGTGGTTTATGGAGCAGACCATCACCGAAACAAACGGAGTGTTCTCTGACCTCCCTGAACACCGTATGGGCGACGTTGCCAAGTATGCAACCATGCGTGTGAAGTTCAAGAAGATGAACTGTCCTGTTAACGGTGCGAAGAACAAGCGGTATGTTCCAGACGCTGAACACATTGACCAGATGATGAAAGAACATCCCGGCGGTTGGGTTGAAATGGCCGAGCTTAAGAGTCCAAAAGGTGCTGCATCCTACTGGTTCTGCTGGAACATCGGTGAAACGTTGAACGTTACCATTGACGGTTTCCGGTATGACTTCGGTACTGGTGGTATTCACGGTGCAAAGAAAGGTGTTACTATCTCAGGTAATGGGAAGCGGATTTACTCTCTTGACGTAGCTTCTTACTACCCGAACTTGAGTATTCAGAACAACATTTTCCCTGCTCACTTGGACAAACTGTTCTGTGCTGTGTATCAAGCTTTGTTTACAGAACGTCGTTCGTATCCAAAGACAAGTCCGTTCAACGGTGCATTGAAGCTGGCACTTAACGGTACTTATGGTGCATCTGGTGATGAATTTAGTCCAATGTATGACCCACAGTTCATGATGTCGATCACCATCAACGGTCAATTGAGTCTGTGCATGCTGATGGAAGACCTGTTGCGTGAGGTTAATGCTGAGGTTATTATGTGCAACACTGACGGTTTTGAGTTTGTAGCTGATGACGATCCTGAAACTCGTAAGAAGATTGACACAATCGTTAAAGCATGGGAGACTTTGACCGGTCTTGAAATGGAAGGTGTAATGTACGATCAGATGCTGGTTGCCAACGTAAACAACTACATTGCTGTATACGCAAATGGTAAGGGTGTGAAGCGTAAAGGTGCTTATGCATTTGGCGAGAACAAGCCTTTGAATGGGATGTACAAAAACACTGAGCTTGACTGGCATAAAAACCAATCAGCACTGGTGGTAAAGATGGCAGCAAGTCACCAACTGTTGGGTGAAGGAACTGTAGAAGACTTCATTCGTGGTCACAAAGACCCGTTCGATTTCATGCTGCGTACCAAGGTTCCACGAAGCTCAAGTCTGGTAATCGTCGGTGAAGATGGTGTTGACAAACCATTGCAGAATATTTGCCGATACTATCCGTCTGTAGAAGGTGGTAAGCTGATTAAGATCATGCCTGCATTGGCAGGCAAAGAAGCTGAAGGCCCACGTCGTTTGGGGATTGACACCAAATGGAACGTGACACCGTGTAACAACATGGATGACTTCAATTGGGGTGTGAACTACGACTTCTACATTGAAGAGGCTACAAAGCTGGTACAGGCGATCACAGGTGATGTCGAGCTGGAAGACAGCGAAGACTGAAAATAATTGTTGACAGGGTGTTCATGTCTGGTAGAATGGCACCCATACCAAAACAGTTCAACAGGAGAGACTCAAATGAAAGTAGGTAGTCGCGTAGTGGTCACCAACACAGATTATGACATCGTTGAAGGCCCATATTTGGCAAATGGTCAAAAAGGGACTGTAGTTGAATTATATAGTTCTGGTTTGGTTATCGTTAACATGGACAATTGCAAAGACAAAGATCGAGATGGTTGGTCTTTTTTCACAAGTCAAGTAAAGGAAATTTGAAATGATTGAGTTCAAGGGAAACATCATCACTCTGCGTGATATTGAACGTGATGATGCATACTATTACCTTTCTCAACATGGGATTGAGCAATACGCCTTGCTCGGTAATCAGACCAATCGACTTTACAGTCTGAGCTACCCAATGCGTGCGGAAGATCGTATTCGTTACCGTGCTGAGATTCACCGACACAACAATCAGAATCTCTTGGGTAAGAAGCTTGACATCCGTGAAGATGGGCCTGATATTGACCCAACCCCACCAAGAGGTGGTGGTGCAAGACCTGTAGCGCTATCGTTCCTTGATGCGTGTTCAGGATTTTCAAAAGTAGCTTGACACACAACTGAAAGGGGTGTATAATGCGCCCCCTAAATCACTAGGAGATTATGATGAAACAAGAACCTACCCTCGGTAATCTGTTTGGTTTGATCAGCACTACCAGCACTGTTATCAACAACAATCACGCAGAGCTTGTTGAAGACGCACTGGATGCGTTCACCAAAGCAGAAAAGAAAATGGAATCCGCAATTGAGCAAATCAATGGTCAAATTGCTGCACATGCACAGGCTGCTGTTGAAGCTCAAAATCGCATGAACGAAGCAAAAGACAGTGGTGACAAACTGCGTCGTGTTCTTGCCCGAGTAAAGGCACTCACCGAATGACACTGGATGAAATGAAAGACCTTAAGGATGGTGATGTTGTTGTGCTAAATAGCGTGCATCTTGGTATCGAATCTGGTACAATTCTGACCCGCAAGAAAAGCTGGATGGATGATGATCGCTGTTCAATGTTCACTTTTGATAGGGGTGACAAGAAAGACTTTCACTACTTCAACCACAAGCAAGTTGATTTCATCGAGGGTTAACAATGGCTAAGAAGCAACAAGTGACACCGCAACTTGATCTTAAGCGTGATGATTTCATGCATGCTGTTCCTGAAGATCAAAAGATGGAAATTATTATCCACTGGAAAGGTGGTAATAAATACAAACCAGATTTTATTAACCCTGTAGCTGCTTTCGCTAAACATGATGGTCAGCTCAAGGTTATTAATCGGAACCTTCCTGATTATGTTTATGCATATGACTTGAAGGAAATCAAAGCTGTATACATTCTACCAATGGGAGAGTAAAATGAAAAAGCAATATTCTTACAACGTCAACGGTATTATCCTCGACACCCGTGAAGCCGCTCGTCAAGTTCAGCGTACTTTCCGCAAACCTACCCCTGATGGTGGTCTGACTAATGGCCCACGCATCGTTCAGCAACTGATCGTCCAGCGAGTAGTTCGGTAATGAAGATCGTTCTTGGGTTTTACTGTTCATCCTGAGTATTGTATCGTATGTATTCGTGCTCGGGGAGTTCTATAACTGGTTCCTAGTTCCAATTGGTGCCCCTGTTATCGGATTGGCTAACATTTACGGTCTCAGCATCCTGCTCGCATTCGTGACTAAGCCATTGAATATGAAAACAAATCCACGAACATTCTCGGAAGGTGTTTGGATTCGTATCAGTGCAAATATTGCGGTGTACATCGTAGGGTACATAATCACACTTTTCATGTGAAATAGTTGTTGACAGTCAGTCTCAACTGTAGTATAATGGCGGACTAGATTGATGAAAAGGTCTAGTCTATCCAAAACATCCACCGCTTTGCGGTAATCAAAAGAGGAAAATAAATGTCTCGTTTTCAATTCCAAACTGACACCCCTGTATCCACCGGCCCTTCGGTAAACTTTGACGAACTTGGTCAGTATGTTTTCGAAACCGTTAACGCACCTGAGCCAGATGCTCGTATTATGATCGTCTCCGGTATCGTTGACCTTGGATTTCAGAAGCAAGAAGACGCTAAGATGGAATGGACAGGTTCTGATGCACAACGTGCTGAAATCGAAGCCAAAGCAGCAGCAGGTGAGACCAAGGAATACTTTGAAGTTGTTCCACATGGTCAAAACAACGTACCGACACTGTGCAAACGCTGGCCTGTAAAAGATCTTCGTGAAGTAGCAATCTTCGTTGATGATCCTGCCACCATTATCAACCGTGGTAAGTTCTTCGATGAAGACGGTGTTGGTGAAGATCTGCCATATCGCATGATGCTCAACAACGAATTCTTCCAGAAAGGTGTAGGTAAGGTTCCCGGTCGTGCAATCAACCTGAAAGAACACCGTGATGATGCAGGTAATTGGGGTTTCAAAAACAACACCATCCTGTACAAAATCGGTCAAGCTGTAGGTGCGTTGGATGCACAGAAACAGATGAAGCCTCAGTATCTCGGTAACCTGATCGGTAAAGCGATCCTGTGTAACGTTACCGTAACCCTGAACGAAGGTTCTGATGGTAAGAAGTACCTGAATGAGAAAGTAGGTTTCAACGGCCCGGTTCCAAAGGCAATGATTCCACTGATTCCAGTTCTGGACGAAAAGCACATGTTCATGATCAACATGAAAGGTGAGAACGATCCTAACGCTGTTAAAAACCTGCGTCAGTCGTGTATCAATGTTATCAAGCAAGCATCGAACTTCGCTGAGTCGGATCTGCGTAAGCAACTGATCGCAGCAGGTAAGATCAAAGAAGACGAAGGTAATCTGACTTCGGGCAATGGTGAGACGCCACAAGCGAGCAAACCAGAAGCAAGTCGTCCAGCACCTAAGCAGGCAGCTCCACAACCTGACCCGCTGAACTTCGAAAACTTTGATGATGACATTCCGTTCTAAGTGACACAATTGGGAGACTTCGGTCTCCCTTCTATTTCAGGAGAGTGAAATGAAACAGCTTTACATGTTTGCAGGTGGTACAGATGGATACGTCAATATTCATTACACACTCAATAAGGATGTGGCTGAGCGTTTTAATGCTGACATCAACTCTGGTGATATTGAAGGCGACTGGTCTGATGAAGAATCAATCTTAGTGCCAGATGATGCAACATACGAAAGTTTGGGTATATGCTATTCAATTGAAAGTGATATGTATGATGAAGGAGATGAGAATGAGTGAGTATCAAGAAGATATGTTTGAAGCAGAACATGGCCCCGGTCGTCCACCTCTGCTGAGTGAGAACGATCTGTTTGCCCGTCTGGTAACCTTGAACAAGGAAATCAACGAGCGTAAAGAAGATATCAAGCAATTGATTATCGACTGTAAGTACCACAAGAAGGATAACCCTGAAGGTCATGATGCTGAGCGTGTGAAGTACATTGCGAAATCGGCAGCCACCTATGCGGCAGGTGACTACGAAGAGAAGAAGTGTGAGTTCCTTACCTTCATTGCACAGTTCGAAGACATCACGAACTACAACGACTAATACATTGCCCGCCTTTGTGCGGGCTTTGTCATTTCTGGAGAATAGAATGACATTGGTAACAAACATCCTCGACATGGCACGTCAGATTAAGAACAGTCGAGACACATTCAGTGTTCTTAACCACACTATTTCTGAAGTTGTCGAGCTTCAAGACGAAGTGTACGGCGTGGGTGATGGAAAGGACGGGATCATTGGTGAGGCAATCGACGTGATTCTTTGCTGTGTTGACCTGATCTACACACAACATCCTGACATCACTGAAGAAGAGTTGATTAAAATCGCTGACATAAAGTTGGCAAAATGGAAGCGACTTTACGGAGACAAGTAATGACCGAAATTATTGTGCCAACGCACGCTGTTGTCGATCTTGACGCATTCAAATACGCAGCCGCATATGTCGGTGAAAAGAAGTCTATCCGTGCAACACTGAAAGGAGATACCAGTGTCACATTCGAAGCAAAGAGCCGCACAGCCTTTTGGGGTCACTGGAAAAAGCGTGCAGGAGGAATTCTTGCTGAACACAACGCTACCCGAGAGTCACCTTATCTACCTGACGAATTCGACATCGAGGACATATCCACTCCTGAGCCTATCCAAAACGTACTTCACACTGCAAAAGTCATGGTCGATGATATCCTCAAGCAAGCAGGTGCAAAGACCTACGAAATGTATATGGGGAAAGGTGACAGTCAACGAGTAGAATGGAGTACCCTACAGAAGTACAAAGGTAATCGTGATAACTTGGTAAAACCTTATCACCTTGACGCTGTGAGTGACTACCTTGAACGTCGTTACAGTGCTGAAATCATTACTGACCGTGAAGCAGATGATATGTGCGTTATCAGGGCCTACAAGGAGCCTACACGCTTCGTTATCGGTGAGGATAAGGACTATTGGGGTAGCCCTGTTAATTACTACGACATCAACCGTACACATCGTGGTATCGTGAATTGTGATAAGCTTGGTCACTTGTTCCTTGATGACAAGAAGATCGTTCGTGGTGAAGGGCGAATTCACTTGTATTATCAAATCATCACTCAGGACGATGTTGACAACTACAAAGCGAACTGCTTCAGCGATATTGAGTGGGGTAGCGTCAGCGGATTCAAATCATTGGTTGACTGTAAGACTGACAAAGAATGCTTCCAAAAGATGGTTGAAGTGTTCAAATATCTTTACCCTGAAGAGAAAGTTGTTAAAGGTTGGCGTGGTGATGACATAAAGATTGATTGGCTCTATGTGTTCCAAGAAATGTTTGATATGGCTCACATGCAGCGGACACTTACTGACCCACGTGTAAATGTTAAAGCAGCACTAGACAGAATGGGGATTGAATATTAATGAGTAAGGTTTATGGATATGCTGTTGTAGACTCCGAAGGTAATCTGGCGCCACTTGGTCGCAAAGTTTATGACAGTAAGAACGCAGCTTCAAATAGTTGGACACACGCAATGAAGCGTTGGACACCTTCTGGTTTTGAGAGATTCAAAGATACTAAGTTTAAAGATCAAACAGAGTATCGTATTGTTGAATTGGTGGCACGATGAGTGCCCCATACCAACCTTGGGTTGAATATCCACACATCTGGAAGACTGAGAGTGCTTATCTCTCATTTGTCCGTGGTGGTATTCGTCGATATCTCTGGTCTAAGAACCCTGTGAAGTTGGAATTCGAAAAAGAAAGCACAGTTCAGATTCCAAATGATAATCCTCGGAGCATGAAACGATTCCCAACGGTTGCAGGTGGTCGCTGTACGATCTGTAACGGTCTTTTTAAACGAACTGAGATGGAATGCGACCACAAGACAGGGGAACACAGTCTTCGCTCCCTAAACGACGTACAGAGCTTTATCGAAGGCATTGTGTTTATTCGTAAAGAAGATCTTGCCATGGTCTGCAAACCCTGTCACGGTATTAAGACTTATGCTGAGCGATACGATCTTAGTTTTGAAGATGCAAAGGCAACTAAGCAAGCCATTGAATTTGAAAAGAAAGGCGTTAAGAAAGTGGTTGACATGTTGACCAAAGCAGGGTATAATGTGCCATCTTCAAAAGACAAGCGTCGTCAGATGCTAGTCGAACACTTCAAGCAGGAGAATAGCAATGAAGGTTAAATGTGTTGATACATGTGAAGATCCATCCTTCACACCCGGTAAGACATATGACGTATTGAGTATCGATGCAGATGGTGATATCTGGGTATTTGATGATTCCGGTCATGAATACTTCTTTTACCCTGAAGAGTGTGAAATCGTTGAAAATTGATGAAACCACTTACAAAATGCTGCTGAAGAAGATTTCAGAACTTGAGCAGCGTATTGCTGAATTGGAGAGAAAGAATGACGGTTAACCAATACATCACAATGAAATATGTGTCACTGTTCATTCAGTGTGCAATCATCCTTTAACTCTCAGGAGAGAGCAATGAGCTACGCAATCTACGCAGAATCGAACGGATACGTTCATCTTGTGTCCGCATCAACCCCGTCTGGTGCTTTCGACCTACTTACTAAAGACCTTCTTGATACAGGTGTGCAGTTTAAAGAGATTTTGAAAGTATACGCATGTAAGGACGGGGATGAATTTCCCGACTTGGAAGATCTTGTTAAAATACACATCAGAAAGGAGAACCAATGATCCAAAATAAATCGTGGCATAAACAGGCACTTGAACTTCGTGGTTATGGTTTCGGTAGTCGTCGTATCGCATCTACATTGGGTGTGGGTAAAAGTACAGTCAATGACTTCTTTAAGAAATACGATTTGGGTGAGGTAGATCTTCAAGAGATTGAAGTTGTTAAAGCTGGCCCTCGGATCTTTATCTACGATATCGAAACTGCACCGATTCTGGCCCACGTCTGGAAACTGTGGGATAACAATGTTGGCCTGAATCAGATCCAATCTGACTGGTATATGATGTCATTTTGTGGTAAGTGGTTGGGTGAAGACGAAATCTTCTACTACGATCAACGTGATGCTGTCAACATGGAAGACGATTCGTATATCCTGTCCAAGCTATGGAGCTTCTTGAATGAAGCTGATATTGTTGTAGGTCAGAACGTAAAGCGATTCGACACCAAGAAAGTAAACGCACGTTTCATCTTGAACGGATTCCCTAAGCCTTCGACATACCGTCAGATTGACACAATGGTGATTGCTAAGGAGCAGTTCGGTTTCACCAGTAACAAGCTTGAGTACATGTCAAAGCGACTCTGCCCTGATCATGTTAAGGATGGTCACAAAGACTTCCCCGGTCATGAAATGTGGGTAGAGTGCATGGCTGGTAACCCGCTTGCTTGGGAAGCGATGGAACGATACAACCGTGACGATGTGTTGGCAACTGAAGAGTTGTACAATGTGCTGTCGTCGTGGGATAGCAAACTTCCGAACTTCGATGTGTATGTTGACGAAGTGTTGGATATGAGTGAGTGGGTAGAAGATGGTTATCACTACACCAACCTTGCTAAGTACAAGCGTTATCGTAACATCAAAACTGGCGTTCAGCGGCGATCCCGAGTCAATGAATTGTCCAAAGAGAAGCGTCAATCACTGTTGGCTAACATCTAAATACGGGGCCTTGTGCCCCTTTCTTTTTATCTGGAGAAAAGTAAGTGAGTCAAAGTAAGAAACAAAGCTTGAAGGAAACGTTGACTAACACCTTCACAGGAATGCTCGGTAGCTTCGCTATCACTATGATTTGCTTGAAGATTTTCGAACAAGAGGTTGCAATTGCTGCCAGTACGACTATACTGTGCACCGTGTGGAGCATTGCACGTGGTTACACAATCCGTCGTTACTACAATCGAAAGGTGAAAGCATGAGAGCAGGTTGCAGTGGTTGCAAATATTTGAATGACTGGTGTTGTGAATACTGCCGGACATATGAAGCACCAACAAAACTAAGATCAGGTCAACGTATTCAGTTTACAAATGACATCGTTGACGGTTACACAGTTCACGCTTTAAAAGGTGAAGGTGGTGAACTTGTTAAACCTTATGGTCTTAGTGGTTGTGAGTGGATCGTTTATACCAACTTTGGTAAACGACTGAAAGTAAATGAGCGTCAAATCGAATTGTTTTAAGGAGAAAGTAAATGGCTAAGATTCAAGACATCGTAATTGGTATCCGTGGTTTCCAGAAGTACGCACCTGAAGTAAAGCGTTGGAACGAAATTATGCAGAACGCACCAATCAAAGGTGACGTTGAAGGAACTATCGACCGCATTGAGCGTCAATCAAAGTTTGTAGTTGAAGAGGCAACAGAGATTCAAGATGGTGCAATCCTTCGCGATGTACAAGAGATGTTGGATGGCTTCCTTGACACCCGTTTTGTGAATGACCAGATTGGTGTTTATCTTGAATCTCTCGGTGTTGACCTTGATGCAGCTTGGGCTGAAGTATGCCGTTCGAACAATAGCAAGTTTAGCACTGACCTTGAAATGATGAAGAAAAGTGCAGAAGCTCTTGAGGTGAAAGGCCGCAGCACAAACGACAAGATCGTCGTACAGGAGAGCTGTGAGAAGGGTGTGTACATCCTTAAACGTACCAGTGATGGTAAGATCATGAAACCGCTAACATTCAGTGAACCAAATCTTCGTCAATTCATTCCTAAAGCACTGCGGGGTAAGCGTTAATGGCAATTCAAGTTGGTGATTCAGTTCGTGTTGTAAATGATAAACAAATTTGGCTTGAGGCTCTGCCAAGTGACACAATTCTCAAAGTTACTGAGGATCGAGATGGCTTTAGATATGTTAACAATGACGAACTAACAATCGAGATTACAGCAATTCGTCGTCATCCTACGGATTTCGTGAAGGTAACCATGATTACGGAAGAAGTTTCAGCAAGAGCCGAAGTAATTAGTGAGCTAGGTATTTTCCGTCCTCAACTTGAAACCCGTAAGGTCGGTAAAGTTCGTGTTGAGTTGGTGGATGATGGGTTCCCATTGGCTCTGCGTGAAGTAGCTAAGGTGATGACATGGGCACAGACTGCGAAAGGTTACAAGGATCATGACTGGCAGAACCTCCCGAATTGGGAGCAACAATTGGCAGCCGCGACCAGTCGTCACCGCACAGACCTGATTATTCAGCGGCAAGTCGAAGGTCTTGAGTTTGAAGATTGTAACGACGAAGAGTCGAAGTTGATTCACAAGGCACATGAGGCGTTCGGTGTACTGGCTCAACTTGAGAAGATGTTGCGAGAAATTAAGTCTCGTAAGTGATTGACAAATAAGGGGAACACTGCTATAATGTTCCCCTACACTATTGAAAGGAGAGGAAATGTTCCACGTAAGTGCAAAAGTAATCGCCCATAGTATTTCGTCTGTAAACCGTAAAGAAATTGTCACCTTTGAACTTGAATTTCCTCGGCCCATCTTGGCTGAATTCAATACTCACAACGCACTTAGCAAAAACGCATCGTCTAGTCGAGCCATTCCGGTTCCTACGATGTTGAAACAGATTCGTGAAAATCCTGCTTACCTTGCTCGCTTCGGTGCTGCAAACTCTGGTATGCAAGATAAGGGTGTACATAGTGAACCCGTCACTTTCGAGTTTGGTACTTACCATGAAACAGGTAGTGCTGAAGAAATGTGGGCTAAGGCAGGACTACTTGCTGCCGACATGGCTGAAGCATTCCACAATGCAGGTTATGCCAAGCAAGTTTGCAATCGTCTGATTGAACCATGGCAAATGATGAAAGTTGTAATGACGGCTACCGAGCTGAACAACTTCTTCTGGCTTCGTGACCATGATGCTGCTGACCCAACTATTGCTGCTCTTGCGCGTGTAATCAAGAAAGCTTATGAGGCAAGTGAACCAACGGTATTGCAGCCGGGTGAATGGCACGTTCCTTACTACAATAGCGGTTACTGGAAGCCGTCTCGTAAAGAATCTTCTGATCTTGAAACTTGGGTATCTGTTGATTCGTTCGGTCACAGTCTTGAACACGCTCTGGTCATCTCAGCAAGTTGCTGTGCACAAGTGTCTTACCGTAAGCTTGACGACACGATTGAGAAAGCGCGTGGTGTTGTAGCTCGTTTGAATCTTCAAGGTGAAGAACCAGATCAACCTGTACATGCAAGTCCACTGGAGCATCAAGCAACACCTATTCAGGAAGCACAATGGTACATGCAGGAAACAACACTTGAAGATGATAAACCAGCGATTGTAAAGATCAATTGCGTGGAACCATACACTTGGGAAGAAGGTATTACTCATATGGATCGAGATAGTAAACTTTGCTCGGGTAACTTGAAGGGTTGGATTCAACATCGTCAACTGGTTCCAAACCACGTTAAAAGGGGTTAATCATGGGATACAAAGAAGTTACAGAAGCAGTTGAGGAAGCGTGGTTTGCATTTTACGATTCACTTGAAGTTTCAGGATTCACAAAAGAACAAGTTAGTAAATTTGAAAAACAACTCGACATGAAAGATGTTTATAATGATGTTGATGATTGTGCAATGGAGGCTATTCGATGACCACTCATACCCGTGAAGAAAGTAAGAACAAGATTGGTCAACACGATCAATATCTAGGTCAGGGTGATTTGAAACTTCACCCTCTCTGGAAGAATGAGTGGTTGTCTGAGCCACATTCGGAGCATGAACCGTTCCTTATGGGTCATCCGGATCAAAAGCAGTTTGAGAAGCTGCTGACATCGATGGGTGCTGACTTGAACTATGGCTACACATCGCGTGTAGTCATGCATCGAAATCGCACTAACAACGATGTGAACTATGGTCTGTATGTACACTTTAAGGAACGTACTGACAAGTGGTGGATGAACAACATGATGGCTGTATCTGATATCGTTCGGAATGTCAGCGAGAATGAAGGTAGTATCAGAGCTACAGGTATGCGTGAAAGTTTGAATGAAGATAGCCCATTGCTCGATGTAATGATTAATGCAGCAGAACAGCAAGGCTTCTTTGAAGTCCCAGTAATTATGGTTGATGAGGGTAAGGTATGAGTGTTATTGTATTTGGTATGGAAAATTGCGCAGGTTGCGTAACTGTTAAAACTCTCTTGAAACAAAATGGTATCTCTTTTACTGAGATGGATGTGATGAACCCAGACCATATGGCAGAAGCACAGAAGCATGGTATTCGTGGAGTTCCTACTACCATTGTTGGTGCCAACGTTATTGTTGGTAGTTCCCCACGTGAAATTCAATGGATTCGTAATGCGGTGGGTATCTAATGACTTTGACACGTATCCAAACAGTTGATGAAGGGTTTATTTCTGATTACCCTGAAGCCATTGAGTTTATGAATCAGCAACAAACAATCTATTGGCCTCATTTCGAGGTCAAGGTTGAAAAGGATAAACAAGATTTCATGGTCAACTTGACTGAGCAGGAGCGTCATGGTGTTATCACCACGCTCCGTCTGTTCACCAAGTATGAGTGGATCATCGGTAACGAGTTCTGGATCAACTTCGTAATGAAGAAGTTCCCACGTGCTGCTGACATCCAACCGATGGCAGCAACCTTTGGTGGTGTAGAACTGGGTATCCATCAGTTCTTCTACAAGAAGCTCAATGAAGTGCTGGGTCTTGCAACCTTTGAGTTCTATAATGCGTACATTAACGATCCTGAGTTGAAGGCACGGATTGACTTCCTAACTAATACTCTTGATGAAGCTGATGACCTTCGTGCCCTTGGTGGATTCACATTTGGTGAAGGTGCAATTCTGTACACCAGCTTTGCTTACTTGAAGCACTTTCAGTCAAGCGGAAAGAATAAGCTTGTGAACGTAGTATCGGGTATCAATTTTAGTGCACGTGATGAGCATCTTCATAGCATTGCAGCCGCATGGTTGTTTCGTACACTGAAAAAAGAGAAGATTGAAGCGGGTTTTTGGACGCAAGAAGATGAAGATAAATTACAACTCGACATCTATGCCGCTGCACAGAAGGTTTTAGAACATGAGCGTGTAATTATCGGTAAGATTTTTGAGAAAGGTACCATTGATGGTATTACATCACATCAACTTGAAGAGTTTGCAAAGCATCGTATCAACTTGTGTTTGACTAACATGGGTTACGATCCATTGTTTGAAGTTAAGAACACAGTTGTTGAAGAATGGTTCTATAAGGGTATCACTGGATATAGCTCGCAGGACTTCTTTAACAGTAAGGGTAACCAATATTCACGTGATTGGAATCTTGAAGGTTTCAGCCGTATCAAACGTAATAAAGAGGTAACGGAATGACAGCAGTAACTTACGAAACCCTTAGTAAAGAACGCAAGCAGATGCAGGAGACGGGCGAAATGCCTGCCCATTGGTCTACAGGTTCTTGGCAGTTGTTTAAAGAGAAGTATCTGTATCAAGCAGCAACACCACGTGAGCAGTACATGCGAATTGCTCGTACACTTTCAGCACACACCCCTGATCCTGCTGTATGGTGTGAGAAATTCTTTGACATTATGTGGAAAGGATGGTTGTCACCATCGACACCAATTCTGTCCAACACCGGTACTACACGTGGACTTCCTGTAAGCTGTGCTGGTGTGTACTTCCCTGACTCGATTGATGAGATTTATGCAGCCAAGCGAGAAGTGGCACTGTTGACAAAGCATGGTTTCGGTACAGCCGGTTATCTCGGTGATATTCGACCACGTGGTGCTAAGATTTCCATTGGTGGCAAGTCTTCTGGTGTCCTTCCTGTAATCGAAGGTATGGAATCAGATATGACCTACGTTGCCCAAGGCACAACCCGACGTGGTGCATTTGCAGCTTACCTTCCTGTTAGTCACGGTGACTTCCATGAGGTTGTTGACTACCTGATTGCTCACGATGATGGTGTGAACATTGGTTGGAACTGGCATGATAGCGACACTCAGCTTGTGAATGATGGTGATGTCGAAACTGATTTCCGGTGGCAGAAATTGAACAAGACTCGCATGGTCACAGGTAAGGGTTACATGTACTTCCCTGATAAAGTGAATCGTGCACGTCCTGAGACCTATGTGGATCATGGTCTGTATGTCAAAGCTGCTCAACTGTGCAACGAAATTAGCTTGTTCAATGATATCGAACACACTTATACTTGTGTGCTTGCTTCGATGAACGGTCGTAAGTATCGTGAGTGGCAACATACCGATGCGGTGTTTATCGCAACAGTATTCCTCGACTGTGTTGCTCAGGAATTCATTGAGCGTGCAAAGAATATCAAAGGTCTTGAGAAGGCTGTACGTTTCACAAAGAAGAGTCGTGCCCTTGGTTTGGGTCTGTGTGGTCTGCATTCCTTGTACATGAGTGAGATGCTTCCTTTTGAAAGCTTGCAGGCGACATTCCTGAATGTCGAAATCTTTAAGCACTTGAATGCTGAATCGTTGCGTGCTAGTCAGTGGATTGCTTCCGTTTATGGTGAGCCTGAGTGGTGTAAAGGTTATGGTTATGCCAACACACACCGACTGAGCGTTGCCCCAACGAAGTCTACAGCACTTATCATGGGAGGTGTCACTGAAGGTATCAACACCGAAGACGGATTGGTTAAAACGCAACGGACTGCTGCTGGTGAAGTGGATCGTGTGAACCCTGAGTTCCTTGAATACTTGAAACGCGAAGGTCTTTACTCTAAAGCTCGTATCCGTGAGGTTCGTGAAGCAATGGGTAGCTGTCAGCGTGTTAACTGGTTGTCTGACGAAGCCAAGGCAGTGTTCAAGACTGGATTTGAGATTGACCCATACGCTCAAATTCGTCAAGCGTCACAACGTGGGCCTGAGCTGTGTCAGTGGCAGTCGTTCAACCTATTCCTGTCCTCAGACCTAGGTGAGGAATACATCAGTGATGTGATGTGGATGATCGTTGAAGACGAAAACATGCACGGCTGCTACTACACGTACGGTCAAGCAGGTGTTCAAGCTTCAAATGGTGAATGCGCAGCTTGTCAGTGATAATGAGCCCTACCTTACGGTGGGGCTTTTTCACATCTGATGAACGGTAGTGGACAGCAGGAAGGGTTGGGTCTAGTATTCATCTCACTGGATGGGGGAAGGCAAGAAGCCAGCGTAAGCGAAATTTCTTAAATTCGAATCTGGTGGTGTAAAATGAGCAAATCCAACAAAGTGCTTGTACGTCTGAGTGAAAACGTAGGTAGTGACATTCGTCATGTCTACACACAGGACGGTGAAACATCGCTCGGGATCATCATCAAAGCAGGTCGTGGGAAATACCGTGTCCTGCGTGCCGATGGCAAAGAGCGAGTTAAATCAACTCTGACTGAGGCGTACCGGACTATTCGTAGAGTAAACTAGGAGAGCCAAATGAACGAGTCGTATGAAGTGGAGCTTAACAATATCAAGGCCAGCTTCTTACCCTCTGAGTTTGACCTTATCGTGGGAGTGGAAAACACATCCACTCTCGCGGTTAAAGGTCTCACACTGGGTGGTGATTTTACCGACATCGAATGGCAGGTTGTTTACTGTCGAGTGTTGGTTGATGAACGATGGTATTTCTTACCTCACAACCTCTACGATGAGATTGAAGACGTTTACGGTGACCAGATAGGCAATCGCCTATGGGAGCTTTCACAGACGCTGTAATCGCACCACAGAAACCCGCTTCGGCGGGTTTTCTTTTCACTTCTATTTACATTTTCGACAAATGGTGCTATACTTTAGATTCGAATCATGTCTAATAAAAGGAAATATCATGGATATTACAAGATCCGAACTAACAGCAGCACTCCGTACAGTTGGCCTTTTGGGAACTGTTGAATCTGGAATGTTCGACAACGTTCTATTGCCACCCGGTGGAACTGACTATAGCTCTCAAATTCAGGAGCTACAGGCCAAGGACGCATCTCAGGATTCAACCATTGTTCAAATTGACCAGCGGGTTGTAACACTTGAGAACAAAGATACGGTAGACTATTCTACACAGATTTCAGAATTGAAAGCAACAGATACAGCTCAAGATGGTCGGATTACAGCAGCAGAAGCTTCGCTGTTGACCAAGGCTGGGTTGGTCAATGGTAAAGTCCCGTATGAACAGCTACCTCAGTTCCCTGTAGGTCGCAAGGTGAACGTAGCCAACCAAGCCTCACGGTTTGCCCTCCCTGTCTATGCTGACCTCACAATCGCCTATCAGAGTGACACAGGTGATGCTTGGGGACTGGATGCTAATGCAGACCCAGCAATCAGCAACAATTGGTCTAAGCTTGGTAATGCTCAAGGTATTGGTGTAGCATCGTTTAACGGTCGAACTGGTAATATTGGGCCTATGTCTGGTGATTACAATACTGGTCAGATTACTGAGATTTTAGATAAACGATTTGTCACATCCGATCAAATCACACAATGGACTACAGCGGCAAGTGCCACCAAAATCACGTCATTCAACGGACGATCTGGTGCTGTTTCCCCAGCATTGGGTGATTATACTGCTGATTTGGTTACGGAAGGTACAAACCGTAAATGGTTGACTCCAACGCAGATTTCAACATGGGACGCTAAGGAAACAACCACGGGTTCTCAGACGAAGGCTACAGCTGCACAGGCAGCAGCCAAGACGTATGCTGACTCAACCTTTATTCCACTCAACCAAAAGAATGCGGCTAATGGTGTTGCACCTTTAGACTCAAGTTCTAGAGTACCTGTAGCCAATCTACCAACGTTCCTACCACGCAGACAAAGAACTTGGCACGACCTATTAGCTACCAATGTTAAGGATGTTTGGTATGCGACACCATCAGATGTAGAGACTGATATTTATATCGCGACAAGCGCTGAGAACAGTGGTGCATATGTCTTGATTGAAGCCCGTCAAAACTCATCAGGTACAATCTTTTCATTTTTTGGAACGACTGTAAGTAGCACAACCAATGGCCCTACTGTTTCAACCGTTTGTAACGTGACCGTTCCGCAAGGTTGGGAGTATCGCTTGAAAGGTTCTTCTCTTGGTACTCGTACACTCACACGATGGTATGAGCTTCGGTAACCCACAACCCCGCTTCGGCGGGGTTTTCTTTTGCCTAAAATAAATGTTGACACCCTGCCAAAAGCTGGTATCATTACCACATCAAACACAGGAGCCACACCGTGAACAAGAGTCGCTATCAGATGACCAATCGAGGTCGCAAAGGGAAGCCCTGCTGGTACGTTGAGGACATGAAAGATATCGATGGGAGTGTAGGTAAGTACCTCTACTCAAGCCACCTCAAATACAATGCCGAGGGATTCCTGAGAAATCTACGTCAATACGAACGTGATGGGATTCAACCGGGAGAAGAGAAATGATTACCTTGCTGAGCAGTACCTTTCTGCGTTACACTGGTAAGATCGACCAAGATGTATATGTCGGATCAATGATGATTGGGTTGGCAGAAATCATATTGACTAGTATCATGGTATTTTCTATTATTGAACAACTTGGAGCTTAACAAATGCGTTATGTAAGCAAGCAATTCTTCACCGAACACGCACATGAAACCGGTAACATTGTGGTTACTGTTGAAACACCACACCCGGATGATATCTATGCGTATCAGATTAAGAAAGGTAGTGATATGATGACCGCCAGTGTCAAGATTTCTGACTGCCATGACAGTGCAGTCATTGACTTCGACTGCCGGAAGAAAGGTGATTTCGAAAAGCGGTTGCAAAAACTCGATAAATGGATTGACGAACTACAAAAGATGCGTCACCATATGGTCGAATTCAATCGACTCCAAGCTGGTGAGATTGCGTCTCGTAAGCTTCAACTTGAACTTGAAGAAGGAGAAGTATTTGATGCTGCTTGATGAAATGCTTGAACTTGTGGAGAAGCACAAATGACCACCAGTTGGGTGATTTTCAAGAATGGTGATCTAGCATTACTTCTGAATCACACAAAAGTTAGCGAAACACAAGGTTGTGACGGTGGGTGCAGCACGGTTATTGCTCAAGGTAGTTTAGATAACAAACGTGAGCTTTGGGATTCTGTAAAGAAAGAATACAATTTAGGGGAATATCATGAAGGGTAATTGGGTAGCTAAGAACATGCACAACTACAACCGTCCGTCAGTAGTGCCAGACAAGCGTGATAAATACCTTGACGACATCGCTGAACGTGAGCGACAATATGAGCCTGAACTTGACGAAGAGTGGGATGACAATGATGATCGACGATAGACATCGGATTGAGTTTCTTTGTACACTTGATGGTCGGTTTACTATCCATACACGGGTAATGCCTCAACATTCATTTGTATGGGATATGGAAACAGCCGATATATATGCAACCGGTACTAACTGGTGCAATGCTCTCGATGCAGCAATCCTTAGATGGAGAGAAGAATGAATATCGATCATGAAATGGCTGTAGCCGATTGCAAGTACGGACTGTCCCTCGGGATGACCTGTCTTGAAGAACATTTTGCTCATTGGCTTGACAGTGATATCCCAATCGAGTATCTTGAGGATGTTCAATATCAAGCGGCGATCCGCGAAATTCATTTAAAACTAGGAACAGAAGAATGTCTACTCAAGTAATCGAATTCCTGAACAGTAATGGTATGATCCTCATTTTGATGGAGCTTATCCTGATTGGTATGGTTTTTCGTTATAAAGAAGGTATTGTATTGACAAAGGAAGAGTCACAATCTATCCTTGACTCGACTGAGTATCGATCCAAAACATTCCTGACAACTGACCGTTCTGTAAGTAAATGGGGTAAAGAATAATGACTCAGGTAATCAACGGTAACATCTGCATTGCTCGTTCGTCTGACGGCAATGTCTATATCAAGATCGAAGACCGTGATAGCAACATTCATTTTGCAGAAATCAAGCTTACAGCTCAGCAGTTCGGTGAGTGTATTACTGGTTTGTACACGACTGAAGTACCTATTGAAGTTCGCGGTCTTCAAAACGTCGGTAAAGTCAAGGTGACGGAACCACGTGTACAAACGATCAAATGCGATAGCTATGACAAAGATGTCATCCGTAAGGAAATCGGTAAGATCCATGCTGAGCAAGATGCACCAAATGGTTGGTCGGCTAGTATGTATCTCGGTAGTCAAAACAGCATTAGTCGTGAAGGTGGTATGACTACTGTTCGTTACAACGTTTACAAATTCGTGGAGAAAGAAGATGCAACCGTTCAACCCGAATAACATTGTTGAGGGTCAACCTGCGATTATCATAAATGTCGAATTTTCTGAGAATTCTGAATTCTTAGGTCGCTGTGCGATGGTTGATACCATCCTAAAACCGGGTGAGCTTAAATCGACAAGTCCACATGAATCATATACATGGATTAGCTTTAGTGAGGATAAACGTCAGCGTCGGATCATCACCCGTTACCTTATGCCTATTCCACCGCTTAATGATGATGTACTTGAACAAACAAATGTAAAACAACCTGAAGGAGAAAAAGCATGAACTTGGTAGAATTTCTGGTACTGGAATTTGCAAACCAAACTGAACACGATTACAACGACTGGCCTGAAGGTGTTGTAGCTCGACACGAAAACAACAGTGAAGTGGTGTTCGAAGGTTGGAAATACGACTACACCAGTCCTTATGGTGGTGGTACTCGACAATATGACGTAGGCTTTGAAGTGGATGGTGAACTTCCATATCTTGACGAATACGATGAAGGTGAAGAGGTTACCCGTGAAGAGTTCTTTGCATTCATTGCTGAGCGTCCAAACTTCGTAGCTGAAATCGAAGAGAAGCGTAAAGAGAACATGGGTAAGATTGCTGAGTTGAATAAGGTCGCTTACAACGCAGTTGAACAAGCAATGACTCTGTCCCACGAAGCTGGTTTGCCTTACACTTGCAGTATGCCTGCTGGTGTTGCAGACCTTGATGAGAACTCGGATTGGGCATCGTCCCGCTGCTAATAGGAGAAAGATAATGAGTCACGCAGGTATGACACGTCGTCAGCTTGAAATCATGCGAGAAGAAATGGCTAAGGCTGAGCTTGAGTACAAGAATACTATTCGCGATAGTCGTCAAGAAGTAATCCTAAAGCTTCGTGAAATCAAGGCTCAGTTGAACACCCTTGTATCTGAAGCTGAAAAGCTTGCTGAGTCCGTAGACCTGAAGTTCTACTACAGTTCGGGTTATGAGGAATTCAGTTGGGCTGATGCTGACAACTGGTCTTCCAGCTCGGCACACTGCTAAACAAGAGACCCGCTTCGGCGGGTTTTCTTTTGTCTAAAATAAATGTTGACACTGGTGTTCAAGGTGGTACACTGGTCGCATCTAAACAGGAGATGTACAATGAACGTTAATGAAATTCTTGACAACCTTGATCTTCCAGTGAACCGTGTTGCCCGTCAGACCATTCTTGATACACCTTCCCAACCATGGGTTCCCGGAAGCACTTGGGAAGAAAACCGACCACGTGAATTGCTAGCAGCACAGAAGCGTGAAGCTAAGCAAGTAAACGAAGTGTTGTCAAAGCGTGAAGCTCTCGGTAAACTAGCTGAAATGATCGAAGCATTCAAAGAGCGTGTCTCCATTGATGCTGATTCAATCCGTGAGTTCGCAAAGAACAATGACATCGACAACATGCTCGACTGGTGCCCATGGGACACTTGGAGTGTTGACCCGATCTTGGAATCAACTGACCCATTGGAATCAGCAGTCAAATGGATGCACTCCGACCACTCTTGCTAAGGACACACATATGTACATGGACAACATTCAGATGCTCAAGCGTAAGTATATTCTACGGGGATGGATTGACAAACGTGTCACACCTGATTTACCATCTCTGTATTCGAAACTGATGACACAACGTCACAGTAAACCATTGCTACCATAGGACACTGAAATGCTTGTAATTGGATCTGCTGCACTTGAGTACCACGGTCTACTCATTGATCGTACACCGGCTGACACTGACCGCATCTGCACCTTTGAACAGTTCCAGAAATGGACACGTGAGAACAAGGCTGTTATTAAGCATTGTACACCACTGTCGGACACCAAGTTCCACGTGGTCACCAAAGACGGATGGAACAATGAATTCGAAATCGCTTGGGAAGGTACAGCAGCACGTGCATTGCTTGACGTTTACGGTGGTGAAGGTGTAGCCTCTGTAGACTGGCTCTACGCCTTGAAGATGAGTCACCGCTACCTACGGAACAGTACACACTTTGCGAAGACTATGCGTGATATTAAGCTACTTCGCGAGCATGTTTCGCCAGATGCTCAGTTGATTATTGAGAGTGAGTGGTTCAAACAGCGTGAGCGTGAAACCTACACATACAAGCACCCTAAGCTGGATGTCAGCAAACAGGAGTTCTTTGACGGTGATGGGGTTCCGTATGTGTACGACCACGACAGTATTCACCTTACTGTAGCGTTGAAAACCGAGTCGTATGAGGTTGACGGAGGGTACTATCATACTACCAGACCTGCTTACACCTTCTATATGAAGGATGGTTCTGAAGTTATGACTTCTAAAGAGAAGTTTATGGGTGTTCACGAACACATCCGCTTGTATGGTGTGTACGAAGAGACCTGTGTGCTTGCTCTGGAGCGTTCTCAGATTCCTTTCACCTTGGGTAAGGAATGTGGCCCAACACCACGTGAGAGCTTTATGAAGGCGCTGGAGAAGGTGTGCACAAGTATCACCAGTGGCTGGTTCCGTGAATATGCATGGGAAAATTACGATAAAGTGCTTGACCTGTACAAGCAGATGGGCGAGAATGATTACACAGAGCGATTCATCAAAAACGCTCACCTACTGAAACCATTTGAAGGGGAAATTAAATGACTCAGATTTTTGAACCCGGTAGCAAAGTAATTCGTATTAGTGGTAATTACATGAATACGTATAAAGGTGGTATTTATACGGTTACTCATCAAGTACCTACAGGTATTTCCCTTGAAGGTCATGAAGGTACTTATGATGATAAATGCTTCCAGCTGTATATCGAACCGAAGAAGATGACTATGGATGTTATTCATGAGATTGTAATAATCGATAAAGATCTTGAAGACATGCGTAATAAACTCGAACTGCTTCAAATTTCGATTGACAATCGTCAACTTCAACTCGATACTCTGAAAAAGGAATATGGTGTAGTATGAACATTTCTAAAAACTCTTGGCACTACAAAGCAGTTGATCGTTTCGGAACACGCACTGCGAAGAACAAGTTTGATCTTGGCTGTCACACCACATGCACGTACATCCGTGCAGTTACATGGTCGTTGATTGCTGCTCTTTGGTTTAGTGCAATTATGCTTGTATTTATCGCGTTCATTGTTGGTACTGTTGTGAGTATGATTGCAGCACCGATCCAATTGATTATGGGTGTGGTGTTTGAGAAAGGTACTTGGGCTGCGTTTGCATATGCTTTCGGCGCTGCCGGTTGGGGAATTACATCAGCCGTACTGATATTGTTCATTGTCACAATTATTCGTGACCGTCAACCATCTGCTGAAGAGAAAGCTAGCTTGATTAAACAAGCATACGCTGATAAAGTAGACGGTATCTGCACACTGGTTAAACTGACTGATTAAGGATTAGATATGTTTGGTCTCGCATCTGTTGTAAAAGCTACTCTTGAAAAAGCTGGTTACTCGTTCGTTAAAGTGGATGACAATGCTCGCCCTTGGCAGATGCGTGAGGGTGACATGATCGTCACTGAAGGTCGTGCGCTAGGTGACATTCTACGTGAACAGGGTAAAGCTCTAGGGGTTTGGTAATGGTAGCAAGTCGTAATGTAACGCTATTTAAGGTCACCAAAGCTAACGTGATTGCGTATGGTGACATTCTTCCAATGATGTACTTCGAATCACCCCATCGCTGTGTAAATAGTGATGACGTCTTTCTTGAAAAACAGGCAGGTATCCAGCACAATGCTCGGGTTCATCGAGTTAGCAACACAACGTTCATCGGTCAACCGGGTCAAGAAGGTAATGACCACCTGTATCTGAAAGATGAGCGGTTCATTGCCATGGATCGTGACCTTGAAAAGATTGTGACGATGTTCAAAGACGAAGCACATGATCAAGGTGTTATTGTCGGAAGACGTTTGGCGATGGATGAAATCTGGTCGCTGAAAGATGAAATCAAACGCTTGCAATCTCGCACCATCTGGTCTATGATTGTTGACAAATTCAAATGGAGTAAAAGGTAATGGCTGCAAACCGTCAACTCGCTTCACAACGTGGTATTTCGGATGACGATGTTCGTCTGATCGATCTTCTACATGAGCATATGGAAGTTATCATTGACAATACACTGGCTGTACATGACCTTCCCATGCGTCTCGCATACCTGCGTGAGCTTGAGTTCCAGCTACAAGACCTCTGGAAGTTCGACCGTGACAGCCGATACCACACATGGTGTCAACGTCTAATCAATCGTCACAGAGGTCTGAGTTATGCAGGTGCGAAGTTTGAGTGCACAGCGACAGGTGCAATCCGTGTTCTTGAGCAAGATGATGTAGAGGTAGGTGGGATCATCGGGATTGGTAAAGGTTTCATTGACTTCGGTGGTGTTGTTCGTCTGGTTGGAGTAAGGAGTGTGGTGTGAAACGCGAACACAGGTGGGCGTTCCTTTGGCTTGAATATAGTCGAATTGGATATGTGGAACGTCTTGACTTATTCGGATTCAACCTGTACTATCGTAGTGGTAGTTTGGTAAAAATCCTTGGTTATGAGTGGATCGAAAAATGAGTAAAGAAAAGTTGCTTGACATCATTGACAGTCTTCAACCCACACCTGATGAATATTCGGTACACGAGCGGTTCTATTACCTGCTGGATTACGCATGTGAGCTTGATGTCTTATCCATTCTGGTGTACTCTGATCAAGCTCTTGCTCATGTGAAAGATCGTCTTGAGAAGGGTGTAGATGGTACTGCTGAATACGATGCCGTAGCTGATTTTGTATTGACAGCAAATGAAAGAGGGTTTAAAATTGTCTAACGTTCTAAGTGATAAGTATCTTAAAGATAACGGATTCACACTGGTTAAATATCCTGACGGATTTTTCTATATCCGACACTATAGTGCATATGAGCATTACATTCAGATTTCTGAGGATTTTAGCGATTGTTGTGAAATGTTTGACGGTTGGGTCAACAATCTATCCGACTATGATGTAATGAGTACAATCGAGCGTCACAACAAAGCAATCAATCAATACGTTAAGTAAGGAAATAAGATGTCCGCAGTAGTTAAGTTCGAAGTCACCAAACGTAAACTGGACTGGAAGCAAGAGGAAGAATTGCGTCAAGGTAAGAAGAAAGGTGCTACACGTCGTGAACAACGTAAGGCAAGTCGTGACCTTAAAGCGTATCAAGAAGAGGATGTTGAATAATGGAAATTGATGTACGCCAAACGGCACAAGCAGTAGTTGATATCATCCGATTTGCTGACGATGATGATACTAAAACAGGTAATATTTACGCCAGTGTACTAATTGAAAGCTCTTCATACCCCGGTACTGTTGAAATCATGGATAAGACAAGTGACTACCTTCTGATTCGTGACGCTGAAATGGCCCGCGATCTGATTAAGGCATTGGATAAAGCTGTTAAGTTAGGATGGCTTAAGTAATAAAAGATAGAGACCCGCTTCGGCGGGTTTTCTTTTGTCTATCGAAAATAGAATTGACTTTTGAAATTTGATGAGGAATAATGAGTGAAGAAATTTTGATGACACCGGTGTGGCTAAGCCCGCCCTACTCCCAAAAAAATTTCATTGGGTTTTGATGACCGTAGATGTAGCTAAGCCGCCCTACTGCGTAGATGTAGCTAGGGCACCCTACCCCGAAAAATTCCACACCCAAATGAGAATGATACCCATTTGGAACCCGGATTGAGAGTCATTCTCATTTACCCGGTTGAATGAAACTCATTCGCATTCGATAGAGCGTATCATTCTCATTAACACACCGACTTCTCTAAAGCCGAATTTGTGTTAAGCACACTTCCGCCCTCGATTGCTCGACGACGTTTTTAAAGCCTACACCTATAATCTCAGGATTGCAACATCTTTATTTACAAGCAATTCCTGTGCCAAACCTAAATAGCGTCCACGCTCCCTGTTTGTCTCCGGGTTTACTACCCCGCCACCTCATACCCTCACTATACAGCAAACAAAGCAAAGCACAAGTCTTGCATTTCATTTTCTTTTGTGGTATTCGCGCACGCACGCGGTCATCTATATGCGTACTTCTCTAAAAGAATTTGAAAATAGATGTTGACGCGGTAAATCAATCGGGTATGATGGGCGGAAAGAGAGAGAGGAAAAGCCTCAATCAAAATCGAGTAATTGAAATGGCTGTTTATTATGAGTGGGATGTAGAAGAAACCGAAGTTGTTGACGGTGAAGTTGAAGTTGTCGAACACTGGTTTCAAACAAGTTATAAAGCATCATACCTATTCAAGGGTGATTGCCCTGAAATGAGTATTGTACTCGTTCGTGATGATGACAATGGTCGTTCATGGGCTTACATTCAAGCAAACGGTGAACTACCTGAATATTTCTGTAACGCATGGGGTGTCGAAGTACACAAGGTTCCTAATAGATTCCACGAAGAAGTACGAAAGTTTAAAAATAAATGTTGACACGCTGTACCAACGCTGTAAAATCAACCACACAAAGGAGGGAATAAATCTCTCCTAACCATTAGGATAAGGCTTCAGAACAATGTCTATGATTCTTACCGAAAACACCGTCGTTCCTGCTGACTACGAATACAAAAGCGATAAGCACAAACACACTATCAAGGCTTTGCTTGAGTGTGAAGGTTATGCGATCAAGCACCGTGCAGGTGAATATGTCGATTCGGATTACTTCTACCCGAACTACGGTATCTGTGACAACATCGGTCGTGGTAACTGGCGTTCTTCTGAAATTAACATGTTCTCCCGTGTTAAAGACAACCTGATTCGTCGTCTACCATCGTATTCTGGTGCGTATCACTTTCCTGTACGTCACCCAGACTTTATGACGGATACAGACCAAGCAACCATCAAGGCCGAGGAAGCGTGGAACGGCAATACTAACAAATGGGAAGGTGAATACGGTGCCAACCGCCTGACTCAGTTGAAAGAATTGATTCAGCACTGTCTCAACGACTGGTCGGATGAACTGACCAGCGACATGACACCGGCTCAACGTGTTGGTATTGTCAAGGGTGAAACAATCTGTCAGCGTCGTGAAGATAACACTTTGTGGGTTTTGCACACTGACGACGATAGTTCAGACCCATACTTTGTCCCACACGGTTCGGAGGATGTAGATCGTCGTTCTATCGACTTACGCAAACTTCGTGTAATGCATGCACACAACATCGGGAATATGTCTGTCAAGGCAATTCTGTCGAAGGTTGGTAAGATTCAAAGCAAGAAAGATAAGCTTGAGGCGCAAATAGCAGCCCTGCAAGCTCAGGTCAATCAACTGCAAGTTGAGATTGTTTCGCATGACGTAGCTTTGATTAAGCAACACAAAGTTAAACGTGTGTAATGGGATGTAGATTTATCGCTGTAAGGGGTTGACCTAGTTTAGCCCCTTATGGGATGATACCTACACATTAACGAATAGCTTAGGAAATGCAGTAATGTCCTCTCAGTCTTTGATCCACGGTATGACCCCTGTCAAGTTTGACCTGATGATGGCTCGCAAGTATAAGCACAAGGTTGACAATGCAGCAACCCGTGGTATTGAGTTTACGCTAACTTTTGCACAGATGCGCTCTATTTACACTCGCACCCGTTGCGCTTATACTGGTCGTCCGTTGACTGTTAGTTGTGAGCAACCTCAGCCACCAACTGACTTGACACTTGAGCGCATTGATAGTACAAAGGGTTATGTTCCCGGCAATTGCATCGCTGTATGTGCAGTGGCTAACAATATCAAAGGTATCTTTGAAGATCCTAATACCCCGCTGAATGTTGATGATGCTATTAACATGTTCGCAAATATCTCGAAAATGATGCAAAAAGCCGCTTGACACAGAAACCGAACAATGTAGAATAGACGACATCAGGAAAACAAACGGAGTAAAACAAATGGTAAATCCAAATAAAGCGCAAGTAGTTATCCCTGCTGTTATCGAAACCTTCTGCGACGGAAGTCGTCTACTGAGCGTATTGATTGATGGTCGCCAGTTTGACCTTGCAATCCCTGAGCATGATAATGGTATGAATCCTGCTGAAACTAAAACTTTCAAAGGTCTACCTGAGTAAGTTTAACAGAAGGTGTTGACAACCTCAGCACCTTTGATTAAACTTGCTGCACAAACCAACGAAACACTAATCAGGAATAAATGACATGACTATTTTCTTCGCTACCCGTACTCTCGCCCGTGCTTTCGGTTCCAAGAACGGTAAGGTTGTAGACCATGGTAAAGACGCAGCAACCGGTCGCCGTTGGGGCTTCAAGATTAGTAAAGGTGGTAAGTAAATGAAATACAACATCGAACTTTCGGAAGAAGATGCAAAGCTTTTGTTGATTCTGACGGGATCAACCGCAGTTTCCGATATCAACAGTAATCTGTATTATCGATTGCATACCATCACTGAAGCATTCGGTGATATTCCCGACCCGGACTTGAGCAACGGTTATAGTATCGTTGTTCGTCAGGAAATGCTTGATAAAGTTAAATTGGGTACTAATTAAATGAAAGCAGTTCGCGTATACCAACCTGAAGTTGTTGAAGTTGTCACGCCTGAAAGTGAAACATTCGACCTTATTGGTCTGTCGGCTGAGCAACTGGCATTGATTACCCTTCTTGCTGGTTACTGTGCAGGTGAGGCAAGCCGCTACTGTTCCGATATTTATCACGCTGGTCGTGCTGCACTTGGCATTGAACATAAAGAGCGCTTGTTCAGCTATTGTGGTTATAATGACTATAGCCACACCCACGTTGTAAAGCGTGGTAACAATCCTGAGCAAGATCGAATTCGTGTAGACCTGTACGTTATCAACAACGTTCTCTCAGGTCGCAAGGTGCCTAAAAACGATTAAGATTCACCCAAAGCCCCGCGTTTGTGGGGCTTTTTGTTGTCTGTGAAAAAGATTTGAAAAAGATGAAAATAGTTGTTGACGTGTTTTCTAACTGGTGTAGAATAGACCACAGAAAGCAACACAACAGACCAAAAGGTCAACCACTTCTCTAAAAGGTATAGCAAAATGAACGCACAACAATTCTGGAACATCGAAAACGTATCTGAGTTCAACGGTTACACTGTTTCAGGTGGTGAGGTTTCTCTGACAGATGACGAATACGCTGAAATCCTGAACGACATTTACGGAACGGTTGAAGTGTGTGGTCAGACTTTCGATCAAGGTACTTTGCTTAAAGATGCTGACGCGGTGGCTTTCCGTTGCGGTAAGGGTGAAGAAGAAAACCGAATCCAAGCAGAACTTGAAGAGCAACTAGAGCGCGAAGATTCCAGCGGTATCGAGTTCATCGACGGTGACGAATTTGAACTCGATGAAGAAGAGGAAGAATAACGTCAGTTGATTTATCGTAGAGCCTTATGATACTATGAGGCTCTGCTAGTAAGACAACTGACAAACAACGGAGTAGCAATCATGAAATTCGAAGTTGATACAACCCTGATGCTCCTTGAAGGTGGTAACAAGTACAAAGTTCGCCAACTGTGCCCAACTGAAGGCGCTGAATATCGTGGTCTGTACTTGCTGGAGTGTGTGGACTTCTGGTGTGAGGAAGACTTAGGCGACGGCATCACTTGCGAACGTCAAGGTCAACGTATTTGGATTGCATCCTACTTTGGGGATTGCATGAAGATTGAAACCAGTTCATTTTATTACGGGGTGTGACATGACTCGCTTAATCGAAGCATACCAAACTTCTGACGGTACCATTCATTTGACCCGAAGCGCTGCCGACAAACATCAGAAGGTGGTTTTAACTAATGCGTTTGGTGCGTTGATTGATAGCATGTCACTCACAGGTCAATCAATCGGTGTCAAGATTAAAATGTGTGAACGCTTGGAAGTGTTCGCCGCTACTGACCCGGCTGGATTGGTCAACACACTACAAGATATCATCAACATTATTAACCATGACGACGCAAGTGATGAATGATTTTCTACGTCAATGCATTAAAATGACAGTTGCCAGCTTTGATAAACCGTTCACTGTAACTCAGGTTTTGTCAAGCATGAACGGCTTGTATGAATTCGGTGACATCGATGTTAGTAAAGCGGTCTCTAACGAGCTGCAACGCATGCAGAAGCTTCGTCTACTCGAAAGTAGACCCGGTGTCAAGGGTGATGATCCAAATCTTCAAGGTAGACCGCCTAGGGTCTTCACCAAGATTTACTGTCAGCAGTCGTTGGATGTGATAGGTCGACGAACGGTAGTAGACAAGGGTTGTGAATGATGTAAACTGACCATGTAGACAGCAAGACGGTTGGAACTGGTGGGACACCCCACAAAGCGTATGATTGGATAGCCGCCAAGCTGCCACTTTATCTAACGATGAGAGGTGAGCAAAATGGGTAACCGTGAATACAGGAAGCACGTTGCACAAATGGCACGCAAGGCCGCCATGATGAGTGTTGAAGGTCTTCAAGCGTCCATCATTGACGACTGGAATGATCCAAAGTGGCCCTCTATCATGTTTGATGCAATGAACAAAGCACTTGAGCAGAAAATGGGACGTCGTGCCTACGCTCAGTGGTTTAACAACCTTCCTACCAAAGCTTAAGGGTGATATCATGAGTCGTCGTATTGCTGTGTACACTGCTACTTATCTGGCCTACAAAGTGCCGTATGATCGTGTAGCACGTATCTATGAGAGTGAAGAGCCAGTTTACAAGGGGTGTCACTTTGAGGTTAGCACCCACTCAGGTGGTGTGGGAGTGGATTGGGAGTTTACACCCTTTCGCAACATTGAGGACGCACAGGCTTACGCTTTGCAGTTCATTGCCCCACCGCACATCCTTTGCAAATTTAAGCCGGTACTGTGAAAATAATGGTTGACGCCTTTTCTAACTAGTGTAGAATGGGCGTCACAAACTGATAAAGAGGTGTAACATGGTAAGCCAAGAAGTGATTAAGTTTATTGATGCTGGTCAGGTTGTGCTTGAGTACGCTCAAGGTGCACATGAGTGGACTGTTGAAATAAACGATGAAGGTAACGGTGATCTATGGACACGTGCATACGTGAACGGTGTGGTTAGTCGTCGTAATGAAGTTCATGTAAAGATGCTGCACGCCCATGGTTATACAATGTTCAAATAAGTTGACAAGCTTACCAAAAAGGCTATAATCAACAAATCTTACAAACACTGGTAAATCAAACAAGAGGTGTAACATGTCAATTTTTGCATCCATCGCAATCGTATGTACAATGTCAACCTGCTCTGATTACATCGTGGACACAGCTCCAGCTAGTGTAAACGCTGATCAAAATACCAAAGCTGTCTATGCTGAGTTCCTCAACAATTGGGATGATGAACAAAAGCTGAACAAGTGGCTTGACAAATATCAAATCGGTGAGACAGTTTTTGAAATCGTGTCTATCGAATTCGAAACGAAAGAAATTAAAGACGAACAAATCCCTTGACACCACCGTTTCAGGTGCTATACTGAACACATAACAAAGGAGCATCTGAAATGGATAAAGAATTAAAAGAAATTGGTGTGTGGATCTTGGCTGCTGACGTACTACTTGTTAGTATTGCGTGGGCTTATCATAAAGGTTTGTTTGATGTAATTGTAAAGGTGTTGAGTGCTTAAATATATTCTTGCTTTACCCGGCGGAACTAGTGTAGTATTGACTTTGTTTCAAATCATGCAGCATAGTCAACTTCTATTAATTATGCGTTAGTTTGGTGAGTTTGAGTTAGTTATGAAAAACATTCGATTGTTCGGGAAACTCGGTGAAAATGACGGCATCGTGTTTATGCGTACCAAACTTGTTAATCAAATATGGATCGTAACTTTCGATACTGTCGAACCAACTAATTTGTCGAAAGCTAAACTTAAGGAGCAACTACGTTGACCATGTATTTTCGTTTTGAATCACGTGTTCTTTTCTCCGATTCTGTAAATGGTGAAAGTTTCAACTTTGCAATTAAATACGGTACACCAAATCGTGCCCGTGCTATCGATATGGCACGCGAAGATTTTCCAGACTCGGAAATCGTTGAGGTGACACATGTTCGTGTCGAAGAGTAAACATGACAAGGTGGTGAATGACCGTAATGATGCACAGCTTCAAGTTGCTTTACTTGCTGCTCAAATTACACGGTTACGTGCCAAATGGGATGATCTTGTTTCGAAAGTGAACGCTAAAGGAGGTCAAGCGTTCTTAGACCATGGTGAGATTTACGGGTTCGCCGGTGCCAGTTCTCAGTTCACGACTGATGAACTCAAGGCTATTCGACGTCTGGTACACCCTGATAAGCACAACGGTAGCAAGTCAAGTAATGACCTGACAACCAAACTAAATCAACTGCTGAGGTAATCAAATGAGTCTGTATGACAGTATCGTTCGAATCGTCAAAGAATCCCGTTATCACGACTTTAAAGTGGGTGAGCATGTAAGACTGAAATGTCACGGTGCCGACCTTGATGATGAATACTATGCTGAGAAGCTTGATAGCTCTGACTTCTGGTTCATCCTTCGTGAGGACTTCGAATTCATCAATGAGGATGAAATGCGGGGTTTTGACAAGGCTTTAGGTCGCACTGTGGCAAGCGTTGATGCCAGTTCTGTAAACGTCGTACACATTCACTTCACTGATGGTTTCGTGCTGTCCGTAGACACTGAGAGTAGCCACCATGGTATCCCTGTCATTCAGGCGGTGAACACCTACTGAGAACAACCCGCTTCGGCTCTATCGCTACTGTCGGCCTGTAAAGAGTTATTGAAATGTCTATGAATGATCGCGTTACAATGACCATCGACAACCAACGCATTCAAGGTCAAGTCGTCTTTGAAGCTGAAATGCAGACAACTGAACATGAATGGCTTGACACTCTTGCAGTGGTTAAGGTAGAGTCCGGTCTGTTCGTTACTACCATCAACCGTAGTCCTGTAACACAACCGGTTCCCAAAGGTGTGGCTGTTTCTGCCATGATGAACCACATGCAACGCTATATGAAGGTGTGAAATGATTTGTCAAGCCGTAAAGTCAAACGATGGTTACAAAGTGTTCATGATGGTGAATGGTGGGCACTACGTCACTAACCCACGCGGTGAACAGATTGTTTACCCAATGATTCATCAAGCCCTTAACAAGATTGCTGAAATGAATGCAATTTGGGTTACTCATGACGCCGAGTACAAAGGCTGTGACTTGTACTCAGACAAGTCTGGTCGTGTCTATGTCGTGTCTGATGATAACCAAGTGTTCTGCGACTACACGTTCAACAAAATCGCAGATGCAAAGGAAGTGATAGATCACCACATGAGTAAAATAAATGGTTGACACCATACTCAAAGGGTGTAGAATGGGCGTCAAGAAAGGGAAACACCCATTCATTAACTAGGAATTTCGTAATGATTAAGTATATCGTTGTAGACCGCAAGACTGGTGAACAAGTCGGTAAGCCTTACTCTAACAAAAACCGTGCTCGTTCAAGAGTTGACAAGCTGGACAATGATTATGGTGCTTATCGTTACGCAGTAAAAGAAATTGAAATTAATGCTTGACCACTTCTCTAATTAGAGTAGAATAGGCATCAAGAGAGAGGGAAAGCCCTCACTCAATACTAGAGACTAAGAAAATGACTCAGCGTGTATTCCGTGACCTCTTCACCCGTGAACTGATCGTTTGCGAAAAGAACACCAAATCCGTTGACACCAGTTGGAAACAACGTAGAATCAAGGAAGGTAAGTAATGACATTTTATGGTTATGTCGTAATGGCTACATACGCGGTTGAAATCGTAATCGCTGGGGTTGTCGCTTCTGTAATCGTTGGTAAACTGACCGGTGCTATCAAATGAAACGTGATTCAATCTTGCGTGACCCGTTTGTTCAGTTCGTAATCGGTATTACTGTAATTATTTGCACGTGGATGGTGTGTGCATCGTTCGCACCACCTAAACCGGAAAAGAAAATCCCGTTAGGTGAAACAATGAAAATGTTCGACCAAAACCAATACGCCAAAATTTATCAAACGTGTGTCGAGAACAAAGCAAGTGATTGCAAATATTCGGCAAACGGTGGCTCTGATGTTGTTATGCAATGGAACGGCTCAGAATGGGTAAAGGTTTTCAAATGAAAGAGTTTGACTTTAACAAAGCAAGTAGTACAGTTGTGAAACTCATGAAAGAACGTGGTAGGGCCAACGGTAAGCTGACAATGTTCTATTGCAGCACCCCTTCGATACGCTTTCAAAATGGTGCGTCAATCAATTTTAGAGAGTTGATCCTAGATCAAGACGTCTACAAAGGCGAATGTTCTGAAATGTATGAGTTGCGTGACGTGTTCAAGGATGGTAAGCTTGTAGGTCACAAACAACGTAAAATCAATCAATAGGTGATTGGATGAAAAACGCAGCAGTTAAGGCAATGATTGCGAAGCAGTTCAACCATGTAGAGCTTTCCGACATCAATGTGATTTTCGATATTGCAATTGGTGGTAAAGAGGAATATATCATCTCCTTAATGGATGATGGTGTGTATAAACAATTCAAAGTAACCGTTGAAATGAGTGAGATTAAATAAATGAAAACTTCTGAAGTGTTGAAACAAGCAAAGCAATTGATCATCAACCCTGAGAACTGGATTCAAGGTGAATGGTCAGCAAAGAATCGAACTTGCTTTTGCGGATTAGGAGCTGTTGTTAAAACTTTAAGCGCTGAAGATGAATTTGACATTACGGTTTGTGGTAATGAAGGTGCCGGTTACTATTTGAGAATGGCAGCCTTGCAACTTGATGAATATCACGATCCGCTAACAAGTTTTGCACCTTACAACGACAGTCACACGCATACGGAAGTATTGCATGCCTTTGACGTCGCTATTCAACTCGCTGAAAAGGATGAACTGTAATGAAAACTTCTGAGATTTTGAAAGCTGCACGTGAAATCATTGCTGACCCTTCCAACTGGATGCAGGGTGATTTTTCCTCAGAATTCGGTGATAATACCTGTTTCTGTGCATTGGGTGCAATTGCCAAAGCATCCGGTGAACTTGAAGAGAATACACCTTACAGCGAAGCAGACAAAGCTCTTAAGCGTGTTGTCCGTACGTGGTTTGAAGCTGAGGGTATTAACTACCACCACAATAGTTTTGCAGTATTCAACGATAAAAATGACCATGACTCTGTTATCAAAGCATTCGATGCTGCGATCATCAACGAGCAAAATGTAGGTAACTAGGTTTCACGTGGAACACAAAGCCCCGCAATCTTAATGGTTGACGGGGCTTTTCTTTGTCTGTACTATGGTGTTTCACGGTGTGGAGTCAGGCACGAAACAAACAGGGAGGGTGCCCGCTATTCCTGAGTGGTTATAAGAAACCTGTTTGTTATGCAAAAATAGATGTAGACATGTTTTCTAAACCCTGTAGAATAGACATCAAGAAAGGGGAAACGCCCCATTCATTACGGAGTAAGTAACATGAACTACGAACGCGCAAACACTCATGAACTTCAAGTAGGTGATGTTGTACTGAACTGCGGTGTATGCTTCTTGCTCACAGAACGTCGTGTGTACCCTATGGAATCCGATTTCTGCCCTGACCGTCAAGGTGACACCATTGCTTTCGATACTCAGGTTGTTGGTGAAGTTGAAGGTAATGGTGCATTCCCTAAGTCGTGGCGTAAAGGTTACACTATCCAAGGTAACAAAATGGCGGTTTGGGCAAAGGTGATTGCATGACAATCTTGAATCAATGTGAATGGTTCAAGTTCAACGGTCTTACGTGTAGCGATATGTACAATTGCTGCTCATGTGGTGGCAATGACTGTGGTTGCCCTTGCTGTTTCGACTGCAATGCATGTGATGCTTGTAAGGAGGATGAATAATGAATAAGCTATTGGTGGTTTGCTTCTTGATTACGTGGGTGCTGATGTTTCACCGTATCTGGAAAAACTCAGACGGTACTGTTTTCGGCAAGGTTGAGCTATCGTTGTTCGCGTTCTTCGGTGGTCTGATATTGTCATTAGCTATCTTCCTTGCTGTGACTATAGTTTTCATATTGGTGATTTATCTGTTTAGCTGAGGTGTAATATGAACGTATGGGTTATGAAATGTGACTGTGATGTTCATCGGGAACGCACTTGGACATTTTACGTTGATCGTGAAATGAGTGTACCAGAAGCACGGGAATGGATTCAAAAGGAAACCTCTGGATATGCAGGTCGTGGGAACGTCTACATTACAAAGATTGAAGTACATCATGTATAAAGCTTGACGTGTTTGACTACTGCTGTAGAATTAACATCAAGAGAGAGGAATAGGCCTTTCTCAACGGAGATAGAGACCAATGAGCCTCAACACACAACAAGCTGCAAAACTCGGTCAAATTATGGAAGAAGCGGCAATTCGATTTATGGCGTTTTCTGACCATCAGTTCGCACCTGAATTTAAAGATTGCGTTGGCATTGAGTTCTGGAAAGCTTTTGACATAAATGAGCAAAGCCAGCTCATGCAAGAGCTTTACATCATGCTTTGTGAAATGGGCTTTACTCCACTGAGGTCGCACCAATGAAAAGACTTAATCAAGAGCTTAATACCTTTGATGATTCTTTTACCTATACTGTTGTAGGTGAAGTTGAACCGATATATTGGGTAGACAGTAATGGATACCTTATAAGCAAAGGTGTTGAAATCGGCAAGTTCCGCATTAGTGGTGATCAATGGCAGTTACACCTAGATACGACCGGTGTATACATGACAAGTACACAAGGCTTGTTCAAGCTTCCTGAATTCGAACTGAAAGCACTAACAGCGCTGGTGAACGGATGAAACGTAAGAACATAGGACAAGTGACAAAGCGTTACACTGTCTACAAACACATAAGCCAATGGGACGGCAATTTTCGTTGCCACGTGTGGGAGTTGATATTCCAGTCAGACGACAGAGCAGAAGCATGGGATTACTACAGACAGCTCGAAAAGCAGTTGGGTTACTATGAAATCAATGATGAACACCTTTCGTCTGCGAAATGTATTAGTGCTACAACCTGAAAATAATGCTTGATCTGTTCTCTAAACGCTGTAGAATAACACCTATCGAAACCAACAACGGATTAAGACAAATGAAAGCATCAATCTACAGCATCAACAAAGGCACCGAAACAGCTCACCAATACGGCAACAGTCGGGCTATTCAAGGTAAGGATGGTGCATGGCGTTGCGAAATCCTTAAAGAGGGTAAATGGGTTAAACGCTCTAATTGCTGGATCGGTATTTTCGAGAAGGTTAAACGCGCATTGGCATAAACCTAGCTCAGCCCCGAAAGGGGCTTTGCTGTATGCGTCAAATGCATACCCTATGCACAATCGGCATACCACAGCTATTGACAAACGTCAACCAATTGCGGTAAAATGCATTTGCCGTTGCTCCTCTTGTTTGCGGAGTAAACGATATGTACTGTAAAAGCTTAGGAGGAAGGAGAGGATAAACCTCTCCCTTATTCTAAAAGATATTACTTAAGAAGTATAGTATTATCTGTATACACAGATAGAAATATTCCCTAAGACGTCCCGTCTTGAATTACATTTCCCAATGTACTCCGTACATTTCTTGCCCACACTGGTAAATCAAAAGCAAGGAAAAGCAAAGGCAAAAGCCTTTCAAAACACCATACTCACGTTCCACGTGGAACACGTGCATTATCAGACTCATTATCAGGATGATAATGTATTCCTTTCTCTCAATGGCGTAGCCATTCCCTCTCTAAGCCCCTACAAGGCCCATCACAGCAACGCTGTACATCATACCCTACCGTGTGCATAGCACACAATATACCTCTTCTCTCAAAGCCTTATAGGCCGTGGCTTACATACTCTCTCAATCTTACTACCTCTCTCGATTAACCTATTCTGGTGTCATTCTCACATAGTGGGATAGGATTCGTGATTACATTCTCATTGGGATAATGTTAAGCCTCCTTTTCCTTTCCTCTCAAATTGAGTGAGAATATCAGGTGATTGTATCGATGTTGGGCGATATAGTTGTAGATAATTGGATGTCAGTTGGTTATTGAGAGATTCTATTTGAAATAGTGTGGAATTGGGTGTATTCTATAGGGATGGTGGGCAGTGCATGCAACGTGCACGTAATGTAGGTCTAGTCTATCCATGTCAATCAATCGATAGTGTGAGTCAATGGTGGTGAGCACGGGGCAGGGGATGCGTCGTTACGTGTAATGAGTATTATGGTAAATGCGATTGAATGAGAATCGTTTCGCATGGTGGTGCTTGGGCACGGGATTTACCTAAGGGTCGAAATTCCTTGACAAATGGCCCTCGGTCGGATTTTGGGATTCCTTGAATGGGAGGCATTCTCATTTGGCAGGGGCCGTTAAGCCCTATGTATCGATATCCGTTGATTTCAGCCCTATGACTCACCCGCTGGTGTTGACAGGGGATTTTGGTTATGGGAGAATATGTTATTGGTGGGAATTCGGGTTTTTAAAAATTGGGGGTTGTGAATTTTGGGCAAAAAGAAACCCGCTGTTAGGCGGGCTTGTTTGAGTATCTACGTTTTGGTGGTATTGGTGTTATGTTGAGTCTTGCTTGGGCGATCTTTACTTCACGATGGTGTTTCTCACGTTGTTCGATTGCCACTGGATGGTCTTTATAGTGAGTATCGAATGGGAAGTGGTATGCTGCTGTGTGGCAGTCTCTGCACCACTTTGGTGTGATATCGTGTATTGGTTTGTTGTGTCGTGTGCAGAATGTTGTCATTAGTGTATTACCTTGTGGAAAAGTTCCATTACGAGTCTTGTTTGTTCTATACTACGCAGTCTGGTGAAGATGAACCAAATGTGTTCTCTTGGCAGCCTTACGTCGGCATAGATGTGTGAAAACTCACGACCATATGTTGGGCTTAGGTCGTTTGGGTCATATTCGTTGTAGTGTAGGTAGACTGTTTGTACACCATCTTTTGTCATTGTCAGTTGTTTTAGATTGGCTTTGTCTGCTGAACCGCAGCATTTGTTCCAATCGTCTAGCATGTCTTGACGTGTGAAGAATGCTTTCAGGTGTGTCATTCAGTTAGATCCTCAGTTGGGTATAGGAAGTGTTGGTCAAGGGTGTCGAATGTGTAGCAGTAGTCGCCTTCGTCGGTGCATTCGATTTCCCACATACCGAATTCGTCTTGTTTGGCGTCGCCCCATGCTTTGAAACGGTATGGTGATCCGTCCTTACCTTTGCCGTAGAACACTTGACTATTCTTGATATCTTTGATTATGAGCATTATTTCCCCTCGATTATAGCTACGCGTCTGAACTCACGTCGTGCTGAGTGTTTGTCTGTTGTTTTCTTTTTCATCCATACGAAGTGTGGTGTTATTTTCCACACTTTGCTGACGTTGAGGTATGATCCGTTGTCATTGCCGTATACGACTGTATCGCCTTCACGGATTTGTTTACCGGCTACATCGAGTGGTAGTGTTGGTAGCATGGTTTACTCCTGATTTGGATGGAATGCTGACAGGTAGCCGTCGTCGAATGCTTCGCAGGTTTCGTGGGCTAGTCGTTCTTCGAATTGCAGTTTGAGCTTAACGATGTATTCTTGTACGTCTTCGAACAAGCAGAAATCACCGTTATCGGATGCTACTTCGTATGCGTTCCCGTATCCAGATGAATGGATGCTGTATCGTTGGATGTCGGTCATTGGTTCACCTTTACTGTGATGTAGTATGACATGTCGGCTTCGATTTCCGAGTTGAGTTCTTTGACATGTTGCTTGGCATCAGATTCGTGTAGAAATGTGGCTTCGTATAGGTCGATTTCCTCACCGAGAATTTGAGTGAATACGATGAATACGTGCATTATACAGCCCTCACTAGGATGTAGCTCAAGTATTTGCTTTTACTGCTGTCTTTGTATTCGTCAAGCATGTGACACACTTCTTGGACTGTGTACAAATAAAAACCGTCGCTGATGTCTTCCCCTTTGCGTGGGATGTAATTGCTTTCGTATTGGAAGTCACGGTTTGGTGTGGCCACTTTTATTAAGATCATTTAAATTACCTCGATGCTAGGGTTATGGTTAATCCGAGTAGTACGAATGGTGCGATGTATGAACCGAACACTATGAAGATGTTGATGATTGTTTGCATTCGTCTATCATCCTTTTTCTTTTTGCTATCGCCATTGGGTGATGAGCTAGGTGTGGGCTAAATGGGTAAAGAGCGGCACGCCGGTCACATTCAATGCACCAGCGTCCGTTCAATGGTAGTCCGTGTGTTGGGCACTTAGTCATTATCTTCTTGTCTGTGAAGGTCTTCTACATGTTCGCAGCATCTCCAGCACATCCCACACCACCCATTTGAGTAGCTACAATCTTCGTTTACGTCTTCGATTTCTTTCCAGTCACTCATCATCTTCTCCGATAAAGCATTCGTATGCGGCTAGGATATCGGAGTGTTCGTTGATGAACTCAGCCCACAGTGCTACGTCTTTGCGATATGTTTCTTCATTCCAACCGATACCGTCATCGTAAGCTTTTTGGGTGTAAGGTTCAAACTTAAGTTCTTGGTCTGAGCACTCAAGAATTTTACCATTGTTTAGCATGTACGAGTCTTCTTCGATTTCGAATGCTAGTTCTTTATAACCCTTTGAAACCAGAAAGTCGATCCAACGGTTCTCTCCATTATTACGAATGTAAGAGTATTGGTCAAGGAAATAGTCTGTGAAGGATTCCCCTGCGTTCAGTTCCCACTTGCGAATTGCGTCAATTGTTGCTGTCATGATTATATTCCCCTGCGTGTTTGAGTAGTAGGTTCATGTATTCAATTTGACCATCAGTCAGTTGTTCGAATACGTCATGTGTAGGCTCATAGTACCGGATTGATGGGAAGTATTCAAGTGCTTTTATGTCATCGTATGACAATTTGTTTAACCACTGTGCAAATGTCATTTTACAAGTCTCGCTTCTATTTTGTCAGAGAGTCTTACACGTCCACCCATTTCGAGGTACTTGACAAGTGCGTTGTTTTGATGGTCGGCTTGTAGCTCCATTACCAACTCACCGTTGACATAGATGTTGTATGTATACATTTCACTCTCCTGTGAGTCTGTTGATTTCCAGTTGCAATCCTACAATCTCATCGCGGTACATGTCAATCGTTTTCTGGTGGGCGATTCTCATTTTGAGTAGTGCTTCATCCATCTCGGATTGTGTGTATGTGGTGGGCGTGTAGTGTACCATGCTATCATACTGGTCATCTCGACTATAACCACTGAATTCATCACCGAGGTCTGGTTCATCGGACATGCTGAATGGTACTAGCATTTATTCCTCCGGTATGAAAAGTTCTACAGGTACTTGGATTTGCAGATTGTAATATCGTGCGTATGCTTCGTCCACAGTCTCTTCTGCTCCGCCGTCTGTAGCGAAGTTGAAGTATGCTGTAGCCAACTGGTAAGGTTGGTCACCCTTGATATATGGGAAGTCTTCTTTGATCCGAGATTCGAACTCGTTAATCCAATCAGCTTTGGTATTCATTTGCTCTCCTTTGGTCTGCTAGCTCTTTCATAAACTCGACATGTGTTTGTCCGTAGCCTTGCCCGCTGTAGTATTCGTGCCAGTCGTACTTCAGATTGACATCATCCTCACGGATGCAATGTAGGCAGCTTGTCATGAGGTTTGATGGTTCATGGTAGTAGGCAGACAGTCGTCGCCATGTACGGATTGGGCCTACTCGTTTACGTCCACAACACGGGCACGTTCTTTTGTCGTTCGACATATTCTCTCCGGTATTCAACTTTGTCGTAATTCATGTGATAGGTGATGTACTTGACGTATTCCCAACGTCCTAGTGAATCCTCACCAGTTGCCTGTACGATGCGAACATGTTGTTTATTATTCATCACTGTTTTCATACTCTAGCTGTTCAAGAATTTGTTTGAACATATCAGTACCAGCGAACCAGTCTTCAGTGACATAGTTCTCAAGTCCATGGATTTCACGAAGTCGTTTGAACATCTGACTGAGTTCGATATCGAGTATCACTTGAATGTTGGTCATACATATACCTCTTTCCACCAATCGTGCCTTAGCAATGCGTTTTGCAATTGTTCGGCAGCACCTTCAGCAATTCGTTTGTTGGAATGCTGGACGATAACATAACCCATACGGTCTGCGTTAACCGCTACTGATGGGAAATGCTGGTTGAACAACTTGATTTCGTCTTGCAGGGCTTTATGACTTGCACCAAATGTGTCTTTGCAGTATTTCAGAGACCATGTATGCATTTCTGAGTGAATCATTTTCTAACCTCTAAGATTGATCGACGTGAATTGTCTGAAGCACAATGATAGGTTACCAGATTAGCTTTTTGCCAGCAAGCCTTTCCACAATAGATTGTCTCATCTGACTCTTGAGTTGACACCACTTTACAATCATTCTGCTTGATATATTTCTCATCAGGGTTCTGGAACAAAAACGAAAAGAATGATGCCATAATCAGAATACCAGCCGTTATTGCAAGCAGTTTACTTACGTCATTCATTGTCTTTTCTCGCTCCCGTCTGTATTACATTGCCGTAGTTCGTATCCTGCGTATTCTACATCAGGTACTGTGATGGTGTCAAACCATTCACCTTGATGTCGGCGTCTTGCGAAGTGACGATGTAGGTATTGCTCAGCCTGTAGTGCTGTTCCATCCATCACTTGCCAGCATTTTACCAGCTTTATACTCAGTCCGCTACTAGTTTCTAACGAACGCCTACGCCTCTCAGGATTCAAGGCTATGCCGATCTTAGAGAGGTGCAGGCTGTTTTGCATTAAGTATAGACGTTGATTGTCCCGTAAACTCATTCTTCTACACTGATGCCGACTTTGGCTTCGTAGAAATAGTAGTTTTGGGGGTTTTCAAGCCCTAGAACAAAACAATCATCACGTGCTTCGTTCTCAAATGGAACACTGTGACTATATACAGCACCCACTTCGTTTGCTGTACGATAATAAATCTCGTAGAAGTATTTAATCATGCTTGTCTCCTTAAAAGAAGTGTGGTACACGGAAATTACCAACCCAAAGGTCTTTACGGTGCAGTCCGCAATGGTGTTCACGCCAAACTTCAGCGTCGAAATGTCGAAGTTCCTTGAACTCATCACCCCATGGGCCTGTGATTAACAGTGTTCGACAACCAGTTGACCTAGTGATACGGTGGAACTCGTTAGCTGGAATGTACAGAAATCGTTTACGACTCCGTTTCAGCTTATTTACTCGCCAGCTACCACTATCAATCACCTCTTCAACGTAATCACCATGTAGGAGAATACTCAAACTGTTGAATGCGTGGGTGTGGAACCTGTCTTGAACACCCTCAGTTGGTTTGAAATGGAACAGCTTGATGCTGAAGTATTTCTTCCATTCGAGGATTGTCAATTCGCTAACAGACTGTTCACCAAGTGTGATGTCTTTACGCTTCCAAAATGTGATCATTACATTCTCTCAAGGTTTAATTGGCGGTGGTACATGAAGTGGATGTGTTTTTGGTTTTCGACCGTAATTCATGTAATCAATGTACTGATTGACATAAACAAAATCTCGGGAATTGCAGCCACACGAAGCACAAATGTACAGCCTTCTATTGTAGTATTCATTATCAACGTATGAGAATCCCTTCTCACGTCTGAATTCACGGTCACACACTTCGCACTTCTGCCAAGTAAACCAACTGTGATAGTTCTTCACATTGTGAGTGTTCTCTGGTTTTACTTCTCTGTACGCCATGTTCTCTCCTATGGGCAACACTGTGGACTTCCACCACAGTATGACATGTCGGCACTGAATTCAGAAACGTCATAATCGAGTGTGTAATAGTTTTCACATGAACGGCACTTGACTTGAATGTTGGCATCTGCCATATCGGAGTCGATCTGTTCGATTCTTGTCACCAACTCTTTGGTCTTCTGACGTTCATCGAACACCATACCTACAAGTGTACGCATTCGGCGTTTTACTTCGTGGTCATGTGAGCTGGGGGCCACTACGGCCCCGTCTGTCAAAAACAAGCCTTCCATGAAAGAGTCTACGAAAGATTGTTTATTCATGTTTCCAATCCTCCGGTACAAGTTCGCACAATCTGTTGAAATCCATTCGAAGAATGGTGTAATCACCATGTTCTGTATCACATGAGTCGTCAAGTGCGTGGAACACAGCGTGTTCAAGATCGTAAAGCTTCTTCTTTACATTTTCAAGGTCGAACTCTGCTTTCGAGCGTAGTTCATGTGCGGAAGGTTTGTCAACTGGTCGAACAGTGATATCAATCTCATAGACATCCTGTCCATCATCGACGGTGAACACTTCACCGTAGTAATTTCTCGCTTCACTCGCAAAGAATGCCTCACCTGCCCGCTGGGCAAGATCCTTGAAATACTCACTCACAGTCGTTTCTCCACGGTATTTTTAGGGAAGCTTTTGATGAATGCTTTCTGTTCTGCTTCAGATTCATATATTGCATTAACACGACGCTCGGCATCTTCTACAGAATCAAACCCACCGATGATGTATGTATAGAAGAATAACCATCGACGTTCGTAAATCCGAATTGAAAATTCGGTCGGCGTGTGCCAGTTTTTGACAAGCTTAAATCGTTTAAACATCTTCTTTCTCCACAGTAATCACAGGTTTTAATTCGTCAATCTCACGACGATAAATGTAGTCAAAAGCATCTTGCTTCGTATTAAATGAACGTCCTACATCGTCCCATATTAACCACAATACTCGTTTTTGTACACTGTAGATCGTGTAATATCCTTCACGTTGTACTTTGATTACCCGATATTTCTTACCGAAAAGCGACATTTGGCAACCCCTCATAAACTTCTTTTAAATGACCCCTGATTTCCATCCGCCGACAGGCAGAGTACAGGTAATCGACTTCACAAGCCTTGCTTGCGTGGAATGGATGGTCATGCCAACCTGTATTAGCAGGCCAACCATGCACTTTCTTAACTCTACCAGCCTTTGATACAGTTAGCAAGCCCCAATTTGCGGGTAATTCATCGACCGTGATGAGATTTTCAGGTGTCATCATGAATCGGAAGTTGCCCATGCCCAATTCTGGTGCAATTCTGAACTTCTTTTTACGGTCGGCAATGAAATCAGCACGTGAAGTCTTGCATTCGATCAAGCAGCTTGTGCCTGTACGGAACCCGAGGCAATCTGGTTGCTCTCCGTTGTGTGTAATCGCCCGGAACTTATCGTGAAACACAACACCAAACCCATTCCTTTTCAGGAAACGGGCGGCGATGTCACAAAGTTCGTCGTGAGTATGTGTTGTCACTCAACAACCTCAACATCAATCCCATTTTCTTGCAAGCAAGCAAGAATCTGTGACTCATAATTAATGTATGAAGGAACTGCGATATTATGTTTATTCGCAATAGCTAAGAGGTGACCACCTACCCAATCACAATCAGTAAGTACACCATCGATTACCATTTCAAACATGTCTTCATTATTAAGCCGAATCTGGTATTTCATTTTCAGTCTCCTGTCCCCAAGCTTTAAGGGCATCTGTTAGTGATGGATAATGCAACTTAGCATGACGGGAATATGTCAGTTGCTTCTTGATTTCGTCATTCATTGGTGCATCACGCCAAAACCTAGGTTGGTTAGGGTAACACTCAGTGCAATGATCTTTTGACTGTGTCATATATCGCAAACCAAACCAATATCACCATTAGCAAAACAACAATGCAAGCCATAACAACAACCATACCCAAAGGGTAATTGTATGCTAATACACATAACAAAATGATATTCGCAAAAATCGCGAATGTTATTGCTGACGCCTTTACTTTAGGTTTGGCGTATAGATCTTTGAGTTTTGCAAGACGCATTGTAATTCCTCTAATGTATATTCATCAAGGTCAAGTTCCGATTGAAACCCCTTACCTGCAATTTTAATCATTCCACGACCTGCTTTGTCGTTATCACCGATACCGATTAGATTGTAAGGTAAAGTGTGCAACCAGCTTTTCATAGGCTTAGGGTTTGATGTTAGCAGAGCTAGAGCATTAAGTCCAAGACAATGTAATGCGGACGCTTTAAAGATTCCTTCCACAAGGTAAAGGTCTTTCTTAGTCGGGTCAAGCGTTTCGAGTCCCCAGCATGCATTGACACCACGCTGGCTGTATGTGAAGTAACGCGCTTCATTCGGTAGATTAAGCCTCTTGAATTCAACGTCTGGTCTGTATTGCTGATAACCACAGAACTGACCAGCAAGATTATTAAGGTAAACGGTGAGGACACAACCGTCTGTGTCCAACACCAGATTCTTGTAACGAGTTGGGTCAAATTTACGACTGAGCAAGTGCTTTACAAGGTTCACAGGTCACTCCCGTCAAGGTTGCGAACATGATAACCCACACCGTCGTAGGTTATCACTTCTTTCATTTGCACCTTCTCCCACCAGATCCAGACACCTTTACCGCATTCTAGCCTAACGTATGTTGGGAACCAGACGAATTTTATGTACCAGTCTTTGTTTTCACTGACGTATTTTCTCACGATCTATCCCACTCATCAAGGAAGTCACAGATAAATTCGAAGATCATCCTGTACAAATGAAACGCGAGAAACAAAGTGAACCCGATGATAGCAAGAATCAGGATTATTCCGAACACTTGCTTTGCAAACTCAGGGTTTGTGAGCATTGCAAGCATTACACCACCGATTATAAAAACGAGAAACAGTGTGACAGCATGAATCCAAACCTCTACTGGAACACAGGAGAAGAATTTAGCAATCTTTGTTGCACCAACATTTTTAAGACGATCCATTTTGAACTCCAAAGTGTTTCAACATGATTTCAGACAACTCACTGAACAGGATTGGACTGTGTTCTTGCATCTTAGCACGACCAGTCCCAATTCCGCTACTTGGGAACACGATTGTATAATGTTTTCCCATTGAATACAACTGTCTCAACGCACCTAACATGTGTGCCCTTTCGCAGTCACGATCCGTAAAGAAAGAGCCAGCAGCCATGCTCGGGTATCGTTTGACTGGAATACCGAAAGAGTTTGAGCATCCACGGATTACAGCCTGACCCGATTTCGGGCCAGTACCATAACCTGCAAGATTATCACCAAACACGTACATTTTGTCTGGATTTTCTTCGCATAGTTGACGGCTGTATTTATCAGCAACCTCAACCTTCATCTTCCACCTCGACACCAGCTCGACGACGTGCTGCGTCCCATGACTCGAAGTGTAGGCGTGCAATTTGTTCATCTGTGAGTTTGTCAATATCACGAATTACACGCTTCAGTGTGTTGAATACGTTACGATCCTGCCCTTCGGCCTGTACCAGCTTAGGAATCCCACTCATTTACTTTCTCCTATGACATTGAACACATAAACCACTTCGAAGGTAATAGCTCCAGTATTTACAATTAATACAAGCTCCGACCATTTACTTTCTCCAGTAGTGTGTTATTGATTTCCACAAGGTTCATTTTACCAGACCAAGGTGTACCGCCATCACAGAACACCATGTTTCCGTAGATTTCAACACCGTCGCTATCCGTTGAGGTGTGTCCACACAAAACATAGTCAACACCTTTAACCTTCCCGTTAAATTTGGAAGTGTACCAGCGGCGTGCCCATTGTAGTGTTGCTTTACCATCCATGTCAAGCTCTAATTTGCTGATGTCTACCATTTTATCCCAATCGTTGTACGGGACTTCTGCGTGGACAACACCAACCTTGACATCATTAGGAAGAAGAAGCTCAATTGCAAGTGGTAGACTACGAAATATGTCTGCAATCAAGATCTTTTCGAGATTAGTCAGTGTATCTATCCACTCACCGCCGTGTGCCGCCAAACACATGACGCTTCGATTGTTTGGGTGCCAGTGAGAATCGAACCCATCGACAAACATTTGACAGTGATTACCTGCAACCGAGAACACCCACGGTTCTGTGATGTAGTCAAGTACATGTTTGCTGTAAGCACCTCGGTCAGTCCAGTCGCCACCAACTACGAGAATATCACGGGTGCTATCGAAAGATACTGCACGTAGCTCATCATGTAGCACGTCATAACATCCGTGAAGGTCTGTGACAAAGAATACCCGACCTTTGAATTCTCGCAGGTCGAGTTGCTGTACATGTTGGCACCGTCCGATTCGTTTAGAGGTAAGCATCAATAATCCCCATGATTTCATCCTTTGTATGATTCACATCCTTTCCGTCTGCGAACCGCATCTTGAAGCCTTTAGGCCATGTCCCCACGCTGTCGATCCCGATACGCTCTGCGGCAATTAGTCCAGCAAGGTCTGCACCGGACTGACCTCCTGAAACAACTTTCTCAATCTGCCAGTGCATGTGTACAGTGTGTAGAATGTTAGTGATTGCATCATTTACATTTACTTGACCAAATCCGTGTTTGGCAAATGTATAGATACCGTTACCTGCAACGTTGACAGTCCGGCAGTTATAGTGACGGAGCATTGCATACAGATAGCGTGCTGCTTGAATATCATCACAGAACTCTGGTGATATTTTTACAATTTTATCACCTGCCGCTTTCTGTGTAAGCTTCTCACCAGCAGTGGTGTGGTCTACAGCGTAGGCGAGTGTAACACCTTGTGCTGCGTTGTGCCAAGTCCGAGGGCCATAGTAAGCGCTCTTGTGTTCTACGAGTGTAATCATTTCGTTCTCCCATGAAAAAGCCCCACCGGTTAGGGTAGGGCTATTCTATCACATACTCGGGGTAAATACACCATTAATTACGGTGCCTTTCCGAATATCTTTACCTGTCCCGAATTGAGGTATCAGTGTACCTTTGTTCCGAGCTTGGAACTTGACAGTCATGTATTGTCCACTGAAGTCATCGTCAGCTACAGCCAATCGCCAATCATAACTACCCATCACACAGTCAAACTCTTCATCGTTCAGGTTGTTCTTCAGTTCGAAGATAATACCACCTTGCTTGTCTTTGTGAGAGCCAACAATTTCAAACTCTTCATCGAAGAACAGCTTAAACTTCCACAGGAACGATGAACGCTTACCGCTTTCATACACACCGTTAGCGAATCGGTACATGATACCTTCGTAGCCACGGTTGATACAATCGTGCAGTTGCTCTGTCAGTTCTTCAATGGAGTTAGCAACACGGTATGCCACTTGCTTAATATGGGTTGTGTTATTGAAACGTTGAGCTGCATTAATCAGATCGATAACACGAAGCGAAAATGGAACGTCAAGCTTACCTTCGTAGAACGTGTCAAAAACATGGAACTCAAGTTTTGGACGCAGGTCATGAATCAACAATGCGTTCTCAAGCTCGGCAGAAGCCTTCTTGTGTTTCTCTTCGTCGTAGACTTTAGCGTAACGTGCCTTCTCAACCTTTTTCACAGCTTCGTCGATCTTAGCTTGAGTGTCGGTACGCTGAACTGCCGAGTTGATGTCTTGCAGTTGTGGGCCGTGAAGGTAAGCTTCACCGTCCAGAATCTCACCAACTTCCATCACTGTAAGGAGCTGTGCTGCGATATGAGGCAGTTCAATGACCTCACCAGTACGCGACTTAAGGATGATTGTTTTAACGCCTTGTACGAGCTTACAGAAGGCCATGAGGCGAATACCGTCAAGCTTGTCAGATGTGAAAACACCATCTTTGATCTTTTCTTCCTGATTCTTTGGTGCTTTGGTGTGGTCTTTCGACAACATTGCCAGAATCGGGAGATTGGTCAGTTCCTCAACGGAGTCGCGATACCCTTTCTTAATCTGCTTGGTTACCCGAGATTGAGCTTCGGAGATTGCTTGCTCAACAGGTGTACGACCTTGCTTTCCTTCTACAAAGGTCTCACTTTTCAGTGTGAGCTTACCACCTTGTTTACCATGAGAGATTTTCATCAGTCCGAAGTCGCGTTCGAAACCAACCACTTCAATATTCCAAACCTTGATCGAACCGTCTTTTTCAAGACCAAACAGATTGCGTTCAAACATTCCCACGTGCCTCATTCAATAGTTGACGTACATTAGATTCTACAGCGGAATCGTATGGATGTACAGCGATTTCCATATCCCAAGTGTATTCGATTTCATCCCCCATACTATCAACCACGGTCTTTACGATTTCTTCGTGATTGTCAAGGTATAGGTAGTCGTCACCTGATTCTGTTTTCAAGCTTACTGCCACTGCGATCATTTGTCAATCCTTTCCATTGTTACAGTATAACCAAGCATACTTTGGTCGTTGTACGTGAATTTTAGTGCATAGTCGGCAGGGTTTGCAAATGGATTTTGTATAATCCACTGAGCAACATAGCATTCTTGATTATCATACAGGAATTTCATAGCCTGCGCACGTAGTTCCTCAGATGACTTTGGTTCAAAAGCTTCTACGATTTCATCTGTTGGGATATCGATCATTCAACCACCTCTAGACTTTTAATATTTCTACCGTTAAGGAATTCACAAACCTTACGTGCTTCATCAATTGTTTTTCGAGTTACGATTAACACATAGTTATCCCAACTCGTATTCATTTGTACTTGGTAATCAATATCACCATCTTCATATGTGGTTTTTACAATTCGGAATTTATCAGTCACGCAATCACCTTATAAGAAAGAAGCTTACCAGAGAACAGAGCTTTACAGCTACCGTATTCAGCTTCTGACACAGGAACACTACGAATGTAGTCATTACTTGTCTTACCGCTTACTTGCTCAACGTGAATCACTTCACATTGCTTGTTGTAGAAGGTAAAGGATGCATCACCTTGAATTTGTTCAATCAGGATTCTCATCATACTTCTCCACTTTGATTAGTTTTCGTTTAAGGAATTCAATCCCGTCTGTCAATCGGTATTCTTCGTCATATACAAGCTCAGAAACCCCAGCTTGATACATCATCATAGCACAAGGTAAGCAAGGTGATAAGGTTACATACACTTTTGCACCTTTCATGCTAATACCTTCGCGTGCCGCTTTAGCAACCAAGTTACGTTCAGCATGCAAGACTTCAGGGTGAGTAACACCGTCAACTTCGCAGCAATTGTCATCACCTGATGGTCTACCATTCCAAGAGTATAGCATTACATCTTGTGGAGTAATAGCCACAGCGCCTACTTTTTTCCGTTCAGCATGGGAAAGCCGTGCAAAAGCACGGGCAGTCTCCATATACGGTTGCGACATCTTATTCACCGATGATATCCCGGTAGAATCGGCGGTCACGCGGGGTCATGAACTTAACTTGATGGTTTGTGATGATCAAACCTTTCTTGTTGGAGTATACAGCTTTTACCTTTTCAACAATTTTGCAAGTACCCGCGAAAAGGGTAACAAGGTCATCAAGGTTACTCATGTCTTTTACGTATTGGTTGAACTCGACGTATGGGGTGAATTGCAGAACAGCAAATACATCCTCAGCATCATGATTGTGCATTTTGATCATGCTGTTTACCGAACGTCGTGCTTTACCTACAACTTCGAAGTTTGGTTGGAAGAATCCAGACAGACCACGCTCGTTGTAGACTGGTTCATAACCGATTGCAGCAGCGTAGTTGACCAAAGATTCTTCTTGCAGCAGTGCAGTATTACGTACTTCCATTATTTTCTCCTTCATCGTTTTTGTCCGCGTCGAGTTGCGGTTCCAGTGCAACTAAGTCCACCTGATTCTAGGCGACTTACTGATTTCTGTAGCTTTGATGCCATTACTTTGTACTTACCTTTACCATATACTTCATCGGCAGCATTTTGGGCATCTACCCGCTTGGATGTCTTGTAGAATACATATACATCACGTGCATCACGAATAAAGAATGTTGCAGGTGGGATGAAATCATAGGCTGCGAATTGATCGAAGGTGATATCAACGGTTTTTACAACTTTCTTTTCGGCTTCAGTCAATCAACCATCTCCTTTTCCATATCGATCAGAGTTAAGATCAATTTCATGACTTTGGTTCTGTTGAGATGGATATACGCAGAATAATCAGCACCATCAACAACATCAAGACTCACATACTTTTTACTAACTGGTGCTAGCTTTACTTCAATTCGACTAAGATCATCATTAGTGATTATCAAAACATTTCCTCAAACAATTCATCCAGTGTATCTTGATCTGTATCAGGTAGACCGTACAGAATCTCCTTTAGATCGTATGTAAGCATTTCAATTTCACGCTCACTATACCCGATTGTCAGTGCTTTGTCAACCAGATATTTGATTGAATCATTAATTGTCATTACAGCACTCCTACATCAGCTTGAATTTCTTTCAGGATTTCATCACCAGCCATCTTGCGAACATAGTATTCAAGTCGCTCAATGTAGTGGTCATGTCGCAAAGTTGCTTCTGCTGCTGAATGACGGGCATCACGGTGACCTATCATGTAGCTGCGTTGGTCGAACTCACGACCGTATTTCATCATGTTATTCTCTTCGGATTCATTCCGAAGGTTCATCATTCGGTTATGTAGGTTCATTTAATTCTCGCTTCAAGGATTATAAGGTCGTGAATAAGGTCTTTTACATCACCCTTGCTTAGGGCAATCGTCGCGTATCGACCTTGATATTCATCACCAACATTCAGCTCAAGCCATTGTGAGCCAGTTTCAGGATTACCACACTCGCGGAGTGTGTAGGTGTCACGTGTAGACAGGATCTTCTTTTCCACTATTCATCCCCTTTAACTTGACGCCATGCTTTCCAAGCGTTCACATACGCTTCCCACTTCTCTTTGTTCTGCCAGTCATTCACGTATGCTTCGTGTTTAACCAACATGTCGTCTAAGATTTGTTGCTTAGTCATTTAAAATCGTTCTCCGTAAATCTATCACGCATATAAATAGCTTCGTCCATATCCATTGACTTGAATACGACCTCACGACACTCTACTTCGGTCATTTCACGACCTGTAATATGTTTACTTGTTTTTACAACATCATACCACGTTTCGTTATTTGTGAACCATCTTTCGACAAGCCTAACCTCAACATTAAACGTAGCCATCAATCACTCTCCATGTAGTTAACTTCGACAAACTGCGGATGTGGCTCAAGTGTGAAGTTAGTCCAAGTATACCGCCAGTAGCCGTCAGGTAGGTTGTAGTCTTCCCACATTACACCACCACCGCCACCTTTTGCAATTGGTTGTTTACCGACGGTTGCGTCTAGTTTCTGTTGCCACGTTACAATCGCCATTTTGAATCCCCTTAACTGCGTCAATGAATGGAATGTTTGAGGTATAATGTGTCATTAGATATTTGCATTGTACTTCGGTTAGAACTGTGATACCAAGACCAATTTTAACCTTTGCACAATAGTCCATCCATCCACCGATTGAATTCTTCATTCTTCTGAGTTCTCTATTACGAAGTCCTGCAAATCTTCAACCATGTCGATTATCTTTTCGATTTCGATGTTTATGGATGTTTTACCTGAGTGAAGATAGAGGTTGTAAAGTGAAGATCGAATATCACTCAATTTGCTATCAATCATGTCATCGATTGTCATAGTTTTTCAAAGCCTTTCAAGATATTAAGTTGACGAATGTATTTATCAATGCGTCGCTGATTCTGGTCAATTACGCTGTGTGCAAGATTGGATGCAGTATCCGCGATTTTGACTTTCAATGCAAGTGGATTGTTCATAACACCACGAAGATAGTCCTCATATGTTTCATCTTTCTTAGTGATTGCGAGTACAGCTTCAATAACGGTATCGGTCAATCCTGCATCAATAAGATTGAAAACACTGCATTTTGTGTCTTCCAGAATGTCGTGAAGGAATGCAATCGCTCTCAGGTTGTCCATTTCATCACCGGGATGCTTGCTGTACGGTTCGTGATGCTTCAGACCCTTTGGTTTGTATGCTGCGACGACAAGTTGGTCAACTTGCTGAAGGTGGTAGATGTACGGAAGACCTGAATCACCGTATTCCTGATCTTCGTGGTATTTAACGGCGAGTTCTACGGCAATGCTCATTTGCGATTTCATGTTTATCTCCATTTGGATGTATCGTTGATATGCATCCATTTTATCAGGATTGGTGATGGTGTCAACAACTATTTTCGACAGACGTGAAAAAGCCCCTCGAAAGGGGCTTCTCATTACATCAGCTTGGCACGAACACCATCGAGTGTCGGCATGTTTGCGAATATAAACTGACCATCTTTGAAGATTGTACGCAGCAGGTTAGTTTCATCTTGTTCCACTTCACGACTTACGTCATTGTGTAACACTTGTTCACCGTAACCTTTCACATCACCATTGTTGGTGAAGATGGGGTCACGACCAACATACAGATAACCTTTAGCCGATTTCTTCTTACTGTCAGTCTTCGGATCTTTGAAGATCGCGATGTCCTTACCGTTTACAACAGTGTGAGTAGCCTTGACAGCGAAGCCGAATGTATCACGTGTTACACACTGGTAAGTGTAGCTACCGATACCGAACACTACGTTCGTCGAGCAGAAGCCTTTAGCTTCCAGACCTTCAAGGATTGCGAGTGCCCGTTTAGGGGTAATCGAATCACCGTAAATCAAACGAACATGGTCATCAAGCAGTTTGTAGCCCTTGTCGGTAATAGTGCCACCGAACTCATTCCAAAGCACTTCGATTGCACCGATGGCCTCTTCGTAGCTAACTTCAACGAGTTTGTATTCGTCAATGTAGTCATCGAAATCACGTCGAGTGACATCAAGCTTGTAGTAACGACCTTCATACTCAACAACACCTGCATCATTACCTTCAACAGCGTCAAGTACAGAGCAACGATCCAGACCGGGTACGTTCTCGATAGACCCAAGACCACATACAACTTCAACAGGGTCACCGGAGTCAGGGCGTGCAACAAGACGACCGGGAGTAATACCGTTAGTCTCACGACGCAGAATCACAGGCTTCAGGTAACGCAGACCACGTGACAGCATAGTCCAGAAGTCGAACGAGTCCATTACATACGACAGAACACCTTTTGGGAACTTATGCATCAATTCATAAGCGAACATGACTTCCGCAATAAGACGATCATCCTCATGGTTCCAGCACATTTGTTCAAGGATATTTTCATGTTCCTCATTGATAAATTCGTAAGTTCCCTCAATCAACTCTTGTTCGATACGAAGAATGTTCGAAGTTGCTACAGCGTGTTCAGTTGCTGGAACGCTTGCTGCTACGAAGTTACCAGCACCCATGTACTGTTGGGCATACATCACACTTCCCAAAGAGTCAGTACCAAGGAAGCTTGCAATGTGACCGATTTCCGAGCGAGCCGAGTCTTCAGGGCCAGACATACCACGACATGCAAATGCGTGAGCTTGCCAGTTAACGTCATCCAGACTACCACCAGTACGTAGAGCGAAGTCAACCAACATCGCACGATATTCTGCCGCGATAGTTGCAACAGTCGAAGCCTTCCACGTCAGGTTACTAATGGTGGTTTCAAGGAAGTTCACCAACCAATAAGCGTGTGCGACAGTGTTGCGAACAGTCAGGACTGGAATACCCATTGGTACTTTGGTACCCTCTTCCAGACTCTTAACTTCCAGCGGCAGGTAACCGATATCGTGAAGCTTCGATAGGTTGTCAATCGAAACTGCATCAGGCCCTAGGTAGAAGTCGAGGTACAGCTTCTGTCGTGCCAGTGCAATTCCTTTGTCCATGTCGAAGAACTGTTTCCAGCTTTCAACGATTTCTTGGAATGCAGCCGATACACCAAGCAGTACCAACTTACCGTCGTAGTACCGGGTAGCGCTATTTGCACGATAGATACGGTCAGAGCGTGGTGTCAGGTTGCTGTAAACCTCTTCGGTGCCGTTTGCATACATCATGGCGTGTGCCAGTTTATAACCGTCGCTGTTAAATGGTGCGAACAAATTCATTTACTTACCCTCTACGATGGATTGGAGCATTTCAATCAATGCTGGAATATCTTCAACTAGAACGATAACGGAATCACCACACAGGTTATCATCAATAGTGATGGTGTAGCTGTCGATGAAAGCAGTTGTTGCATCAATCTGAATTGCTGGATCATTTGGGTGAATCCGAATATCGCTCATTTTCTCTCCGTTATTTGAGTTCGATTACTTCAATTTGACCGTTCCGATTGGACTTGTCACTAATGTAGCTATCAGTGGTGTAGATCTTATCATAATGTACAGCTACGATGTCAACACCTTTTGTAAATAGACCGTGTGTGATTGCCAATTCTAGATCGCCGTAACCAAGAGTGATGGTCTCAAGCTCTTTAGCAACTTCGATGAAGGTACGACCACCATCACACAGGTCATCAAGTACAAACAGCTTAGCACCTTTTGGAACAGTGTCAAGCACTTTAATACCCTGAACCTTACCGTTCACACGATCCTTTGCACATGTGATAACACCAGCAGCACCAACCAGCTTAGCAAACGCTTCACACTTTTTGGTAGCACCAGCATCAGGAGCGACAATGTAAACTTCACGCCAGCTCTGTTTCACACGACCAAAGATTTCGAACTGTGTAATGATGTGGAGTCGGTCAATACATGCTTCGGCAACAGTGCTGTGTGCATCTGCAACGAAAACATATGCAAACCCCATGTCATTAATCGACTTCCCAACAACTTTCAATGGGTGTGCCATACCATTACGCTCACGACGATCTTGACGTGCGTATGGAAGGTATGGCATGAACAATGAGATGTTAGCTAGTGGGTATTGATGACGAAGAGCTTCACGGGTGAGAGCAAGAGCCACCAATGTATCATTAACCCCCATTTCATCACCGAATTTAACAGTGACTTCGATAGCACTAACACTATTGTCAGGCTGCTGACTACCAGTATTCAGGTCGATGTCCACACAGCCGTCGGGGTATTTAAACACGTTAACCTGTGTATTGATATTACCAAACGAATAAGAAATCATTTTATCTCCTTAAAACTCAATATATGGGTCAGCTACGGCGATGACGTTTGGAATCTTCAGTTCGTGCCACAGACGAATCATCTGAGGTCGATCATCAATCGCGGCATAAACACTGTACTGGTGGGCGATGTGGTTCCAGAAGATTTCCTCTTTTACAGCATCGTCTTTCCTGAAGTCACCAGCCTTACGCATGTGAATATCGTCATAGTAATCGTAACCCAAATGTTTGTCAAGCCATTTTTCTGTTTCATGGTAACATTCATCAGAACGACCAGAACAAATGATAATATCATAACCCATACGCTTGTATGCACGAACCATCTGCATAATTACGTTACGTGGCTTATCCTGACCAACCTTCTTCCATTCAAAAGGGCCACGGTCATGCATTTCAGCAATCGTACCATCAACATCAACAATGATACAAGCAGGAAGGTGTCGATCCTGAGCATTTTGGAAGTCGTAGGTTTTACGCATCGACATATCGTTGAATTGCTGAAGCTGTTTGTAAATAATGTCCTGACCAACACCGTTCAGACGATAGTTATCACGCTTCACTGCTTCTTTAAAGGTGACATCGAACACTTTCACTTCAACATTATAACCGAGGTCTTCAAGCTTATTGATAAGAGATTGACGACGACCAGTGTTCAGGTTGGTATCGCTGATGATAATGTTTCGCTCAGCAGCCCACGATTCCATCAGGAGCTTATCAGCAACGTCGGTCACTTCTTCCTCACGTGCTTTTGTGAACTTGTAGCTACGCCAATCAGCACCCGGCATCACGACGTTGAATCGAATCCAGTCACGGTTGATTTCCGTGTAGTTATGTTGCTCAACCATCTGAGCTGCGAACGACGACTTACCGCTGCAAGAGATACCTACTGTAATGATAGCCTTCAATTCAATAATCTCCTTTAAGTGTTACAATGCGGAGTTCACCACGATGTTTGATTACTTCGGTAATAATCCAACCATTAATCAATTGTTCTTCATAGTGCGTCATGATTTCATAATTGTCAACATCATCATCGCAAATGATTTCGAAGCTGTTGCGAGCAGGTAATCCTGTTGATTTCGAGATTAACATTGGATTGGTTGTATTAACTGTTACTCGTTTCACTTTACTGCTCCGTATTTGTTGATAAAGGTCGCCGTTTGGTCATCGACAATGATCTTACCATCTTCGGATGTATTAAGCAAGCACTTCAGACCATAAGCTTTGTCTTTATCGATGTAAGACCACCAGTGAATCAGTTCTTGTTCATCATCGGTTAGAACAGTGTGCAAGATGTCAGCCCATGTCCCAAAGAATGCACCATCTGGAGAATGCTTTCGGCAGAAGCTCATTGGTGTTTCAGCCTTGTACTTCCAGCGGGTGTAGCTGAACCGCTTGTTTGCTGTCGCAAGGGTGTAGTTTTTGTTGTAGTAGCGACGAATTCCTTCATCACGTAGTGCCCGCCCATCGGCGAGCTTCTGTTCGAAGCCATCGATAGCGGATTGTGCTGCATTTGCTGAGACGTGTGTAAAACCTTTCACTTCAAGTATTCCTCAAGTTGACGTACACGATAGCTGAGAAGCTGTTGGTTAAAGGATTCACGAGGAGTAGTACCACGCAGACGGGCACCGAACAACGCAGCTTTAAACGGCATTCCTGCGATCTTACGGGCGAACTCTTTTTGATCCTCTTCGTTCTGGACACAAGCATAAACCGCATCCATGTGGCAGTCAAGCAAATTCATTGCATCGATGTACGGTTTCAACATCTCACGGTCATGTGGGAAGTAGGTCAGATATTCTTCGACCTCACCGGACAATACCAGTTCTTTGCAACGAGTGCTGTTCAGACCTTCACCACGAATATGATGAACTGCTACATATGCTGGCGACTTAATCTTGCTGACTGGTACACCCTCTTGGTAGACAACATAACCTTCGTCAAGGTCTTTCAGCTCTGCACAGACACGCTGACACTCTTCAGCCGACTTGAACGTGAACTGCTTAGGAAATTCTAATTGCAGACCACACAGCGGATTACCTTCTCCGTCATGAATGCTAAGCCATGTGCGTTCATCGGCATACACACCTGTTTCGTTATCACGCGAAATCAGGTAGTGGAGTTTGTAACCATCGTAATGTTTGACCACGCGGTTCTCGGCACAGGTCAGTTCGAACATGTATGTGTATTCAGGGTAGAGAGATGCATTGTCGATCAATTCTTGGAACTCTTGTTCAGAAGACACACCAAGGGCCTTGAACACCAGTTCGCGGAACGTAATACCGTGACCCATGCAATCGGTAGATGCGAATGCTGTTCCACGTGTAGCGACTTCCCAACGGTCATCAAGAGGGTTCCAATAGATCTTGATGAAGCTACCGTCAACCTTTTCGAAGAGCACAGCTTCGTCCCAATTAATTTCAGGAGCGACATTCAGTGCTTCACCTAGATTAAAGAATCGATCCATACCACGCGATATAACTTGAGTACCATCATGGTTGAGGGTCAATCCCCGACATTCCATGACAACAGGGTCAGTCTTTGGGCTTTCGATTTGGCAATAGTTAAGCGTAATCAGATCGCCATCACGACGAACCTTGATACCGAGGTTATCTGTCAGTGCCTTGATACCGTGTTGCTTGATGTATTGTAGTGCTTGCATTGTGCTTCTCCTTATTGAGCGTATGGGTCTTGTTTGAATGCTTCTTGCCATGCATTTGCTTCCTCAACGCCACATTCCCATGCTGCGTTTTCAAGCTCGCTGATGAGACTCCAAGCATGATTGTCATTACCTATGATCTTCATAAGATCGGCGTGTATCAGATGTTGAGCGCGTGGTTTCGCAAATTCAGAGCATGTGATTTCAGCATTATTCCAGTCGATCATTTGTTTCTCTCCGTTTGGTTTGTCCGCACATTCTATAGCAATTTAGGAATGTGTCAAGCATTTATTTCATCACATGTGACTACGAAAAACGCTATCACGTGACTACCGATTTGGATATCACGTGACTACCAAAACCGTGTACTATAGAGAACGAGTGAGAGAGAACAAGGAAAGAGAACGAGAAAAGCTTTAAAAGCTCTTGCCTACACGGTCTTCAGGATGTATAGTGATGACCAATTCGGATATCACGGAGATTAGGTATGAATGTAGACATGTTCTACAAAGCCCCTAAAGACCTAATGTCTTGCTCAGGGGTGATAGGAAATGATGGAAAGCAGTACAAGCTAGATCTGGCTGAGAAGAACATCTTCGTACACATGATTGACAAGTGTAACCAGTTCAAGGGTAATCACTACGAAACACAAGCAACAATCGCTGACGCCTTTGACCTTGAAGTGAGAGTGGCAGCAAAGGCTTTGAAGACCTTGGTATCATCAGGTCTGGTTAAGGCAAAGAAGGAGAGGAATCATTCGATTAGCCCTCATCTCTGTTGGTACTACACAGGTGTTGACACAAGCCTTGAAACGTATAAGATAGAGCGGGTTAGCAGGACAACACGTGAATCAAGAAGCAAGAAAGTTGTTGACAACAAACCAGAACAGTGTAAGATTGAATACATCGAAGACATACCGGAGTGGATGAAATGAGTACAACAAGAGTTTGGGAAGTTTTAGATACACAAGACCTGTTCACGATGCATATCACTTTAAGTGAGGAAACTGCCAAATATCTTCGTGACTGGTGTGAAGCAGTTGAAATCGAATTGGGTACTGGTAAGAATTTTGATATTTTCCAAGGTGAGGCTTTCGAATGAACGACAATGAACTGATTGCGTGGCAAGTGTTGGTGAATGCGCCTACCGAGGTATTGTATACGTGCTTACGTCAAGAGACTGCTGAATACCTGCGTGACTGGTGTGAGGCTGAGAACCTTGATCGGATGTACGATGCAATCAAGCGTCACCCTGCTGTAGCTAAGTCACTTGAACGCAGCTTCGGTTGCACAAAGTTTACAATCATGGAATGTGAGGTATTGGTTTGAACGGTGTAGATTTGGATTTGGGTTGCTCGGCTGATCTGGTAGACGCTTCTTGTGGCTTTGTAAGCCTCTATAATAACGCAGGTGAGGCGATAACTGTAAACCTAGATCATGATCCAGAATATACAATGGGAGGTCTTGACGGGCCTTGTGGGAGCTATGAATGGCTACAGTAGTCAACAAGTATAAAGATGAGTATGATGTTTACATTGGACGTGGTTCTGTTTGGGGTAATCCATTTAGCCATTTGCCTGAAACGAAAGCATTGTACAAGGTAGAAACCCGAGATGAAGCTGTTGCTGCGTACAAAGAATATCTGTGGCATCAGATGAAAGAAGGATTCGTTACTCACGACATGTTGCGATCTTTGAAAGGTAAGCGTCTAGGTTGCTTCTGCAAGCCTCAGTCATGTCACGGTGATATCATTGTTAAAGCAGTTGATTGGGTTACACGAAACGATTGACTATTGACAAATAGATATGTTATGGGCTACTATACTATTTTATCAACTAACTAATAAGGAAAACGAGATGAATGGGTATAGTAGCTATGAAGAGGTGATGCGTGAAGTAGATGAAATCAATGATCTAATCGAAAATGCAAAACGTGAGGAACTTGAAAACAACCCTAATTTCAAATGGGAATATGCTTTTGAGTCTATTACTGAATCTAACACATTTTACCGACACAGGAACTCAAATGTCTGAAGAAGAGTGGGTTTGAAAATATTTCACAAGGGTATTGACAACTGACGGGGATGTTGCTATAATGAGCGAATACAAAGATTATAGAGCATTCCCTTGTTGATGTATCAGTGTACATCCCTCTCCTGTGTGCATTGGGTGACACTTGGGATGCTGTCATTGTGTTGAGCTTTGCTCCACGGTGACATCAATAAGCGGTTGGAATACGGAGTCAGCAGGTTAATAGCACCACTGAATTCCCAACTGCAAATGACCATTGTTGCGGGGTAGAGAAGTCTGGTCATCTCACTAGCCTCATAAGCTAGAAATCGCTGGTTCAAATCCAGCCCCACGCAACCAAATTATACCCGTGTAGCTCAGTTGGTAGAGCAGCAGACTGTTAATCTGTTGGTCGCACGTTCGAGTCGTGCCGTGGGTGCCAAACAATGGGATCAAATGTGACACAAACTATCGACGGTTCGAAACGTAGTTAGCGAGTGTTGTGGGTACTTTACACATTGAGACTAGTTTAGCGGCTAGTTAATAGTGGTTCGATTCCACTATGATCCTCCTATATTATGACTACGACATCTGCAACGGTCTTCTGGATGCGCATCTGGTTTTGCGTGAAGTGGATGATGTTTAAAACTTGAAAGGGCTGCGCAGCTTGAGTAAGGGTAGATGGTTCGATTCCATCCGTAGTCTCCGAGTTCGGTTCGCAATATACCATCAGGGAATTGCACTTATTTAGTCCTATCGTATAGTGGTCGATTATACTCGCCTGTCACGCGAGAGACACGGGTTCAATTCCCGTTAGGACTGCCAATTAAGATGATGAGACGGCATTAAGATTCAAGTTATCCGTTCCATCTAAAGCACATATCGTCTAACGGTTAGGACACCGGGTCTTCGCCCCGGCAATCAGAGTTCGATTCTCTGTATGTGCACCAAATATCTACCTATAGTGTTTAACGGCTAGCACACATCGTTTGGGACGATGGAGTTGAGGTTCGAATCCTCATAGGTTGACCAATTAAGTAAAGGAATACACTTGACTATCTGTAAAGGTTGCTTATTAGAGTACAAACCAAAGAAGAATACGATGGGTCTTTATTGTTCAAACAAATGCCAACAACAAAAGAGATATGTAGATTACATTGATCGTTGGATGAAAGGTGATGAGAAGGGTTGTGGTGGTAAAACGGCTGACCTATCCCATTACATCTATCGGTATTTGCATGAAACACGTGGGACTGCTTGTGAAGTCTGTTCATGGGATATAAAACATCCTGTAGATGGTAGAACATTGACTGAAGTGGATCATGTTGATGGTGATGCACACAATTGCAAAATCGAAAATCTTAAAATTCTATGTCCGAATTTTCACGCAATGACACCGACATTCAGAGCTAGAAATGTCTCATCCAAGAGAAAGAGATAAAGCTGAAGTACGCTAGAGGCTAAGTGACCGCCTTTGTAACGCGGTAGCCGTCAGTTCGAATCTGACCTTCAGCACCAAATGATTAGGTCGCTCCTAATATGACAAACACTTTACCGTGAGGGTTCTGCGGTAACTTAGAGGATCGGTTTGCAACCCGTTCATTGGGGTAAGAGTCCCCACAGGTGACCTAGAGTTTATGTGACCCCCGAAAGACATACGAGCTTCGGTCGAAGTAGTCACGAATAACAATTACCCGACAAGGAATTGTAGCCGCAAGGCAAGAATAGACCCGCCAAGTGCGGGTTTTTTTGTATCATTAAAATGAGGAAATAAATATGGCTTCTAATCGTTCTGAATTGGTCGAAACTCTAGCTTTGCATGGTGTTGTAGGTTCTGCTATGCTTGGTGAACTAGACGCATTGTTTGCAGGATCTACTCCACCAACAGCCGCAACAACAAGTGCGTTGGGTGTAGTAAAACAATCTGCTGCTGTCGCCAACCTTGGTGCACAAACTGTTACCGATATCACAACAGCACAAACCGCAATTAATGCAATTGTAGCTAAAATCAATGCTATTCTCGCAGCCGAGCGAACATCTGGACAACTTGCAACTTAATAAAGAACCCCGCCATAGTGCGGGGTTTCTTTTGTCTATCTATTGACAAATCACTTGACATCCTATAACATATCCTGTATGTCCAATTATTAACAGGAGCATTAACATGGTAGAAGATGTTGGTGTATCCCCACTTGAGGAAGCAAGGGATACGCGATTTCAAAAAGGTAAGTCCGGTAATCCTGCCGGTCGTCCAAAAGGTTCTGGTAAAGCAAAGAGTCGTATGCGTACAACTCTAACTAAGTTGTATAGCATTGAAAGTGAAGCAATCGAACTGATCCGTCAAAGTATGACGGGTAAAGATAAAGATGGTAATCCAGTAAAAGATCCATCTAAAGAAAAAGTCGATATGGCTAAGTTTGTAGTAAAGGCAATTGAAAGCCTGAACAACACCTGTCTTCGCGAAGAGATGGCGATCATCAACGTTCGTGACAAAGGTAACAATGACGGTGCGGAAGAGCTTGAGAACAATCAGGCTGCTCCTGTAGCAACGGCATCCGGTGCATTCAGCATGGATATGCCACCTGAAACCCAACACTGAGGAATTAATAATGGAAAGCCAATATATCGTACAAGCTGATAAATTCACATCATGTATTTCAGAAACAAAACTGAATGATTGTGTGAAACGTCATGATGACAAAATTGATGCATTCGCTGGTGTGAATTGGGCATTGAAACATAATGGTTCGTTTGTTAGTGGGTTTGGTGTTGGCATTCAGCCTCCTGTAGCTAACCACGCTCAAACTTTTATCGTACATAACGGTCAGGTGTATATCCGTGCATCTTGCCTTAAAGAAGCAACCATTAAACACTCTTAAGGAGAAATTATGAACAAGTATCATCTGGTAATCACAAGCTCTGACACCTTTGGCATGGGCTGGCTGCAAAACATCATCGACATGGCAAACCTCGGTGCTGTAATGAAAGAGGGAACTATCCCACGCACGTCCTTCCCACATGTAATCTCTATGGTACTGGAAGCTGAAACTCCACCTACTCCAAGTGCAAGTCTTCGTGTATTTGAGTTTGAAAGCAACAAGGAAGTGTTTGCTGCCTTTGTTGAACCGGTAGTGACTGGTGGTTTCTCTATGGAAACAGAAGACAAAGAGACTACTGACAAGTCCACAAACGAAGGTAAACCATGGACTAAAGAGCAGCTTGATTCTATGGATTGGGAAACCGAGTTCAAGGAAGTTTGTAAGTCTGTAGGTATCACTGGTCGTAGTCGAGATAAGATGACAAAAGAATATCTCGCAAAATTTGCATAATATTAGTTCAGGGTATTGACAAAGTAAAAATAATACTCTATTATGTCCAATATGAACAGGAGATATTGAACAAGTATCTCCTTGGAGGAACACTATGACTACTGAAGTTAAAGTGCGTCCTCAATCCCCATTTCAGGAGAAGTACCTAAAGACTAACGCTAAGATCGTGGTAGTTGGTGGTGCTGCTGGTAGCTCAAAGAGCTATGTAGGATTGATGCGACACTTACGTTGGGTACATGATCCCAACTATCGCGGGTTCTGTATTCGTAAGAACAGTACAGCGATTATGAAGTCCGGTGGTTTGTTTGAACAAGCCAAGCGACTCTACTCTCAAGTTTATCCGCCAA